TCCAGACGATCTCCGAGCGCGCGGCCGAAGTCCGCCAAGTCGCGATCGACGTGAACAGTTTGATCGCCGCCGGCAAAGTCAAGCCGGTCGTTGACAAGCGGACCGGAGCCATTGCCTTTCAGGGGCTTGACGACAACGTTCGCGATGGCGCGACCGACGCGTGCATCTACAGGCGGATCATGGTGACAGGCTCGTCGCTGACCAAGGCCAAGCTCGCTCAGGCCGAGGCTATCGCCGGTCGCACGGTCAACAAGCAAGCCCTCGCCGCAGGCGTGCATTCGCACGACGGCGGCGGTAGTTGGCATGACGGACACTGAGCTAGGAGCGTCGCCTTTGCCCCAAGGTGATTGCTCCCTGCGCGGGTCGGCGGAGGGTGTGCTGCCCTCCGCCGACTTCCCCTCTTCCAGCACAGAGAGCGAAACATGAAACGCGAGAGCAAAGGCCAGCGGGTCAAGACTTTCAAGGCATTTATACCTAACTCCGATCTCACTCGGACCGAGACGCAAGTAGTCGTCTACTTCAAGGCCGACAACGGCCTCTTTTACATCTTCGACGGCGCACATATGTTTAACTCCGCCCGCGATCGGGCGAAAAAGTATAGCGACGTGGGGCGCGTCAGCATCCATGCCGACATGATCACGGATAACACGCTCGACGGCATTGTGCGCGGCTTCGAAGCTATCTGCACCGCGTATGAGCATGCGATGCGCGAGGCCCAGAAAAAGAAAGTCATTCGCTTCACGTTCAAGCGCAACACGTCATGGGACGGCGAGCGGCCGGCGGCCAGCGATATCAGTTTTTGCGGAACGCCAGCGGTGCATTTCACTTTTGAAGTGCTCTATCAGGTCGGCGACCAGCTCTATTACAAGCACGCCGACGACGCGAACTTGCAGTACCGTGGCAAGGTCAACGAGGCGCGCTTCCGGGACGGTGACGCGGTCACCATCGATTGGACTGAAGAGCGCGAAGCGTTCTTCATGAACATGCAGGCGTCTCTTGTGTCGTTGATCCATCGCGTTGACGACTTCCAAAAGGACTTGCTCACCAACATCGATAAGGCTATAGCAGGAACCGCGCCGCTTCTGCTTGCCCACAACAAGGAAGACTGATCATGGCACAACGGACCGACCCGCACCAAGCCCGCGCTCGTGAACTTTGCATCGCTGCCGGGATCGAGCCCGACAGCCGACGCGGAGAAGGTCGCGGTCACCCTGCATGGACCGAGTACCGCGACGCCGCGCGCAAGGAGATGATCGCAGCCGAACAGGCGGAACTCGCCGCCGATCTAGCCGCCATGTCCGTGCCGGCGCAAACGGCCGACTACGCTAGCGCGCCGCTGACGATCTTCGGCGAGCACGATGCGCAGACGATCGACCAGATGAAAAACTGCATGAAGGTCGGCAATGTCGTCGCGGGCGTGATCTGCGCTGACGGGCATCTCGGCTATGCGCAGCCGGTCGGCGGCGTGATCGCCTACGACAAAGGCCACGTCTCGATCTCGGGGGTCGGGTACGATATCGGTTGCGGCAACAAGGCCGTGCGGCTTGACACGAAGTTCGCTGACATCGCCGAGCACATTCCGACGATCATCCGCGACGTGCAGAAGACGATCTCGTTCGGCGTCGGTCGCTCGAATGACGACGAACGCGTCGAACATCCGCTGTTCGACAATGCCGAGGCTTGGGCCGACGCGGACATGGAGGCGTATCGCCCGAAGGCGCAGGCGCAGCTCGGCACGGTCGGATCAGGCAACCACTATGTGGACGTGCTCCGCGACGAGGATGGCTATGTCTGGATCGGCGTTCACTTCGGCTCGCGCGGTCTGGGCCACACGTCGGCTAGCAAATATATCAAGGCGGTCGGTGGCAGGGACGGCATCAACGTCGCGCCCGCCGTCGTCGATCTTCACACGGAAGTCGGCGCTCGCTACTACGAGGCGATGAAGCTCGCCGGTAGCTACGCGTCCGCCGGTCGCGACTGGGTGACCGAGCGCGTGCGCCAGATCATCGGCGGCAACGTCACGATGGAAGTGCACAACCATCACAATTACGCGTGGGAGGAAACGCACGTCATCAACGGTGTCTCCCGCGATCTGCTCGTGGTCCGCAAGGGCGCGACGCCAGCGTTCCCGGGCCAGCTCGGTTTCGTCGGCGGCTCCATGGGTGACGACGCCGTGATCCTCGAAGGCGTCGATAGCCCGCAGGCCAAGGCAGCGCTCTATTCCACGGTGCACGGGGCCGGGCGCGTCATGGGCCGCAAGCAGGCCAAGCGCACGTTCACGAAGGCGCAGATGGATCAGTGGCTACAGGCCCGTGGTGTGACGCTGGTGGGCGCTGATCTCGATGAAAGTCCGATGGCATATCGGAGGCTCCCGGAAGTTCTGGCGCATCACGAGGCGTCTGTGCGCGTCCTGCACACGCTCCGGCCGTTCGCAGTGGCGATGGCCGGCGAAGGCGAGTTCGATCCATGGAAAGATTGATTGACTTCGTTTGGCGCTATACGCCTGCGATCTTGATCGTAGGTGCTATCCTCAGCATATCCCTGACAATTTGGGGAGCTTACTGCCGATGCTGAGGACTTGACAAGTCATCCGGCTTCGTCTATAAGCCGCAACTCAATCGCGACGAGAGCCCAGTGGCCCGTCCATACCGCCCCGTAGGCGCACCGCTTCGGCGGTCCCCGAGTTCGCTCGGGTAGCGTCACGGGGATGCACTGGGAAACGAACGAGGCGTCATCTGCACGCCTACAACGTCGAAACGAAAGAAGACGATGAAGCTCGAAGGCCACACAAGCTATTGATGCTCGCTCCACGTTTTGGGCGGGCTGGGCATGAGTGAGCCTACCGATCTGTAAAATCGTTCCTTAAGGTGTGAAGGTGCAAATTCCTTCTCCGCCCACCATTGCTGAAAGAACTGATCCGATGATGCGACGCGCGAATAGCAACAGTCCGATGAACCCTGCCCCATTTCTGGGCGTGGGGGAGTTTGGCCGTCCCCGCTACTCTCGGACAGTAGAGATCGAAGGTTCAAATCCTTCCGCCCCGACCATTCTCACAACATCGACTATTAGCGCCGCCGCGCAATCGCAAAGCTGGTCCTGATCTATACAGGATTGGTGTAGCGGTAGCACGGCGGTCTCCAAAACCGCTGGCCATGGTTCGAACCCATGATCCTGTGCCATGCGGGTTTGGTGTAACGGTAGCACAACGGGCTCTGAACCCGTTAGGTCAAGGTTCGAAACCTTGAGCCCGTGCCAACGTCGATGTAGCTCAGCGGTAGAGCAATCCTTTCGTAAGGGGTAGGTCGCAGGTTCGATCCCATGCCATCGGCACCAATTCGCCAGTCTAGCTCAGTCAGGTAGAGCGCCGGGCTCATAATCCGGATGTCGTCGGTTCAAATCCCTCGGCTGGCACCAATCATCGGCAACTCGTGAGAGCTGCCGACATCTGATAACACAAGGGGCGATAGCTCAGATGGGAGAGCACCTGTTCTGCAAGCAGGGGGTCGCCGGTTCGAGGCCGGCTCGCTCCACCAAAGAATGCCCCGTGTAGCTCAGCGGTAGAGCAAGCGGTCGATAACCGCTAGGTCGCTGGTTCAAATCCAGTCACGGGCACCAACAAGGAGACGCGCGTCATGTCATCAAGTAGTAGTCGATCGTTACGGAAGGGTGGCAGAGAGGCAATGCAGCGGCTTGCTAAGCCGTACTAGGTTTGCGCCTAGCGTGTGTTCGATCCACACCCCTTCCGCCAGACTGGAGGGTGGCGTGTACGGTCGCACGAACGGTCCCGAAAACCGCGCCCGGCGCAAGCCGTGATGGTTCAATTCCTTCACCCTCCGCCAATCCGCAGAGATAGCTCAGAGGTAGAGCGGCACGTTGAAGGCGTGCGCGTCAGTGGTTCGATCCCATTTCTCTGCACCACTGTTGTTTGGGGATAGCTCAGCCGGTAGAGCGACGCGCTGTTAACGCGTAGGTCGCAGGTTCGAACCCTGCTCCCCGAGCCATCGGCAACCATTTGCCTCTTCATGCGTTGTCGGTGAAGGAGGATACTCTCATGGTAGTTATTCTATTGCTCGTCGCCCTGATCTGCGAAGTTCTGGCAGCCCTTGGCGTCCCACTCGGCAATCGTGTTCACCTAGGCTGGCTTGGCCTCGCCTTCATGATCGCCGCGATGCTGGTCGGTCCGATGTCCTTGCTCGTTAGGGGTTGACAGCCGCCACGAAATATGCGATGTACTCGCGAATGAGTTCCACCCCGCCGGGCGCTGGCAAGCAGTAAGCTCGGATTTGCGCGACGGAAAGAAACATGAACGGACGCCGCCCGGCTTGCAGGGCGGCGTTTTTCTTTTGAGACCCCCTTGCATTCACTCCAGAGTTAGTGTAGGCATCGTTCTGCATTAACCATATCTGGAGCTGCCGCTGATGTCTCATTTCACCTTGGTCAACGCCCGCCACACTCAAGGTCTCGCTGCTTATCGCGCCGGTCTCACTCTCAAAGAACTGATCACAACGGCCGAAGAGATCGACCTGATGCACGAACAGGTCCAGCCCGGCGAAAACGCGCACGCCGAACATCAAGAGATCGCCAACGCCGGCCCGTCCCTCATCGCTGGTTTCGCAGATGGCCTGCTCGACGACATTCGGAAGCTGGCCAACTCAACCAATCTCACGCGTCGCGGTCAATCCGCCTAACCCCTTACCTGTCCCCCGACCCCGCCCGCTTACATAGCGGGCGCACTTATGTAAAGGATCAGCCATGCCCGTCGTAGAGAAGCGATACCTGTCCCTGTTCGATAGCGCCGGTCGCAAGAAAGTGCCGATGTTCTCCGGTCTGCTCGCATACTTCCCCGACGCCTGCGCCGCTGTTGCCGAGCACTCGTACAAGGGCAACGAGAAGCACAATCCGGGCGAGCCGCTGCATCACGCGCGCGGCAAGAGCATGGATCACACCGACTGCATCATCCGTCACGTGGTGAACTACAAGGGGATGGACGGCGATTGTGAGGAAGTCGTCGCGCTGGCGTGGCGCGCTCTGGCGCTCGCGCAGGAATTTCTGGAACGCAAGCACGCGCTGACGTTGCCCGAGGGCGTTGTTGATGCGCGCGCCTTCCCAGAGACCAACTCACTCGTTGGCCCGAACGGAGAGCAGGCTCCCGCAGAATTCAAGCCGACGCCGCGTGACATTGAACGAGACCGGGTCATCGATCGGCTCGTTGCTGACCGTATCGAGCTTCTCGCGCCGGGCTCGCCGATACCCGATACCGAATTCATACCCGATCGATTGCAGTCACGGCGACGCTGATGGCCAAGGAGAAATCTCTTTGGGGCCGATGCCAGACAGGCATCAAGAACCTGAAGGAGTGCGGACACGCGACGCACTTCTGTCGGCTGGAGAACTCCGCAGGCGAAGGCAACCCGGATGTTGAAGGCGTGATCAATGGGGATCAGTGCTGGATCGAACTGAAATCGAACCTGCGGCCGAAGCGGCCGAACACCATGGTCCGATCGAAGACGCGGGAGAGCCAGTCGATCTGGCACAACGCTAGAACGACAGCCGGCAGCAAGATACACTGGGTCCTGATACAGGTCGGCGAAGCGCACAAGGCTAAGCTCTACCTGATCCCCGGGAGCTTCTACGATGAGATCATCGCGACCGAGGCCGATCTCGCCGCGCTGAGTGTGATAGACCCGAACGAGAACATGGCCTCTGTGCTCTTGAGAGCATGTGAAGGCTGGTAAGGTGCCCTTGTGAGCATGAAGACGGATAAAACGGTCAAGGAGGCGGCGGAGGCTTTGCTCTTGCAAGTGAGCTACGTGGACATCTATGGCCGCAAAGTCGGGCTCACCTACAAGGCTATTCTGAAGAAGCTGCATGAGAGCTTCCCGAATGGGTCGCCAAACTGGCCGAAGTACCGCACGTCGCTGCGCTCGTTGCAGATGGTGGCTTACGCGCTGAATGGCTCTGACAAGAAGATGCCAGTGCGGCGTCGCTCGTCGAAAGTTCTGGCTCGGGACTTCGCCCGGGTGCTGCTTCTTAAAACAGACGAACACGGAAAACGCCTCAGCTATGTTTCGATCGCTCGACAAGTCAAACGAAAGTTTCCTGAGTATGATTATCTTTCAGCCGAGCAACTAGGCGGTCTCGCGCTGTATCTATCCAAGCAATTCAGATTGCCCCCTCGTTAATCCATGGCGCAAGACCCGGAGAAGATCAAAGCCAAACATCTACGCTACAAGCGAAGCCCCAAAGGCCACGCGCGGACGATGCGATACCAGCATTCTCCGAAGTACCTTGAACGAAAACGCGCCTATCAAACATCGCCTAGAGGCAAGGCAACAAACAGGGAATACAAATCATGGGTAAGTCAAAAACAGATGCCGAGCGTCTCGCCGACGCCAACGATATCATCCGCAACAAAGAGACCACCATCCGGGCGCTCAACAAGGAGTTGCGGAGCCGCTCCCAAAGCAACGACACGGCCGAAAGCCTCCGCGAAGAAATCTTCGGGCTCGAAGCGTACACGCGTGAGCCGCCGACGTGGCTGACGCCGGCCAAGACCGCTTCTCACAAGACGACTGGTGTTCCGCTGATCCTCGCATCGGACTGGCATTGGGGTGAAACGGTCGATCCCGATCAGGTCGGCGGCATGAACGCCTTTAATCGGAGGATCGCTAAGGAGCGCGTCAAGATTTTCGGCAGTGCCGTAATCGACCTGTGCTTCAATCACATGACCAACCCGAACTACCCGGGCGTCGTGTTCTGTGTCGGCGGTGACATGATCACTGGCGGCATTCATGAGGACCTTCGCGAAACCAATGACGGCCCGGTGACACTGGCCGTGGTCGAAGTCGAAGAGCAACTGATTGGTTTCATCACGATGCTCGCCGACAAGTTCGGCAAGGTGTTCGTGCCGTGCGTTCCGGGCAATCACGGGCGCACGACGCTGAAGCCGCGCGCGAAGAACCGGGTATTCGACAGTTGGGAGTGGGTGATCTACCAGCACCTTGAGCGCCATTTCGCGAATGACCCGAGGGTGACCATCCATGTCCCGAACGAAGTTGACGCCCACTTTGCGATTTATGGTCATCGTTTTATGCTCACTCATGGTGATACGCTTGGGGTCAAGGGTGGCGATGGCATTATCGGTGCTCTTGGTCCGATCGCTCGTGGCGCGATCAAGGTCGGCCGTTCGGAAGCTCAGTGTGGTCGTGACTTCGATACTCTTCTGATCGGTCACTACCACACGTACATCCCGCGCGGCGACGCGGTGCCGGTGCTCGCCAACGGCTCACTGATCGGCTACAACGAGTACGCCCGTCTGTTGCTCCGCGCCGGTCCGACGCGCCCCACTCAGGCGTTGGCCTTCATCCATCCACGCCGGGGGATCACCGCTCAGTGGCCGATCTATCTCGACGGGGCCGAACGCCGCAAGCCGGGCTCTCAGGCTTGGGCTTCGTGGGAAGGAAAAACCCCGAAGAAAGTGGATTGACAAGATCAAGGACCCGGGCTAACAAGCTCGGGTCTTTCGGCATAAAGAGGGGCGCGCGGAGAGAGGCCTCGTCCTCAATACTGTGCGGCGTGAAGCTACAACGTGGCAGGGGCTAGTAGTCAGGAACCCTGCCCCTCTTTATACCGAACTTTCACGAACGCCGGGGCGAGGGTCCGCGTAATTAACGGATCATAGAACCCAAACGGTCCCGCCGAGCGAGCGCATCTGGTCTTTCCAGAAACGTTGGCGGGACCGGGCGCACAAAATGGAGCTACCAATGGCAGCCGATACCTACGATCTTCTTGCGTCCATCGTTGCAGAGACCAAGTGCAAGCCGGGCTGGAAGTTCCTGCTGATCGACGAAGATGGCGCGAAGCGCCTCCGCATCACACTCACCACCACCGACAATTACGATCCCGAGGACGGCGCGTATCGTCTCAATCATTTTCATCCTGTGCCGGCTGGCGTGACCTACAACGCGGCCACGTGGCGGCGTTGGATTTACGATCAGTGCATCCGCACGATGCAGCATGAACTCGGTGAAGCCCTGCGCTTCGGCGCTGAAGAACTTCGCCCATTCGCCCCCATGCACGGCCCCGGGGAAGACCCTTACACAGTGCATGAGTGGCGTCCTGAGAAGGATGCACTGACGACGCAAGACGGCTCGCTACGCGAAGGGCCGGTCTAAATGTGGGTGGCCGTTAAAGTGGTGCTAGCTGGGGCCGCACCCATTATTGGCTGCGTAGTCGGGCCGTTCGACAATCGACAAGCAGCCGAGGACTATGGCGAAAAAGCAGTCTACGGCAGTCTTGGGTACGAGCGATGGATCGTTAGAGAGCTGGAAGCTCCGAAGGAAATCTGATGTTGCTGACCGCTCTTTGAAGGGATGTAAAATGCTGGATTGTTTTCGAGACTTCGATCTGTCGCGCCCCGTGTGTCATCGGTGCGTCTACTTTGCCGTGCTTATGTCCATCCTCACCGCTGGCGTGGCGCTGGGGCTCGGTAGATAGCACCCGGGCTTGACTTGAAAAGAGATCGTTCAAATGTATCGGTTCTATGTGGGAGGCTAATTTGCGCATATATATGGCTGGGCCGCTGTTCTCAACGGCCGAATGCGACTTCAATACCTTGCTTGCTGAGCAGCTCCGTTTGCGCGGGCACGAAATCTTTCTGCCGCAAGAGCACGAACAGCGCTCCGATCGGCCGGACCTGATCTTCAAGAGCGATGTCGCTGGGATCGATTGGTCCGACTGCGTGCTCGCCAATCTCGACGGACCGGACCCGGACAGCGGCACGTGCTGGGAGCTGGGTTACGGCTTCAAGAATAAGCTGATCGTCGTCTACCGCACGGACTTCCGCCTGTTCGAAGGTTCTGACAAGGTCAATCTCATGATGACCGAGAGCGCTGACCACGTCATCTACGCGCCGAAGGCATCCGTGCAAGAGCTTGCCGAGCGCATCGATCGCGCCCTTCGCTCTCTGCGAGATCACACCGTAGCCGATCAGTTCGGCGGGTTCGACCGCGTCGTAAAGTCCGATCGCGGCAACGATGCCGGGATCACGCGCGAGAGCGCCTATGCGCGCCATGTAGCGGGCGGACGATCCGGCGAAGTCAGACTGACGCCGGTCTATCAGCACGCGGACAAGTAGAATGGTCGTCCGCTCAATGGAGTGCCCGGATATCCGAGCCTGTCTCAATCTCGTAAGAGAGAACTGGGACGCGGTCTCTGTCGCGCGTGCCGAAGAGCAGATGTACGAATACTTCAGGGGCGGCAAGTACGCGCCTAAATTTTTCGTGGCCGACAACGCCGCCGACAGGGGCGTCGTCGGCTTCGCCGCCTACCAGCGATCAATGCGGATGCACGGTGCCTTCGACCTGATCTGGCTTGCCGTGGATAAGCAACGCCACGGCACAGGCATCGGCGAGGCGCTGACGAAGCATCGCATCAACGAGATCAGAACGCTCGGCGGGGCGAACGTCACCCTCGTCACGCAGAAGCCGGGCTATTTCAACCGTTTTGGTTTTATCACGGTCGCGGAACTGGGCAACGACTGGGTCGAAATGATCGTACTTCTACGTCCAGCACACATGGAGCACGTACATAATGACCATGATCAAGATCGTTCCTGACAGCTCGCCCAATGCTGATGGAGAATGGGTTGACATCCCGGTCACTTTCCCCCGCAGCATGAAGTGGCTGGAGACAGAGCAATTGGTCCGATCTCACATCCCCGCAGGTTTCCATCTTGTTGCCGTCTCTCGCGATCCGCGCGAGACGCTCAACAGCATCATGAAGCTGAGGCCATGACCGGAGAGAGCGCCTTCGTTGTTCATCGCTTGCGATCGAAGCCAGTCGAATATACGGTGACGATCTCGCACTTCGTGCGCGCCGGGCAGTGGGTTATGAGCGTGGGCGTTGACGATGTTGACGAGGATCGCGAGAACCGGCTCCGCGTCGCCGCCGATCTTCGCGCCGCTGCCGAGTGGATCGAGGAAGACTACGGTTCGCCGCCTTCGGACGACAACCCAGTCCCGCCGGCTGCATCACGAAATGTTACTCCAGAGCCGCAGTGACTTCTCGCGCTGCCCCGTTGAAAATTCATGCAAGTTGTCCAGCATCGATCGTGTCAAGAAAAACTTTTTGATGCAAGATACCCAATCAAACCGGGCATCTGATCCGCTATTCTATATCGAAACTGGAAAATCCAAAAAGTCGATTTGCTATAATGCCTCCATCGTAACAAATGGAGAGCACGATGTACGACTACCCAGAGCTACCCGACTTCTGTCGGATACCGCAGGCCGAACGCAAGGCAGCGTGGAGGGGCCGCAAGCTGACGAGACAAGGATCGATGTTCGTCAAGCCGACGAAGGCGGAAGACGCAGCGACGCGCAAGTTGCGTCGGGAGATCGAAGCGTCCGAAGCCGCCAAGAAGGCAGCCCGGTTCGCGCGCCTCAAGGAGATGGCCGCCGAAAGGAAACGTTAACCATCGTGCGAGACCCTCGTTGACATTCTCAGGGACAAGCTTTAGGTTCGGGTGACTGGAGCGGCCCAAGCGAAAACGGGATCAGCCAGTAGCTCGTGCCGCAAGGAGAACGCACTCCGATGAAGAACTGAAACGCCGGCCACTCCGGGCCTGCCCTAGCTGGGACCCGGTAGGCGAGAGACAGATAGGGCGCGCTCCGGGAAATCTGGCCGGGGCGCGTAGCGAGAGGGACGCAGCTCAATAGACAAGGCCCAGTGCACATCGAACTGTGTTTTCCCGGTACGCGGCGTAGGGTGGTTGCCTACGGGACATAGGAGAGTAACTTCTCTCCGGGAACTACACATAGGAACCGCCCCGGAGATGATCTCTCCCCGGGGCGGTTCTGTTTTGGGTACGTTCCGCCCCGATTTGGGGGCGGTTTCCCGGGGCTGGCGAGCCCGCCTGTTAGGCGGTCAGGCCGGAGGCTCCGGGAGCCGCGCCGGAAGCGGCAGGGCTCGCAGCGGCGGCGGCAGCCACGGCACCAGCGGCACCAGTAGCGGCCGAAGCGGCCGGGGCAACTGCACCCGGGGTCCCAGAAGCGTCGCTGGCAGCCGCCGCAGGGGCAGCCGCGCCAGTCGCGCCGGTAGCGGCCGGAGCCGGGGCAGCCGCGACAGCGGTAGCTACGGCGGCGGTCGCCGGGGTCAGGGCCGCGACAGCGGTCTGGGCAGCCTGAGTTCCAGCGACAAGGCGCGCAACCTGAGCCTCAATGGCTGGGTCGAGAGCCGTGCTGGAGCTGGCCACGGCAGCCGCGAGGGCAGCCGCGTCGGTCTGAAGGTCTCCGACCACGGTCGTCAGCTCGGCAACAACGCCGTCAACGGCAGCAGTCAGGTCAAGGATGGCTTGGTCGGTCATTTTCATTTCCTCTCGGATGGTAGCTCGGATGGTGCCGACGAGCCGTTCGGCAATGTGTTCCAAAATTCGGTCAGCGACGGCGTCGATTTCATGTTGCATCAATGTCATGGCTTGACCCTTTTCAGCGTGGATAACTCTAGCACGCTGTCATCGTTCCGTCCACTGACTTTTCCGCAACTGGCAATCACCTTCAGTGCAGACGATGTCCGCCGAAGTCGAAGCCATTGAGATCGGTGATGATCTGCGATCGGTGTAGCGTGTGCCCGACGCGGACCGCGACAAGCGGCCCTTCGATCTCAGCCTCCCAGAAGCGCAAGAACTTCATGAGCGCCGGAAAGTCCGGAAGCGCGTCATAGTTCTGCCAGATGAACTCCTGCAATATCGACAGACGATCCGGCATTCGATAGACGATGTGCGCCGTCACCAGACTAGTCTTTCCGTGCCACATGCGAGCCCCCTCGTGTTAGTGAATGACGGTTTGGATCAGTTTGATCGCAGCATAGGTCGCCAACATTTCTATGAGAACCCACGCGATGGAGCCGATCACAGTCGCGACCCGATAGCGCGCGAGCTTCGCGCGGTCCATCGGGCTCTGAAGGGGAGCGGCTTCGTCGATCTCCACCACCACTATTTCCGGCTTCTTGTCCATGACGGTCCTCTTAGCGAATGGTGAGATTGAGACTTCGTCTGACTGATGTATAGGTGCGCCCGCCCGGACAAAGATCGAAAACTTCCGAGATGTATTTGTACTCGCCGGGCTCAACGCTGGCCGGCACCCAACGCGTGCTGGCCGGAAGGTCTTGCGTCCCGAGCTGGGCGGGCGGCTGCGTGACGGGCTCAATGATCTTCACGACTTCGAGATTGTCCGTCAGCCGCACGAGTGACCATCGCACTTCATATGGACAGAGCCGATTGAGGGTCACGTTGACATGGGCGTTGAACGGCTTCCCCGCGAGCAGAATAGTCGGCTCCAGCGTGAGGCTGTTGACAATGCGAGGCGGGATATCCGCGTCGCGCGCGGAGAACACGCTATAGGAGAACCATGCAGCGGCGATCAGCAGCGCCGCCCCTGAGAGCATGTTCAAGACGAGGGTGGCCCACGTCCCGTTGTTGTAGAACTTCGCGAACTGGGAATGGTAGCTATCGAACATAATGCCGCTCCACTTTTCCAATGGCACAAGGGAATAATGTGCCCAATCGCGAACCCTAGCGCGGCGGAGATGATGAAGACCGCGATGCCCTGAATAAAGAAGTTGAGGACATTGCGGTTCCGAAATGGGAAGTGCTGAATACCGACGAGCAGCAACTCAGCCGGTATGTGGATATCCTTTTCGATGTCCATCAGTGTTGTCCCTTGAAGAACAGGTTGGCGACCCAGCCAATCATGCCGCCGAGAAAAATCAGAATGGTCGTCGCGCCCTTCCAGCGGTTCGTCATCGCGACGACCGCGTCGAGCTTCTTCTCCATGTCTTCTTGTTTTTTCATGATCGTCACGATGTTGGCACCCATCTCGCCGATGGCCTTCGCCGTGTTGATCTCTGTTTCTGTTGCCCCGCCGGTCATCACTTAGCCTTCTTTTTGTCGAGGCACTCCAATACCCGGTGCTGTTGTTCTACAGGAAATTCACTGACCCAATCATCTTGGTTGCCCCAACTATCAAACCCTCTCGTGATCTGCTCGCAGCTCTTACCTCGCGTATTGAGGACTTTTGTCTTGACGCCGCTAGCGATCGTCTCGGTCGAAGACGCGGGCGCGTGCCGATGCTTGGGAGCATAGTGGTGCCCGCAGAATATCAAGAGGAAACAGACTGCTAAAATCTTCATCGCTTTCCAAACGTTCCTGAAATGATGCGCGTGATCCGGGTTGAGGTTTCCGAGAGAAAATAAAAACCGAGGACTACCATAACAACATTCCAGAGGTTTGGGTCCAGTGTATCAGTGCGGGTTTGAAAGAAAAATCCAAAAACCTTGTCGATTACGAAAATCTTGAACAGGTACAGTGCCGGGCCGATGGCGATCATAGACCTGATCCAGATATCGAGTGAGCCGTGCGCGGCGTCCGCGATCAGCACGTCGCGCCGCTGGCGGAGCGCGTCAATGTTCTCGTTGGCTGCAATCTGATCTTCTTGGGTCTGAGCCGTGATCAGCGCGATCTTCTGGTTAGAGATCGCAGCCGTGATACCGTTGATGGTGCCGAAAGCACCCGCAATCAGGGACGGAAGACCCGTAAGTAGTGCCCACATGGCGGCGTCCCTTCTTTTACTTGCTACTGGCTGAAGTTGGTCCCAGAGGCGACGCCGGAGCCGGGGCCGCTGCGTTGTTAACCGTGATATTGACTTCCTGATCCTGATCCTGCCGGCGAGGCATCAAATGCCCGTCATCATCTTCATATGTATTGGACCGGCGCGACATCTCAGTGATAAGCCCAGAGCCGATCAGCCATAAGGTCAGGTATTTCTGGTCCGTGATGATGGGCGAGAGATCGATAGTGGTCAGGACGCCAAACACCATACCGAGAAAGACTTGAACGCGTGCGAACCAGATCACGCCCGATTGATGGAACGAGCGGTGAAAAGAGATTGCTCCGGTCTTGACAGTTTCCCACATAGCGGAAGTCCTTTTATTATGCGGTAGCCGCCGGGATGGTCGGGAGAACGATGCCCGGCGGAAGCATGACGGATGCGTTCGCGCCTGATGCCTTGTTAGCGGAGAGAGCTTCGAAGACGACGCCCGAGATAACGGTCAGGGCTGCAACGCCCGCCGTGTAATACCACTCGTATCCTGCCGTGTGTACGGCAGCGGCAGCCGCGAGAGTGCTGCCCGCCGTGGTCTTGGGGGCCGTGGTGCCGACGTGGATAGCTTTGGGCTGGACCAGATGCGACAGGTCGGCTGCCGCAGGGGCGGCGACCGGCGTACCACCCTTGGCAAGATGCAGACAGTAGGTCTGAAGGTCCACTACGCGAGCGCCCCACCCGTTGCCGAATTCTCGCCACGCTTCGCCGCCACGGATGGCGTGCATGAAGTGCAGGCGCTCAGCGCACATGGCCTTGACGAAGACGCCGGGATCGGATTTCTTGATAGCGTCAAGCAGGGCCTGATCCATCACACCGCGTCCCGGTATTTTCAGAATGGCGCGAGCTGAGAGCACGCCGCGCGAAGAGCCAGAGTTGATGCCGTAGTCCAGCATGCAGGCATCGGGGCCGGCCGGGAGATCGTCATACCGAATGGCGGTGGCGTACTTCGTCTTGTAAATCTGTTCGGCGGGGGCCCGCGTCATCGCTTGAACGATGGGAGCCCACTTCGCCATGGAAGTCATCTTTTGACCCATGTGCTCCGCGAGATCATAGCACGTGATGCCGTACTTGGTCGGGCCGCCCGGGTCCTTCTTGTTCCAGCCGTAGCCGCCCTCATACTTGTCAATGATGCGGTCGATGGTTTGAATGTAGGTGATCACTGACATGGGAGATACTCCGTGCGTAGATTAGGATATCCAGTCGCCGTAACGGGTGCGGCGACTGGATTAACAGGCTAGCTGTTACGCGACCGGCGGAACGAGCGGAGCAGGGGCCGGGGCCGGGGCAGGCGCGGGCGCAGGCGCGGGGGCCGGGGTCAGGGCAGCGGCCGGAGCGGGCGCAACCGGAGTACCGGCAACGGCGGCAGCGGAGGCGGCAACGAGCGCGGCGGCCGGAGACGACGGCTTCTTGGCCGCGACCGGGGCTACGACCTTGGCGGCCTTGATCTTCGCGACGGCGTCAGCTTCTACGCTGGTCAGTGCCGTGCGGACATCGGACGGAACACCCTTGAAGAAGTCGGTGATCTTTGTCGAACAAAGAACGCCGACGCCAAGGGAAACAACGCCGATGATGATATCGACTTCAAGATCGGTGAGCAGGGAGGGGTCGAATACGGACATGGCGGTGCCTTTCATGGGAATTAGGGTTCCCACGTGTAGCACAACTGACGCGCTCGCCCAACTGGCAATTACGCTCGGGTCCGGTGCGCCTTATACCAGTCGTATGTGAGACTTAGGCCCTTCGCGATCGAATAATCCGGCGCGAAGCCGAGTGCCCTAAGCTTGCTGAGATCAGCGTAGCAGTCCGGGCGGCCGTTCGGCTTGGTTTTATCGAACTGGATGCGATCGAGGCCCACGCCGCTGATATCTGAAAGCATGCCGGCGACGCGGCGGATGCTGCTCGCTTCGCCGCTGCCGATGTTGATCGCCCCGGATGTGCCCAAAGCCAGCATGCCGTGCACGATCCGCGCAAGGTCGGCGCTGTAGAGGAAGTCACGCGTCGGCGAGCCGTCTCCCCAGATAGAGACAACAGCATCCGGGTTGACCGAGGCATCGTAGAACTTCTTGATCAGGGACGGCAGCACGTGGCCGGTCTCGGTGTTGAACCGATCACGCGGACCATACAAATTGCCGGAGACGAGATAGGTGTAATCGAGCCCATGGCTTTCCTTGTACGCTTCGAGCATTGCCAGCATGTGCCGCTTCGCGTGACCGTAGCCGCTCTCCATGTTATGGGGCCGACCGTCGAAGATGTCGTCTTCTGTGTAAGGCAGTTTCGGCGGCCATGGATAGATCGCATTCGTCCCCATCGCCACGATTTTCTTGACACTGGCGACGACATGAGCCGAGTGGATCACGTTGGTATTGATCAGTGTGTTGTCGTAGATCGACTTCGCTTGGTTCTTCATGTTGCCCATGATGCCGTAGACGGTCGCGGCCGGATGGTAGACGTACTCCGGTTCGATCCGATCGAACATCTTCATCACGGCGATCGGATCGCGGAGATCGCAGTCGCGGCGTGTGACTGGCACGACGCATGTGAGCCCGTGCGCGCAGAGATGTTCGACGACGGCGGAGCCGGCGAGCCCGTTGGCCCCGGTGACAAGAATACAGGAATTCTGTTTCATGCTTTTAATCCCTTGGTAGCCCGGGCAGCAGCTTGCCGCTCGGCCAGAAGTCGTAGCATATACTGACGGTGTCCGGGAGAGATCACGGTCCCGCCGCGAAGCTGTATTGGAGTTGAGGGCTGATACCGCCCCCACGCTTCCGGTCCGATCGCTTTCTCAAGCCATGAGACCGTGCTGTGGCGAAAGATATCTTTCATCTTGCCGCAGAGATAAGGCGTCTCGGTCATCAGCTTCGCGCGGGCGACAAGCTCGTCACGTTCCAGCATATCAATCCAGCGGAAGGCCCCATGGAAGCCGAAGTTCTCTGGGTTGCGCGGGCCAAGCTCCCACGAGAAACACGAGGCCAGCTCGTGGCCGGGCCACTTGAAGCCGCCTGCCAACTCCAGCCCCGCGCGCCGGTTGCGGCAGAGGTCCCAATCGGTTGTGACCGGGTGCTCTTTCGGGTGGTCGGCGAGGAACCGGCCCAGACGTTTCGACATGAGGGTGAAGCCGCCATTGCCCACGTCGTGCGGATCGCCCGGTCGCACGAGCCACGGCGCTCCGATGTAGTCGTAATTGAAAAATTCCGGCCGCCACTTCGCGGGATCGTAGATGCCCGCGTCCCATTCGAGCATCAGGGCGAAGTCCGTTGTGATGCCGGCGCAGGCGTATTGATAGTAGAACTGTCCGGCCTCGCGCTTGTTGGGAAAGTCCTTGCACAGGATCAGGCGCGCGTCGAGCCCGTTGAACTCAGCGGGCTTGTCGGTATAGATCAGCACGTCTCCGAAGGTCGCCTTCGAGAGGCAGTCCTCGATCACGCGCTTGGTGATCTTATGGGCACGCGTCTCGACGAAGAGCAGGGTGCAGCGGGACAGATCGAGCATTTCACCGCGCTCCCAGTTTCTTCATGGTGCGGACATTGTAGTACCAGTCGTCGGTGATGCTGTCCGGAAGAAGGTGATTGTCGAACGCGCGGACCAGATCATAGACCCCGTCTTCGATGCCGCGCTTCGGCACGAAGCCGAGCACGCGCATTATCTTGTCCGAATTGAGCCGATACGAGCGCGGGTCATCGGAGGGCGTCGTCACTATTTCGAGACGATTGTCCCCAACTATGCGGTTCACGGTGTTGGCGATATCCTTGATCGAGCGGTTCTCAAAACCGATGTTGAATATCTCGCCCTGTACCTTGTTGTGTGGGGCGACCAGCATCACTAAGTAGGCGTCCACCATGTCATCGATATGGAGATTAGGGCGCATCTGGTCGCCCCCGAATACGGTGATGCGACCGGTCTTGACTGCCTGATTGGTAAGAAGGTTGACGGACAGATCGAACCGGGTGCGCGGGCTGTAGCCGCAGATTGTGGCCGGACGCAGGATCGTGCACGTGAAGTCATCGGCCCGATGCTCCAACAGCAGCGGCTCGCACATGCCCTTGAACTTGTTGTAGAGGGACACCGGCACAAGCGGATGATCCTCGGTCACATCAGGGGAGTTGCTAATGCCGTAGACAGAGCCCGACGAGGCTAGGATGAAGCGCTGCACGCCTGCCATCTTGGCCGCCAATACCATCGGCTGGAAGCAATCATAGTTGGTCGTCTGGGAGAGCTGTTCGTCAAGTTCTACGCTCGCGTCGTTCGAGATGCAGGCCAGATGGATGACTGCGTACTGATGCTCGAAGTGACGCGAAAGCTGTTCGGTGTCCCTGATATCGCCCTGCACGACGTTTAGGCGCGGATGGTTGGGGAGCCGACAGCCGAAGTAGAGCATGTCGTAGACAGTGACAGTGTAGCCTTCGTCAAGAAGGCGCGGCACAAGGACGTGCCCCACGTATCCGGCACCGCCAGTCACAAGAACATTTGTCATCAGAAGGGTCCTTTGAAAGACGGATCGGGCTTATCGATAGGAACGCCCTCACGGGCAGCGATCACGGCAGCCCGCGCCTCAGCGAATTGTAATCGCCGGACAGGCCCGGCAGTATCGTCGCAGAGGCGCTCCGTTGCATCAATGATATCTGCGGAGCTTGGATAGTAGGCTTCGGCAAGAGCGATCGAACTGGGGGTTGGGTGGTCCGGCAGACCGATACGCTCAACGGGCCGGTGAAGCATCTGGGGATCGCGCTCCGCGATCGAGGCGATGATCTCCGCTCCCGCTCCGTATTGCCGGGAGCCGATGTCACACGTGATGAGCCGTCCTGTCCGGCGTACTGAGGCCATGATCAGATCGAGACTGAGGGGGCGCAGAACTCTCGCATCGATAACTTCAACGAAACAGCCGACATCCGCAAGCGCCTTCGCGGCCCGAATTGCCTCTAGGACCATATAGGAAGTCGCGACGATCGTGGCGCAGTTTCCCTTCATGACGACCCGAGAGCCGACGAGCGGCACTGTGTAGTGTTCGCGCGGGACGATGCCTGTCACGTGATGCAGCCATCTGTGCTCAAGCATGATGACGGGGTTCTGGTCTTCGACGGCGGCGAGGATCATTCCCTTGAATTCATACGGGGTCGAAGGCATCACAACTTTGAGGCCCGGGACGAGAGCGAACATCGCTTCCAAGCTTTGCGAATGCTGCGGCCCTTGGCCCCAGCCGCGACCGATGATCATCCGCACGAGCAGCGGCACCTTGTGCTTGCCCGTGCTGACGTAGCTGCTCTTCGCAGCCGCGTTGAACAGTTGCTCAAGACACAGGAGCCCGAAGTCTACGCGACGATGGGACATGATCGGGTGCAGTCCCATCAAGGCACTGCCGATCGCCATCCCGGTCATCCCGTTTTCGGAGATGGGCATTTCGATGACGCGCTCCGGACCGAACTCGGCCGGGAGGCCCTTGGTCGTGCCGAAAACGGCGTCGAGAGCCGTGACGCCCTCGCCAGTCAGATAGACGCCCGGGTTATCGCGCAGGGCGATCGTCAGTGCCTCCCGGATTGCTTCGACCGAAGTGATGGCGTCACGATCATCCTGCATAGACGTGATCTCCTGCGGTCTCGGGATCAGGGAACGGCGCGGCCTCGGCGAATGCAAATGCCTCAGCGATCTCTGCCGTGATCTCCTGCCGTAGCGTATTGATGGTGCTGCTCAGCGCGGGTTGGAGCTTCAGCAACGGGTCTGTCGCCTTCCACGCTTCGAACTCTTCCGGTGTCCGATAGCCGAGCGTATGGTCGAAGTTGGGGCCGCAGTGTTCGCGCAATCGATAGGTAGTAGCTTCGATGAAGCTCGGCCCATTCCCGGCGCGCGCCTTGGCAACGGCGACGGTCATGGCGTCGCGGACGGCGAGCACGTCGTTGCCGTCCACGCGCTGAGCCTCGATACCATGCGACTGGGCGAGCCCGAGAATGGGCCGCTCCGGCTGCCGTTCGTGCAGCGGCGAGTAGCCGGCGTAGAGATTGTCTTCGCAGACGAAGATAACGGGCAGCTTGCGCAGGGCCGCGAAATTCAGGCTTTCGTGAAACGCGCCCTCTTCGACGGCGGCGTCGCCCATGTAGACCACGGAGACATCGTCCGTGCCCTTGTACTTCATCGCGAACGCAGCGCCGACCCCGATCGGGATCGAGGCCCCGACGATCGGCACACTGACTAGAACCCCGGCCGAGGGATCGAACAGATGCATCGATCCGCCCCGGCCTCCGCAACATCCGGCCTCGCGGCCCATCATCTCGCAGATCATGGTTTTGAGATCGCCGCCTTTGGCAAGGTAGTGGGCGTGGCAGCGATGCGTGGAAACGATCTGATCGGACGGGCGCAGCGCGGCGCTGACACCGACCGCGACGGCCTCTTGCCCGACTGACAGATGGATTGGACAGCGCATTTTCTGGTCCGCGTAGCGGGTCGCGATCTCTTCCTCGATCATGCGAATGCGAAGCATGTCGCGGTAGAGCTTGTTGGGGCGGTGCTCATTTTGCTCCCACACCGCGATAGCAAGATCGAGGATCGCGTGACAAATCGTCAAGTGTCCGATCTCGACGAAGCCATAGCGGTTATCGGGGAGCCAGAAATTGATATCACCTGTCTTGCGGAGCGGGTTGTCCGCCTCGAAGCCGGAGAGCGTGATGACATGCATTAACTTGGCGCGCGCGGCAGCGACGGCCGCCAGAATGTTCGGTGACTTTCCGGAGCTGGAGATCGCGATCAGCAAATCTCCTTCGCGTCCGTGTCGTTCGACCGGCAGCGCGAAACTCTGCTCGTAGCCGAGATCGTTGGTGAGGCACGTGAGTTGCGGCCCGTCGTTGAAACAGAGAGCGGCGAACCCACCGTTTTTGAGCCAGTCCGTGGCCATATGACTGGCGATAGCGGCCGAGCCGCCATTGCCTACGAAGATGACACGGCCGTCGTTCGATTTGACGGCCAGCGATAAGCCAACTGCCCGCGTGAACGCTTCCTCGCTATCGATCGCTTCCGTAGCCCCGAGGTTATTCGCCTTGATTTGTGTGCCAAGAAATCCGAGACGGGCGAAGTATCTGACCAGATCGTTCATTTGAGAAGCGTCCTTATGTAGGCAAGGGTCTGGGCCTTCTCCACCGGCTTGCGATGGCCGAGAATGCCGACTTTGATAGCGCCGACAGCATTGCCGATGAAGCTGACCGCTTCCAGATCGTCCGAGACGGCCGCTAGTGGCGATGTGACGGCGAAGAATGCATCACCAGCCCCCATGGTGTCAACCACTCGCTTCGTGAAGGCAGGCACGATAACCGCGTCGTCTTCGCCGAGCCAGCTTGCGCAGCCCTCGCTCCCGTGCGTCAGGATCAGGCGATCCACGTCGATCTTCTCCCGTAGAGCGGCAGCGACGGCGCTCAGGTCCGTGTCCTTGGTCGAGATTGCGAGACGTGCTTCTGGTGCGTCAAGACAAAGGTAATCGGCCCTCGGATACTTGGTCGCGAGGTTATAGCCAAAGTTGCCGGCGTTGCTCTGCACATTGAGCGCAAGAAATTTCGAGTTCTCCAACAGGGCCGCGCGGACCCCCGGCGTGAGCAGTCCGTGACCGAAGTCATTCACGATCACCACATCGAAATCTTTCGCCCGTTGCTCGATCTTTTCGACGAACCGATCGTTCAAGCTTCCAGTCAGGGGCGAGGCGTCCATGGTGTAAACTTCGAACAGCTTGCGCAGGTACGCGCTGTCGATGAAACGCGTCTTGCGCACGGTAGGCATTCCGGGGCGGATGATAGAGCGCACCGTAACGTTCGGTCGGATCGAGCTATGTATGAGGTCTTCGTAGCTCTCTACCTCGCCGAGGCAGGTAAACACTTCCACGTTGGCGCAGAAGTCGGCCACGTGATTGGCAGTGGCGATAGCGCCACCAGCGAAGACTTCCCTGTTGAGCCGCAGTGTCGCCAGCACATTCTCCTTCGGCGGCTTGCCAAGCGGGGCAACGTAGGTGTACTCGTCGATGATCGCTTCCCCGACCACCAGTACGTTCAATCCCGCGATCTGTGAGAGCAACTCGGGGATGCGCTTGGCGAGACCCCGCTCTCGGGCGTGATCCAGATATTCGCGCAATTCGAGGTTCGACGTATCGAGATATTGGTTGATCAGGGCGGAAGAGCTGAAGGTGATGTCGTCGGTGAAGTGGATGCGACCGCCGTGGCTCTCAACGGCGCGCTGCTCCGCAATGATGTTGCCCGTGATGTCCGTGCTCGTGTCCTTGTAGTCAGGACCCTTGACGTAAACATCGGGCATGATCGCGTCGATCACGCTGACCGCACTTCCGGCGTGAGTGATGACGACGCCGCCGACGCATCCGATCGCGCCGACCATCTCCGCTCGCAAGTCGTGCGGAAAGTGAGGGCGCTCGGGACCCTTGTTGACAAACTCGTCAGCCGTGACGGTCACCAGCAAAACATCGCCCTGTCGGCGCGCTTCCTCGAAGTAGCGGACGTGGCCCAGATGCAGGAGATCGAAGACGCCGTTGGTCAACACGACGCGCTGACCCGTGTTACGGCATACTCTCGCATACTCGGTTAGCTCGGCGAGAGTTTTGATCTTCGACTTCGCGCTCATTTTCCACGGCTCTCCCAAGCGAGGGAGGGGCGGATCACAGGGACGCCGCCGCGCACGAAGCTGACATCGCCGTCCGGCTGGTGGGACATCATGTCGAGATGGGTCGGCATCTTGGGGTCCACCGTGTTCTCCCGCATGAGGCGCACCCGCTCGGCGAGGCGCTCGCCCTCCAGCACTTGAGGGAAGTTGAAACTGTCGTGGAACATGAAGTGCTTCGATGTCAGTGACGGGCGGGTATACTCGAAAGCGAGCCGGGAGGCAAGCTGTTCGTCGGGCCATTTGAACCCGTAGCGCTCAAGCGCCGGCCGATAGACGATGGAGAGGGTCGTGTCGTCGTTGCCCTCGAACGGCACCTGATCGTCGGACAGCTTGAACTCGTCCGGGTGATCCTTCAAGAATTGCATCAGCCGCTTCGAGCGCAGCCCGCAACCGTTGCCGACGTTGTAGTTGCCCGGGGGCGTCCACCACGGGGCTCCGATGTAGTCGTATTCCAGAAATTCGTCGGTCCACATCTCCGGGTTGGTGATCCAGCAGTCCCACTCCGTGAGCAAGAAATGGCTTGTCTTCAGGAAGGGCGCGAGATCGGACCACATCCAGCGGCCGAAGACTTTGCTGCTAGGCCATTTGGGGACCTGTACGAAGCGTACATCCGGAAAGCCCTCCAGCGGTTCGTCGCAGAAGATCACCACGTCTCCGTAGTCAGCCGCTTCGAGACTGTCGCGCAGCGACAGGGCCGCCAGATCGTGGCATACGATATCAACCATCATGAGGGTCACGTCAGGCAGTTGCAGCTTGCTCATTGAACTTCTCCCCTAGCGGCTATGAGCGCGGCCCACGCTTCGCGCGTCTTGGCCCCGTGGATGAAAATGTATCCGTCGTTCTTGACGGCATTGATCCCGACCGTGAGATGCTCTGGGACAGTCGAGAAGTGGCCGCCGACCGCGCCCTCGAAGCCACGCCACGGCAGCCCAGCCGCGTAGGCCAGTTGCACCATGTAGTGATCGATGTTGAGCAGCCGTGGATCGTAGACGATCTTGTCGGCGCTCGCGAGCATCGCCTCGATCGTTTTGCGCGACAGAAAATACGGAGGCTGGAATGCGACGTGCGGAAGGGTCTCGTCGAGATACGGGTCCGGGTCCGCGTCAGTCGCTACCATGGACCATACAAGGTCCGGCTCGGCATAGAGATAGGCGGGCAGTTCTGGCGTGAGGCACGCGCTGTCCGCGTCGTTGATGAAGAAATACTTCTCCGGGTAGCTCAAGAGGATTTCAAGGTGCCGACGCTGACGCTCCAGCGATGGAATGCCCGTGTAGGCGCGCGCGCCGCCGAACCTGTTCTCGACGCCGGGATGGATGATCTCTACGCGGCTATCGTCTGGCGACAGGATGGTGACCGGCCGACCGTGATGTATGTGAAGGCCAAGGTTACCCTGCACGAGGGGATGATCCCCCGCGTAGCAACAGACGGCTACCCGCGTGTCCTCGTTCATGCGGTCAACTTCCCGACTGCCCCGAGGAAGGTTCGTCGTGCGACTACAAGGGCTCGCATGTCTTCAGGCTTCTTGATCCCGTGGAAAATACTGATGCCGTCGCTGAGGGCGAGGCGCAATGCCAGCGAGGGGTGACAACAAACACAACTCTCGAACCTGCGCCACGGCAGCCCGGCCGCGTAGGTCAATTGAACCATGTAGTAGTCGATGAAGGGCATCATGTCGAGAGATGGCACGACCTTGTCGGCGCTCGCGAGCATCGCCTCGATCGTTTTGCGGGAGAGAAAGTAAGGCGGCTGGAACGCGACGTGGGGCCAGCCCTTGGGGAAGGTTGCCTGATGCTGAGGGATGTCGTCGTTGACTTGGTTCGACCAGACGAGATCAGGTTCGGCATAGAGGTAGGGCGGAAATTCCGGATCGAGACAAACGCTGTCGGCATCGTGGATCATGAAGTGTGTCTCAGGAAACTCCAGAAGGATTTCGAGATGACGGCGCTCACGCTCCAGCGTGTGACCGCCAGTGTGCCCGGCCAATCCGCCATGACGGTTATCGACGCCGGGAATGACGACGGGGCTGTCCTCGGGGGAGAGGATTACGACCGGGCATTCGTGATGCAGATAGAGATCAAGATTTTCTCTGACCACTTGCGCATCGCCGGCATAGCAACAGACCGCGACGCGGGTGTCAGAGTTCATCGTCATAGACCTTACCGGCTTTCAGATCGCTAACGACCATTTCGTGAACGAGTTCTTCGAAGCCGACCTTGGGCCGCCATCCCAGAACGCGCCGGGCCTTGGACGCGTCGCCTTTGAGGAAGTCAACTTCGGTCGGACGGAAGTATTTGGGGTCTATACTGACAAGAGCCTTCCCTGTCAAGTCGCTGAAGCCTACTTCGTCCGCTCCCTCCCCTTTCCAGACGATCGGCTGTCCGATCAGGGCGAAAGCGGTCTCCACGAACTCGCGGACAGAATGGGCCTCTCCCGTAGCGATTACATAGTCGTCCGGCTTGTCCTGCTGGAGCGCCAACCACATTGCTTCGACGTAGTCCTTGGCATGGCCCCAATCGCGCACGGCGTTGAGGTTGCCGAGCTGGAGATGCTCCGACCGGCCTTGGTGGATCGCGGCGACAGCCTGCGTGATCTTGCGCGTGACGAACGTCGGACCGCGACGCGGGCTCTCGTGATTGAACAGGATGCCATTGCTGGCGTGCATGCCGTAGGCCTCCCGGTAGTTGACCGTGATCCAGTAGGCGTAGAGCTTCGCAACGCCATAGGGTGAGCGGGGCTTGAAGGGGGTCTTCTCGTCGAGTATCGGCCATGTCTGGAAATTCAGTTGATCGCCGTACATCTCTGACGTGCTCGCCTGATAGAGACGTGTCTTCAGGCCGAGCGTGTTGACAGCTTCAAGCAGCCTCAGCGCCCCGATCGCATCCGCGTTAGCAGTATACTCAGGCGTCTCAAAGCTGACTTGCACATGGGACTGAGCCGCGAGATTGTAAATCTCATCTGGAGCCACATCATGTATAATGCGAGTGAGATTTGATCCATCTGTCATGTCCCCGTAGTGCAGCTTCAGGTCCGGCAGATGATCGATACGCGATGTGTTGAACGAAGACGCGCGTCGTTTGAGACCGTGGACTTCATAGCCCTTGCCGAGCAACAGCTCCGCGAGATAGCTGCCGTCCTGCCCGGTAACTCCGGTGATCAATGCGCGTTTCATTCGAAAACTCCCTCTAAGACTATTTCTCCCTTCACGATCGAACCATGAAAGAGGCATGTCGGATGTTTGCGGCCGTGACCACCGCTTCTCGTGTTATCGATACTGGGGATCAAAGTCAGACGATCGGGCCAGCTTGCGCCGTCTGGAAGGATGTTCGCTTGCCAACGATGTGTCTTTTCATCTTGAAGACCGAGCCCTAACTTGATCGAGACCCGGAATGGAGGACCGCACGCCGGGCACGTGAAAGTGAGATCATACTCATCAATGAGGACGCCGCCTGTCTCCGGTGTAAAACCCCGAACGCATTGTCGCCATTCTGGACTAAGCTCTATGAGTTTCATGGGAGACACCTTTCGGCTTTGTTGATGATCCACTGTGGCACGTGTTTCTCGATAGCCTCAGCCCGAGCTTCGGCCCGTGAGTGCGTTATGAGATAGGCCCTGATCTTGTCGCAGAGTGAGTTCATTTCGTTGCACGGGGTCCAGCCTGAAGACATGGCTTCGTACCGTGCGGCTCCGTAACAGGTCCACACGTCTTCGTCAGCGTGCGCGGGCCGCGCCATCGCGCATGCGCCGATTGCCAATAGCGCAGCGAGCGCAAGGAAGAGCGCCCACGGAAACAAACCCCTGATGCTAGGAGGAACGTCTTTCAACTTCATCATGCTTTTAGCCCCGCAAGTGGTCTTGGCGTGTGCTGATCGACAATATCCGTCCGAAGCCAAGTCTCGGTCGGTGTCCCAAACTGTTCTTGCGTCCATCCCCCGTAACATCTCACGTAAGGCTGCAACTCTTTCATGTGGGCGTTCCAGCCCCGGCGGAAACCGTGCGCCGCGTTCCACGGCTGGTCGCGAACGAAGTGCTTGCCCTCTACCGTCATGTGGACGCCGCACGTGATGACATGAACGAACCCCAACTCGCGGGCGATCTTTACACAAAAGAGGCCGGTCGAGCCGGACCAGTCTCGGGTCCAGTGCGTGACAGCCCCTTCGTAGTTCCGATGAGCCCAGACTTTCTCCGGTACGTTGAGCCCCGCTGCCCTGCGACGCGGGAGCCAGATAGAGAGCTTGTCCGGGTGCAACGTGATCGCATGCATGATGTCTTCCGGGAATTTTTCTATCATGTCATTGCCCGCGAAGATAGTGATAGTTCGCTCAGCCCTCGCGCAGAGTTCCTTCGCCTGTGCGTATTCAGCGAACGGGTCGCCGCCGCCACACATGACAACGGCGACATCTTGCCGCGTCGGCGACAGGGCGCGCGGAGGCGGCGCGATCGGCGGACGCATGATACGCAGGGTCATGCCTTGTCCCTAATCTGTATACAAGTTTCGGAGACAAACCCCTCTACCGCGCCCCGAGCGAAGTCCATATTAAGGCTTTTGTCGCAGACTTTCCGACACTGGGAAGTCCAGCACGTGCACGAGACCCTAGGGCCGATTGCCATGTAGGGTGCGAACTTCTTTCCGGCATCGTGACAGCGCGGGTCTTCGTAACCGCCGACGATCGAGAGCGTCGGCGTCCCAACCGCCGGCCCGAGGACAGCCGCGAAGCCACTTGACGTGAAGACGAGATCGGATTGCTTGAACAAGGCAGCTAGAGCTTCGAATACAAGCTCACCGTGATGGAAACTCAGGTCCGCTTTAGTTTCCGGTCCGACGATCCATTCCTTCCCGTCACAAAGGTCTGCGACCGATATCGTGAAGAACTTCTCTCGGACGATTTCGAAAAGCTCGGCGTAAGCAGCTTGATCAGCATTGCGTGCGATGCTACCACGCCATTCCGGGCGCGCGACCAAGGGTCTGTATACGCACCACGGTCGCTCAGAAGCGATTTGCGGAAGTGGTCCGAGTTGCTTGAACAATAGTCCAGTCCAAGCATCAGGGACAGGGAGAGTAAAGTCCGCCGTGGCGAAATCGGTGCCGGTAACATTGCACATAACCTCAAGGATTGTTTTGCTGGGCGTCTGTAGCACTTGTTGGCCGCCGTAGGCAATACGCATCCCGGCGCTCCGGGTGAGTGGGTGACGCGCCGTGAATTTGTCCGCCTCGCGCTGCTCATTCTTCATCTGGGTCCGCAGAGCGATGCCGCGACGCACGACGATCAGGCCCTCGGCAATCAGGTCGTGATACATCGCAGGCCATGGGGTCATGAGAGTGACGGTGTGACGTTGCATGAGCTGCCGCAGGACCGCGCGCTGATGCAGACAGTCGCCGAGCCCTCCCATGCCTTGGATGAAGAGCGGCATCACTCAATTACCCCACTGATATGTGTAGGTCGGTTGTTCAGGTTTCGCTACGGCACGTGGTCGGTTCTGCTCTACTGGAGGCAACGAAAAATCCCGCGCTGCTTTGAGCATCGCGAGATAGTCGCCACCATGAAAGTAGAGCATCGACGCCGTCAGAAACGCCGACAGAGGAATTTGCCAGCGCATCCCGACCTCCGGTCACCCATGAGTAATAGTCGCCGAAGTGATCGTGACCGGCTGGCCGGCAACGATGTTCGTGCTCGACAGCACGATGTCCGACGCCGAAACGCCGACCGTCAGTCCGGAGACGATTACAGTGCCGCCGCCATTGACAGCGGTCGAAATCGTTGCCGCGACTGCGGTGCCCGAGGCGTTCGCGCTCGCCTCGGTCAGCGGAGTGCTGCCGAAGGTCAGGACACCGCCGGTCACGGTGCCCGCCGGGTTCGCCAACGCGATCGACGCCAGAAGCGTCGGGACCGAGTTGAAGATGTTGAGATAGCCCGTCGTGCCGATCGCGGTGACGACATCCGTCATTCGGGTATTCTTTAGCGTAGCATTGTAGTTGACTGCCATGGTGGCCTCCTATCAATCAGGTTGTAAAGAACGTACGGCGGGGGCGAACCTGAGTAACGCCAGCGCCAAGAGCTGAGAAACGATCCTGCGCATCGGTAGCGGCGAGAGGACCTAGGACCGGCGTAACGCCGATCACTGCAAAAACATCCGGAGCTTCAGTCACGGTCAGCGTGCCGTTCACGCCTAGCCCGACCCCGAGCGCGAGAAAGATGTCCTGCGCCTCAGTTGCGGTCAGTGGACCTAGGGTCGGTTTGTAGCCGAAGGCGTTAAACACGTCGGCCGTCTCACGAGCTACCATCGGGCCGAAGGACGGGATGTTACCGAGAGCATTAAACGCGTCGGCGGTTTCGACAGCTTCTACCTGTCCGATGATCCCGAACGCACCGGGATATCCGATGAACACCATCGTATCGGTCGGGTCGGTCGCGGCCAGCGTTCCTGTCTCTCCAGCGATACCATCCCACGGATTGAAGCCGGACGGCGCGGGATACGCGAATGTCGGCGAGGGGTAGTCGCCGCCGTCGATCGTGGTCGTGCACGGGTTGAACTGGAGCCACACATAAGGGAAGATCGGCGTTACCAAGGTCGAGAGAGAATGACCGCCCGTATTCGTCGATGGATTAGCCGTGCCGCTGCCGTTCCAGTTGCCGCCGTCGTACCTAATCCAAAAAGACGAGTTGTCAAGATCGACCGCGAAGTCGATGATATGGCCCGTTGGATTTACGCCGCCGAAATCGCTAAAGCTGCTGCTGTCCGGTTGATGAGTAATGCCGCTGGCATCAAGAGCGAACTGCCCATTGCCGCCGAGTGTGTCGCCGGCCGCCGCAAACCCGAGACGCGCGCCATACGGAAACGAGATGTTTGAATACTCAAGAAACCATTTGCCGGTCGAGTGTGAGACCGTGGCGCGCACGCCCTCATTGCCCGACCCCGAACCCGACGTTGCTGTGTGGTCGGTATCGGAGAGGGCGATGTGGGCGGTTATATCGCCTGAGTTCCAGACTGTGTTAGTCATGCGAGGCTCAGGTCAGGGGAGCGACGAACGTGAACGATATGTTCGCGTGAGTTGTGTCGGGAACAGCGGGCGCGACAAAGGTGATAAGGTCTCCGTAGACGAAAGTGATATCGGTAGGGAAAGTCACGTCAATCGCCGAACCGTTGAAGACGAGGGTCCCGATGGGGCTCCCGTTTTTGTTGATCGTGTAAACAGTGTCCGCCGTCGCCGTGGTCAGATTGTAGAACTTCGAACCCGCCAGCCCGGCAGGCAGCGTCATATTATCGACGACGCCGTACAGCAGGAGCGTTTCACCCGGGAGCGGCCGGCCTTCGACGAAGAGCGCCAAGCGCAGACGATCATCCACCCATGCTGTTACATAGTCCGTGTCGCTGCTCTTGATGAGTTTCTGTCCGGTAGTGCCACCAGCCGGCAGCGCGGCGGCGGGCTGTTGCAGTACGAGGTTGTAGAGATTATGTCCGTTACCATCCGTCGCGAATGCGGAGAACGTCGCTCCGCTCGTGTGCGGGATGGTGATGAGATAGAGCGAACCGCCGTTCGTGACGAGATCGTAAGCGTTGTAGGCCGTCGCCGCTGTCCACGGACCTTTCGGGTCCCACTGCGCAGTCGGGATCGTGAAGGGACCTAGCACGGCATGGTTCGTCAAATGAATGAAGAAGAGATTGCCGCCGGAGGGTTGATTGATATAATCAATCCCCGCGCCGCCTGCATCGGCATGATCTTCGAGCGCCTGCAACGCAGAAAACAGCGTCCAGAAATTCAAATCGACTTGCACAGCCGAAAGGTCTGACCCGAGGCCGCCGCCCCAACGTGTTCCGTCCGCTGTGCGGTATGTGAGGGTGGCTACCATGTGGGTGATCCTTTATGTGTTGTTAACCATATTTCCGGGCCAAGGTCAAGCACTTGATGCCTTGAGCTTGGGATTGAAGGCGTCGGACGTGTCCCACTTCGACGGGTCCAGTTGCGCGACGCCGATCACGAGCGCGAACGCGGGGACCTCGCCGTCGAGCGTCCCCCAGTGTCCAATCCAGTAGCCGGGGCTCATCCCGCCCAAGAAACATCCGGCCCCTTGCACAGGAGAAGTCAATTCATTCGGCAGGGGGACCCCGAAATCAGTCGTGGGGTAGCTGTACGTGCGCGGGATATTTCCGTTGCCAAACCTCTGGAGCGGAGGCCAATCGATATACCAATATAGGTTCGTTAGTGTGCCAGCCGCTCCAGCCATCTCTTCGTTCCATGCGTTGGATGTCCCGTTCCACGCGTTTAGGTACGCGTTCGCGACTTGCGCCTGTAACGCAGTGGACTGCGACCCCGCTGTCCATTTTCCTGCCGGGTCCGGAGGCGGGATGAGCGCAGGCGGCTCGACCTTCGAGAGTTGCCAGATGTCTGGCGTGCCACTGACGCCCGGGTCACAGTAGTTCTTGTTGCGGCCGTCTTGTGCGCCCGGATCAATGCGCGTGTCGGTGAAGTCGATCACGCCCCAGTCAACTCCGATCTGGCCGTGCTCAATTGCATCGTCGAGCGTCGCGAACCCGATAGGGTCGAGCGCCGGTCCCGGGTGATGTAGTCCGATGCTACCTTCCGTCCCGTTGTCATAGCCGACGCCAACGTTCGGGAGGCGTTGCCACGTTTCGGTAGACGGCGTTCCGGCGAAACTACTGTCGGCGGGATTGCCGACCCAGATGTATTGCCCGTTGTCGGTGAACAAGCTCCACTGATACGGTTGCTGGATCGGCGTGAATGTGTACCACGGGCCGCTCTTCAGGCTCGTCGCGCGGGGCCACCAAAGCGGCCCACATGCGATCTTTGTATTTCCACTCATCGCACCCTTGCTGCTCGGCGGAAAGAAAATGTAGACCGAAGGGTCGGTATTATCCGGCGGGATGGTGACGTTCGGCACATAGTTCTGCGGCGTGCAGTAGGTCGAGGCCCGCCCTGTCCCTGAGCCGTCGTCACTCGACGGCAGATTGAGGACCATCTCTTCGCCCCTGACTTTCTTGAAGGACATCGTATCACATCGGGTGACGGTGAGATAAGGCGACGTTTTGTCGGTAGGGTCACTATATATTTTCTCATCGTGAACACGACGAGTTGCACTTCGGCTACCAGTGTCGGTCGTCGAGTTGTAGACATCGCTGTCGTCCGGAAAACTCAAAATCCACTCTTGACCATTCTGATCATTGAACGCGATTGCGTCCAGAACTTCGATGTCGAAAATCTGAGAACTATCGAACGAACCAGTGAGCCTTTTCATGAGCGAGCGCCGGGTAGCACCGGGCGTGGATTTACTATTGCCGTCTCCGGTTTGATCGATGATGTACGGCCTAGCCTCAGCCCCCGGAACGTTCATCACAATTTCTTCGCCGCGCTTGGTCTTGAACGAGATCGCGTCAAGCACTTCGATATCCATCCAGACATCGCTCGTAGCACCGTGAACACGAACGATGTGAGTTCGACGTTTGAAGCCGCCCGTCATTGGGCCATCTTTCCGGTCGTCATATCAAACGCAGTAGACGGAGCCTCTGTGTGGACGGCGGCCATGTAGGAAGAGAGGTTCGTGCTGTGGCTGAAAGGGAACGTCTTCGTTCCACCTACAAGGCCGACCGCCAACCGAACAGGGGGCGCACTCGCGCTGTTGCCCGGATGGAAGGGCATCGGCGCGGTATTCTCCCCGACGAACGGGCGAATGATGCCTTCAAGACCCGCCATTTAACTTCTCCTGTTGCGGTGGGCGATGCGTGAATACGATAGCCGCTGCTTCCCGGACTTTGGGCGGCGCAGGACTGAGGTCTAAACGCGGACCAGCATTGATATCGGTATCGCCCTTGAAGCGACCGATGCTGAGGTTGGGAGCTATCAGCCCAGTACGCTTGGGAGCGGCGGGTCGCCGATTGAGTGCAGTAGGGATCATGGCGACGACGGTGCCTCCAGATTGATGCCTTGCTTCACCACGAGCGGCGAAACGTTGATCGCATACGACCCGCCGAACGGCCCGTTGCCCGCGCATGGCTTGAGCAAGCACGACCAAGAGATCGGGTTCGCCGCCATCACGTAGGGCGTGTTCTGACTGAATAGCGCCAGTTGCTCGCGCAGAATTTTCCATGACACGTCCGGCGGGACGCCCGTAGTAGTCGTCGTCGGGTTGGCAGTGCCGCCTTGGGTGACGCCGACCGAGCCGCCGCTCTCGTTCAAGAACTGAAGTTGAACGGCAGCGGCGAACGAGCCGGTGATCGCAGCCGCTTGCGATGCAAGATCATTGCTCAAGATGCCGCCGTCGCTAATGTCTTCCCAACGCAGCGGGAAGATCAGGCCGTCGTCGAACCCCTGAAAAACAGGAAGCGAGAATGTAGTGTCTCCGCTGCCGTGTGCCAGCATCGCGTTGTCGTAAATCTGGTAGCCATTCTGCACATAGCCAGCCGTGACGTATTCCGGCGTTCCCGTGATCTCCGCAATGCCCTCGCCGAAACCAATGGCGCATTCGATCTGGACTTTGCCAATTACCTTGCCGTCGCTGCCCGACAAGCTGTAGCTCGTGACTTTGCCATTCGCCGCGCCGCCGGGAATACGTGGGTCGAACAGCGTCGCGTTCATACGGCACGACAGCGCGACCGCGTCGCGGAAGCGACACTCCCAACCTACCTTGACAGCGCGAGAGCGATAGCGCAGCCGGGCGCGAGCACGACTGATCACGTATTGAACGCTATCGATGCCCCGCGCGGTAGGGAAGTAATCGCGCGCTGTAACGTTATCGGGCGTGCCGCCGATCGGGATACCAATCAGCGCGGGTGACGTGCCGAGCACAGTCCACGTGGCCGAGCCGTCCGTGATGATGGTCCCCACGCTGGTCCTGAAAGTAGGCGGCGAAACATAGTCGATATGCCTGATTGCCGGGGTAGGCTCAACGTTCGAAAAGACCGGCGGAGTGTACGAGAAGATCGTGTAGACGCCATTGGTCTGGCCCGCCCCAGTGCAGAGGTAGTAACTCGTTGCGCCCGGGACATCTTCGAACGCTCCGGTGTTGATATTGAAAAACTGATCCTGTAGCAGCATGATCTGCCCAAGCGGAACGAACGCGCCGGGCGACCACTTCGACGCCTCTGTAACGCTCTGCGTGCCGAGGCTAGCCCACGTCACGCCATTGTCTACCGTAACCGCGCCGGGGATGTCGCTGAAAACTGGCTCAGTCGTGCCGGCGGTGCCGGCGACGACGCAAACCTGATACGATAGGCCGCCCGGCGTTGTCGGGTTGTTCGGAAAGATGGTTTGCGCGAGGCCGACAGCTTGTCCGGCGAAATCTGTCCACGCATCGACTTCGATAAGCGGCTGCCCGATATCAACTGAAGAGAGTGTCAGCAATTCAGTGTGCTGATCGACTAGCGGGGATGCGAGGATACCCTGCACGCTCGCGAGCATGTCAAACGAGAGCACTTCGGAGAACTGACGGTTCGCATCGTAGCGCATCGTCATATCGAGCGCCACGCTCCACTGTGGGATGATGACGCCGCTGCACGAACTCTCCATCGGGGTATTCGTCGGTGGATCGCTGTCCGGGAAACAGACGCCAGACTTGTAGTAGCTCGTGAGCACGTTCTGCAACGGGCTAGGCGCGAGCAGCGCCGGGCCGCTCGACGAGGTAGAGGCCGATGCGTTCGAACACTGGCCCGGGTTCGGGTCCGTGTTCGTCCAGTTGTAATTGTAACTCGTGGTCGGCGTCTGCGACACGAAGTAGATGTCCGTAACGAAACTGCCCTCGCACTTGTAGCCGCCTCCGATGCCTGCGCCCGGCTTCGGCCAGTCACTCATCAATGTCTCGCCCGTGTAGCTGGAGGCGTACACAGTCGGCACGACGAAGTAACCGGAGCTGCGCTGGGTCCAGTTGACCGTCGCTTCGACGCGGATGTTGTCGAGTGGGGGCTGACCCAGTTGCAGCGACACGCTGTTATAGAACGCCAAGTCTTCCGTATAGGTGATCGTACCGTCTTCACCTTCGAGGATATCGCTAGCCGTGATATCGAGTGTCAGCCGATCGATGTGCCAGAGAGCCGACCAGCCTTCGAGGATCGTATCAGGGTCGTCGCGCTTCGCCGGCTCGATCCAGATCGGATCGTAGTAGGGGAACGACTTCATGGTTTCAGCAAGCGCTTGCTTGTTCCGGATGAACTGCGGCGAACGCGCGATGAATTGGAGGGTGACTTTTTCTTGGAACAAGTTGGTAGGCACACCAACGAGCACGCCGAAGAAGAGGGGCACAAGCGCCCCTGCGTAAGTCGGGTCATCGGCCGGGCTCTGCCATGCAAACCATACCCACACCTTGCGGCCCGGTGCGAGCAGCCCGATACGTGGGTTCTTCACGATCACGTCCAGCGTCGGGTGCTGCCCTTCGTCATGCTGAATGACGAACGAGAAAAGGTCCTCGTCGAACACATTCATCGTGCTCGCGTTGAACGTCGTCTCGCTCTCATCGGCGTAGTAGAATGTAAACGGGAGGGTCATGTGACGATGTCGCTCCAATTGGTGTCAGGGCCGAAAGGCCCAAACCCTAGCGCCTCTGATGCCGCGTAGCGGCTGATCTCGGTAGCAATCGCACCAGTGACGTAGTCGATCGCCTGTTGTCGCGTCAGTCCGGAGGGCACATTGACTGTGATGCCCGTGCATAGACTGAAGTCGGTGCGTGGATCGACGATCACGCATCGGAAATTTTTCCTTACCATCACCGGGAGGGTCATTTTGTTTTCACTCTAATGCTGCGCGGGTCGAGCGCGATGATCTCGCGCTTATCTGCCCGCATCAGCGCGTCGTGCCCCATCGCCCGGTATTTATCGAGCTGTGCCTTTTCGTATCCAATCCATTCCATCGTATCGTCGTCCAAAATCTTTGGGTTGCGCGGCGCGAACTCCGCCTCAAGAACGCGGGCTGGCTCCCCGGTTACTTCGGACCGCGTCTTGGCGTAGTTGCGGGCGTCCCCGAGGTTGCTCGTAAAGAACGGGCTATGCGGCACTCCGCTTGCGCCGGCAGTGCCGTGAAAGACGCGGGTTCTGCCGACACTCTCGACGCCTTGCGAATGCAGGCCCTTCCCGTCGCTCCCGTGGCCCAGTGCGTCCTTCATCAGACTTCCTCCAGATCGAGCGTCCAGCCAACCACGCACTTCCACTCGTCGAAGTGTTGCTCGACTTTCTTGACCATCATAGTCAGCTCCGGGCGATAGAACGTGTAGGCTCCGAGGACGTAGGATGAGCCGGAGACTTCCGGCCTGTTATGAGGGCCATTGCCGCCGGACGTGAGGTAAGCGAGCGTGACCCCGCACTGCACGGTCACGATCATTCCGGGCCAGACACCATCAAGCGGCGGTGCGTCAGTGTCGTTGGGTGAGTTGATCGTCGAAGAGTATTTGCGAAATTGCGGGGCCGAGATATCGACTAGGGTGCCATTGATCGTGCGCTCCTGTTGAGTGGCCTCGCCGATCACTTCGAGTGTCTGGCTGAGACCACGGGCTTGATACAGCATGTCTCCAAACGACGAGATCGTCAGGAGCGTGTCGCTATTCGCGGGAAGAACGTTTTCAAATCCACCACTCATTTACTTCATCCATGACGGGTTGTTGCCGGCGGCCGAGGCCTGTCGCGCAATCGCGAAGCTGGAGAGATCGTCAATCGTACTTTTCGGCCCGCGCAAACCATTGAACGATCGCCCGTCGATCGACAAGTTCAACGTACTCGTGGCCGGGACGCTACCGCTGCCCATGCGCACGGGCGACGGCACGAGGCCGCCGGACGCGAAGCCGGGCAGTTGCATGTTGTTCAAGGCATGGAAGAGGCTAGCACCGTATGCTTGCACGGCCGCAGCCTTGACAACGAATTCCCCGCGCGAAAGCCGCGCCATGATGCTATCGCTTGTAGTCGTACCCGGGCCGTCAACTTGACCGCCGCCTGCCAGTGCCGTCGTGCCGCCGCTGAGATCGCCCGCAGTGCCGCCCTCTCCGGCGTTGCCGCCCCGCCCTACCGATGGGCCAGCGGGAGCCGCCGCACCGCCGTTGCCGCCAAGCCATTTAGGCAGCTTGCTGAGCCACCCCAGAAGCTCTTTAACTCGATCGGTGATGCCTTCGATGATTTGACCGGCCGGGCTGGCCTTGAATTTCTCCCAGAGATCGACAACGTAGTTTTTGACTTTCGTCGTGATCTCACTGAGCCCGCCCATTGCCGTGATAACCAAGACGATGGTAGCGGGGATAGCGACCCACACGCCCAAAAATAGCCCGACAATAACAGTCAGGGCGATCAAGAGCACTTGCATGCCTGTGCCGGGACCCAAGCTGAACGCCCGATCAATCGTGTTACCCAGTTGCTCGAAGAAGCCGACGACCAGTTTGACGCCGGTCCCGATCGCTTCAAGCCCGGTGACGAACGCATGCAAAAGACCGCCGGTATTATCCAGAGACGATTGAAGGGTCTCGAAGAAAGAGACCAGAGCAGGGCTGGCCAGCGCCGCAAGATCACGCCGGGTCAGATCGAGATCAATGTTGAGGTTCTCGAATGCTATCTTCAGATGCTCGGCAGCATCAGTCCCGGCTTTCTGGGTCGAGATATGCTTGCTCGCTGCCTCCGTCAGGTCCTTAAATTGGTCGCCCGTTCGCGACAAAGCCCGGGCCATCTCGGCCGCAGCCGCGCCGCCGGACTGAAAGCCACGGCTGATCAGCTCTTGAACAATCTCCAACCGCTGAGCTTCAGAGATCGTGTCCTTTGTCGAATTCTGGAAAACCTTCTGGAGTTCGGTGAAGGCTTGAATGCCCGTGGGTACTTTCACATTGTTGGCCGCCGCCGCCATAGCGATGACGCTCTTGGTGATGTTCCGCGTGGAAACTTCTCCAAGGTCGATCGACTTGGCTACATCAGCGTTCTTATCGATAACGCCTTGCAAGGCAGTGGAGATTTTTGTGATGTCAGTGAGATCGCGCTGAGTGGCTTTCTCGCGCGCGCTATCCGCGCGATCGATAGCCTCATTAAGCGCATTCTGGCGCTGAAGCCTCGCCGTCTCCATTTGAGCAATGTCCTTGGCCCGCGACAGTTCCGCATCGTCCGCCGCTTGCTTTTTCTGCGCTAGCTTGTCGGCCGCCTCAGCCTGATCCTTGATCCGCTTATTGATCGCATCAAGGTGCGCGGTCCGCGCGTTGTCCACCGCCTCCTGCGCTTGATTGAGCGCGAGAGACTGCTTCTCGGCGTCAGTGGGCGGGTTGCCTTGAACCGTATGGAGATGTTGCAGGGCCGCCTCAACGCTCGTAGCCGAACCGGCGACCGCTTCGTTATCATGTTGCATCAGGCTCGCCGCTTCGGCGGCAGCGAACTCAAGCGCTCGATAAGTCTCCCTTACGCGAAGGTTGGCGGCAGAGATTTTCTGAGCATCGCTCTCCGCGCCGAACGCAACAGCGTTCTGCGCCTCCTTGACGCGGATCGAGGCCGCAACGATTTGCTCCTGAGCCTCGCTCTGCTGTGTGGCGGCGGTGCGGATCGAGGCCGTGATCTGAGGCCACTCACGCGAGATCGTGATAGTAAGGCGCTGAGCGAAACGTTCGAAGTTACTGGCACTGATGCCGGCCGAAGCGAAGGCCGCTTCGATGCCAACGAGTTCTGCGGTGGTCGATCCAAAGGCTTCAGCCAAGAATGCGGTCTTCTGTGTCGCGTCGTCCGAAGCTTCGACGAAAGCGATCATAGCTCCGGTCACGGCAGCGATAGATGTTACGATAGCACTGGCGACGATGCCGATGCTCTCCATGCCGCTGGCACCGCTCTTCGAAGCCTCTTCCAGTTGCTTGAAGGCTTCCGCCCCGGTGCGACCGATCTCATTGAGCGCGGAGAGCATCTCTCCGTCGCCCTGAAGCAAAACTTTTTGGACTACGTCCTCAAGACCAGCCATTAGCTCGCCGCCTTAAACGCTGTGTCAAAGATGTCACGGAAGTTCGCCATGACGTTCAATTGGATTTCTCCAAGGTGGAATTTCTTGGGCACGTTCACACTGGCGATGCCGAAGTATTTGGGGGACTTGTCTCGGACCGAGAAGAGCAGCGGCGGGCCGCCCGCTTTGCGATTGACTGAGAACAGCGTGTCACCGTAGTTGCTGGCTCGAATTCCTTCGGCATCAGTGCCACTGATCGGAAGCCACAAGAGCGGGTTGCCGACGATGGTGCCGCCGCTCTCGAAGAGCGATGCGCCGGGCATATCGAGCGTCGTGGTGATGGTCTTGTCTTCGACCGTCACTTCCAGTCCCTCGGAACTGAATTGGCCTGCGCTCTCGATATCCGCCGCGCTCTGTTCCTTGATCATGCTGGCCGCCATATTCAGGGCGGTCGCGAATGCAGTCTCAAAGCGCTCTCCAAGCCCGGCCCAATTCTGCGCGAACTTGTCAGGAGCTACCGCGTCCGTGGTGATGCTAAACGTCATCCGCCTTCCTTTTCCCATTCTTCAAGTTGCCGCTTCACCGCCTTCTCATCCCCGCTCTGAGCGAGTAGCAGGAGCGAGAGGGTGACGTAGTTCTCGCGATGCAGACGCTTGGTCGCGAGAAACATGAAGGCCGACATCTGTCGGGGAGTGTAATCCCAGACTACGCTTGGGGAGTGTCCGGCAGCGATGAGGGCTTCGATGCTGGCGGCGATGTCATAGCCGTCACCTTTGAAGAGAGGGCGGAGTTGGCTGCGTCTGCCAGAGCCATGATCCGCTCCGCGAAAGGGGCGAAGCCTTTTGTGAAGGTCAACCTCCCGACTGCTTCGAGAATATCGAACTGAATTTCGATCGGCAGCTCCGAGGCCGATTGCTCCGCGCTCTCGTCGCCGAGATCGCCCGTGGCTGCCGCGATGATCGCCGCGACGGCGTCGGGGGCAGCCGCGAGGAAGGTGCCCAAATTAAAAGTGGTCCCGCTTGTCATTCCACTGATATTGGGGAAACGGCGGAAGATTTCGAGGCCGGTCTTGGCTGAGATGCCGGAGACGCGGAGGAAGCTTTCACCGATCGGCACGTCTTCGTACATCGGTGCAAGATCGGTCAGATTGAGACCCGGCTTCTTGCCGGCCTTTTTCGAAGTCATAGGATATTCCTTATCAAGAGGGGGACATTCGATAGGGTAGAAGTTATCGGGGGCCGACGAAGAGAGCGAACATCAGAATGATCTCTACGATCACAACGACGGCGATCAGGGCATTGCCGGTGCGTCCATGATCGACGAATTTTATCGGACGCTGGATCATGGGGCGCGACGCTGGAGCTGCTTATCCGTAGCCCGGCCTAGTAAAATGATGACGACGAAGCCTGTAGCGAGGCCCATCGCCCAACCCGGACCGACGAACGACATCGCGGCCGTAGTCAGGGCCGCATAGCCGGTCCAAAAGTCGGGGATGTTCCGATCGGGCATTTAGGCGTGCCGGTGCGTGTGCTGGTGCCGGGGATGATCGGCGGGACCGGTTTGGACGCCGTGTTTGGCGTGGCGCGTCGCGCCGGCCGAGACCGGGGCATCTTCCTGTTCGTGGATCGCGGCAATCGGCTCTTCACTGATAGCCGCCGCATCGGGGGCGTCGGCGGTCGGGGTTTCAGCGGTCGAGGCTGTTTCAGCGGCCGTTGAAAGGGCCGGGTCCGCTACAATGGGGTCCTGCGGGGCAGCGGAGGGGTCTGGAGCGGCTGCCGGGTCGGCCGCGACTTCGGCGGCAATTTCCGGGGCGGGCGCATCCTGAGCGACTACAGCGGGGTCAGCGGGCTGTTCGGCGAGGGTATTGTCAACTTGATCTGTCATGGGGGATACTCCGTGAGTGAAAATGGACACTTTGGGGGTGTTTCTGCATACGAGACTTCAGCCCGGTACTGGGCGGGAGCTGGGCAGGGACAGCCTGTGGCCTGATTTACTGAGCAGTAAATCAGGCCATGGCCTTACAGAACGTTGGTCGGGCTATTGGGCAGCGAGACGGTCGCGGTGCCAAAGCCACCGGAAAGCTGATCGTACAGCACGTCACCTTCGAGATCGACCGTGCCCCACGTGTTGGCAATCAGCGAGATCGCCTTGTTGGGGCTCAGCTTCACGAGCGGGAAATTCACGGTCCAGATCGGGCCGATGTCGTTGGTGCCGACGAATTTCACGGACCCGTAGATCACAGGCGTTCCGAGAATGTCGATAGTGTCCGGGGTCGGCGACGGGCCGCCGGTTGGAAGACCGAGCAGGGCGAAGCCCATGTTGCGCGCGGTCAACTCTTCGAGCTGCATCGTGAGCGAGCCGGAAATTTCGATGACGGCCGTGAAGTCCTTCACGCGCACGCCGGTCCGCGAGCTGTAGTGGTCAAGGTTCGTCACCTTGGCCATGAACTCGAACACGGGGGCGTTGCCGCAATCGACGAAGGCGCTCTCGCCGAGCAGCTTGATCGAGAGGATGCCCTTACCGACGTAATAGTTGCCGATGTTGGGGGAGAGCAGCGAGCCCTCGATGAATTCGTTTCCAAGAGGCATGGTTTCTCTCCGCTAGAAAGGGGTTTTGATCTTACGGACGGCCCATGCCGGTGCAGGCGGCTGCCACGCTGCCCCACGGGCAGATCGTCACACGCCTCGAAAATCGTTCGTATAATAGGCGGGAGGGATGACAAGAACAACTAGGAATTACGAGAGCCCAAGCGGGCTCAGGACGCTGCGATTTCATCCGGGATGAAGGGGTAGACGAACGTCAACATCAGGCCCATCTGGCCTTTCATAACCCGGTTGCGCGCGAGGTCCGTAACGCATCCATTATACGTGATCGATCCATTGCTGCCCGTAATCTGAAGCAACGTCGGATCATGCAACACAAGGTCCAAAATCGCGGCCCGCGCCGTATTCAGGTCCTCACTTACGTTTTCGTTCTTAGGCTGTCGCAAATCAAGAACGATATAAATCTCCGGCGACAGCTTCATCAGCGACGGGCCGGTCCGCGTCATCCGTCCCGGAGCCATGGGCAGCGGGAGGGCCAGTTCGTCGGCGTCCAGCATGATCATGCCGGGGACCAGCTCTTTCGGCAACTGATCGCGCTCCTTCACGATGTTGCCGGGTACGATCGTGACCACCCCGTTGGGGCCGCCCAGAAGCGGAATACTCAGTCCCGACAAAATGTCGTAGAGCTGCGTGAGGATCATCTGTCGTCGATCAACTTGAGCTGTCATTTTGTCTTGACCTATATCCTTGGACTGGAGATCACCTATCTAGCTTCGTCACTTACCCTCTAACTGTGAACTCCCAGAGTACGGTAATGCCGGCGGGCGCTGTCGGCTTGGGCTTGCACGTCAGCGGTAGAATTTCGTTGATCACTGGCGGGTTCGCAAGGGGCTGTACGAACGTCACCAATTGATCAAGTTCATTATCTGGCGCAATCGCCAAAGACAGGTTAGTCGAAGGATCGAGCGGCGACAGGACGACCTTGCGATCAGTGGGGTTAGCCAAGTCCGCCGGTTTCTCACGCGGGTTGTACTCAATAATGCAGACCGTACATGGGCGATCAGTTGGGCTACTACTCACTCGGCGTAGGACGGCTCCCATCCCAAAATACTTGATCAGGTTGTCAGCATCCTCTTGCGTCTGAATGTAGTCAAATCCTTGGATCATCGCATCACTGTCCGGTTGCCGCTCGCCATGAGTAGTCCAGCACTCCGAAGCATCCGGTCTACGATGGGGAACGAGGCGAAGAACCCGAGCCCAAATTTTGTGTCAAAAGCCGTGACAGTCTCCAGCGGGCCGACCTTTTTGGTAACCGACGAAACAACACTGCCGGCACCGCCAACAGACGTATCGTAGTCAGGCTGGAGGTTCGTGCCGTTCAATGCCCGGATAGCCAGCTCCGCGCACGCGCGCTTGACCGCCTCGGGAATGCCGTTGATCGTATCGCCGCTCAGGTCGATGGCACCCTGCCGAGGCCATTGCGTCGCCTGCGAGGACGTGCTGGGAGTGAGATATGAAACGCCGTTGAGGGCGTAGGGCGTCAGCCATGCTTCGAGGAAGGTCGCGTTCGCGTCGATCAGCGCATTGCCGACCGTCTGCAAAAGCTTGATGCCGACGAAGCGGTACTTCGCGTCGATATAGTCGGTCGCCTGCACGATGGCGCTCTGGATCATCGGAGTGGTCGCGCCGACCGGGAGCGCGTTGCCGCGCGAGTTGTGGTACTTCGTGAAGTAGGCAACCTCGATGTAAGCATTCGCGCCATCGATCTCGAACACGGTCGAAGTCTCGGTCGCATTCGCGCCCGTCTCCCACGTGATCTGACCGTTCGCAGGCCAATCGGCCATGGTCGCATTGGTCGTCGAAACTGAGAAGTGCTCATTGTCGAGAACTTGGACCACTGTGAAAGGGAGAGAATTGAAAGCGGGCGCATTCGTAAGATCGGTGCCGTCATCCGGGAAACCAGCATAGATACCCGTGTCGCCTACAGAAATGATCTGCGACGGCGACGGCGAGGACATCAACGTCACTTGCGTAACAGTGCCCGTCTCGTTTTGAACTGAGAAGACTGTGGTCATTATGGCCCCCACGCGCTAAAGGTGGCAGGGATTGTCCCGACGAAATCCGAGGCCCCGGTGTTGATCGTGTAGACACCGCCAGAAGTATTTGTGACGACCCCGATTTGATAGCTGGTTTCAACCGCCAGCGCGAACGGACCCTGTCGCGTACCGCCAGACGTGATATTCTGGAACCAGACTTCATGGTTGTCCACATCGACGCTGACGCCTATCACATCGCCCGTAGTTGGAGATCGCACTCCGCCATTGGCGTTGCCCAGATGACCACCGCTACCGTACACGTCGCCTGAATTCAGGTACTCGGTCGCCCCATGCGCACCGAGGCCGGAGCCCTGATTGGCGTAAGTCGCGGTGGCGTCCAAAATCGTGATGCCGGTGTTGCCCGCGCTAGCTTGGTTATCCGTCAGCGTGATCTCGGCGTAGAACTTGCCGGTGGTCTTGGCCGTAGTCGTACGAACGCCGTCCTGCGTAGTAGTGGCCGAATGCGTGAAAATAAGATCGGGCGCGTCCAACGTGCCGTTGACGATCGTCACCGGGTCCCACGTAGAAGGCGAGAACTGACGAGCGGTGCCGATCGCCGCGAATATGTCGGCGGCTTCGGTGGACGCCCAGCCAAGGCTCTCGCCGAGTGAAGACGCGATCCGAATGAGCCGCTGCCGCTTGCGCGCATAATACATCGCCGCCTGCAAAGCAGGCGACGATTTGAATTTTGGAAATAGGGGTTTCGACATTACGGGTCGCCTTTATGAGCGACCGCCTTAAGCCGCCACTGACGCGCCGCTGCGCCGGGGAAGAGCAGCGGTCTTGGCCGCATCATCAGCCGTCCGGCCGGGGATGGGGCGCTTACGCCCCGTCAACGCAGCCTGAAGCGGGGAAATCTCCGCCTCTTTTGCCGCCGCAAGAGACGCGAGATGGGCCTTGATGTTGGCGGCGGGCGTGATCGGCGGAAACTGCCGCTGATGATCGGTGTGCGCCCGGCCGAGACGTTTCTGGCACGCAACCACTTCCGCAGTTGCGTCCGCCGCGTGTTGGGTCGCTTCGAGAAGCGCTTGCTCGGCATCTCGAATGCGCCGAGTGAGAATGGTCCGCATCTGGTCGTCCGTTAGACGGACATCGCCGGTCAAAACATCCGGCAGCGCGGCAGCGGGTTCGGCGGCGGCCGGCTCGTTGTAGGTCTTCTTCACTTCGTCGGGGGAGACGCGCGCGAACCCGGGATACGCATCGTTGATCTGGGCTCGGCTGATCGAAGTATCGTTGAGCGCCTTCTGGATCACACTGAGAGACGGCGAACCATCTTCGGTCCAGTTCGTGTCATCGGCGAGATCGAGAGTGGCGAGAAATTCCTTGATGGCTGCTTTGGGGGTCGTCATTGTATACCTCTGGGGCTCGGGGGTGGTGACCCGGTCCCGCATGGGAGCCGGGGAAGTCAGCCGGAGGGCAGGTACGAGCCCTGCCTCTCCGGCGATCTGCCAACTACGGACCGAAAGTGTCCCCCTCTTAATCCGCCGTCAGCAAACCAATTTACGGAAGCTGACTGATGTTCGTTGCGGCCTTGACGCGATCCGCGCCATACTTCTCAAGCCTCGCTTCGATGATGGCGGACGTGCTCGAAAGTCGGGTCGCTTCCATTGCGAGGAAGGCGAGCGCCTGTTGCGAATGCCGATCGCGCGCGGGGTGCCGCTGATGCTTGTTGTATTCTCGCGGAGTAGCGCCGCCCTGTCCACTCTTGACGGTGGCCGGGTTGAGATCACTACCTTGAAAAGGCTGGGCCATGAGATGTTTCCTTCTTTGAAAGAAAAACAGCCCGCCCGGTTTAGTGGGCGGGCTGTTTATCCAGTGCGGCTTGTTAAAGGCCGGAATTCTTAAACCGAAGAGCCTTAGCTCTCGCGGGTGATCAGACGAGCCAGCTTGATCTGCTTGCGCTCGGGGAACACGCGGACCCACGAACCGTGGTAGGCGAGGTTGTTCGCCGTCGCCGCGTTGGTCGGGCCACCCTCGAAGGACGGGCTGCCGACGTAGGCATGGCCGACCGGATGGATGCACCATTCGACGCGGTTGTAGAGGATGTCCGACCCGGCACCGTTGCCGCGATCGGGGAAGCGGAAGACTTCGGTCGGGACGATGGGCGAGCCCACGCCGAGACGGAAGGAGGCAGGGCCAACCAGCCACGTATGGTAGATGCCGGAGGCGGTCTGTGCGCCGTTGCTGGCATCGCCGGCCGGGTTGGGCATCCCGTCGTCCACGATCACTCGGCGACCAAGGAAGACCGGAATGTTGGTCTTGCCTTCGCTGTCGGGGACGAAGTCGATCAGGTTGTTCTTCTGAGCGGTCGAGTACACGATCGAGTGCATGAACACTGCGGTCACATCCTCGGAGGCGTCGCCGAGCAGAGTGGCGGTGTTGATGAACTCGGGAGCCGAGAAGTTGGTGGTGCCCGCCAAGAACACGCCGCTGTTGTAGCCGGAGATGTCATGGGTCAGGTCGTTCTGGGAGCCGTAGGCGGCATTGATGCCGACCGAGCCGGACCGGCCCAAGGTGGGATCGGCCAGTGCGTTGTTGGCGAAGATGCCGTTGGCAACGGCGACGAACGCGCGCTGCAACCGGCGGACCCAGTAGTCGGAAACACGCGATGCGATCGACTGCATCGGGTCCGCGCCGGCCAGAGCCGTCGCCAGACGCATCGTGCTCCAGCTTGAGTTACGCGACAGGCGCACCGCGACTTCGGCGCTGGTCTGGGTGATGTTCGGGGTCGAAGTGGTGTTCGGGTCGTCCGAGGAAACGTTCTCCGCCGGATCGCCGATGTCCTGCCAAGACGGCACGGTGAAGGTAAGACCGCCACCGGCAAGCAGGTTGTCGAGGAAGTCATCACGGGCGGCAACACCGCTCTGGATGATCGCGGTCTTCTCCATCGTGAGCTGCTGGGTGTAGGGAGTGAAGACGGCGGGGACGATAACGTCCGCGATTTGGGTGGACACGTTGACCATGATACTCTCCGCTAGGTGCGCGTTGGGGTGAAGGCGTTTCCGCATCTCTCCCCATGGAGAGTTTTGGTAAAACTTGCGCAGTGGAATTTCGCGACATCTCGACCATGCGAGGAAACGAAGTCACTGCAAATCGTGACGGGAGAATATCCGCTCATGTACTAGAAAACAACTGGGAATTATCGCCAACCGTTTTTGCTGAATTTAGAGCGTAAATCGGCTCGCTACCGGAGAAGCTTCGTACGCTCCGGTCGGGGCTCGTACCAGCCCTTGCCGCCGAAAATATCTTTGACGGATTGGAAATAGTCGGTGTAGCGCGGGGCAACATTTTCGAGCGAAAATTGCTCTGCCCAATCGCGACAATCACTCGGCATGATCTGGTGGATGTTGCGCACGGCCCATTCGAACTGCTCGAAGGTTCGACAACGGAAGCCAGTCTTTCCCTGTAGATTATATTCGGCGAACGCGCCCCAGTCCGATGAGATGACCGGGGTCCCCGAAAGCATACTCTCGATTTGCACGCCGCAGAACGGTTCAAGGAAGGTCGAAGCACAGATCGTCGCGCGCGCATCGCGTAGAAGAGCGCGACGCTTGATCGGACCGGCGTTTCCAACGTAGCTGATCAACTCGGTTGGCGGCTCCTGCACGCCGGGGCCTGCGATGACCAGCGGAGTGTTCGTCTTCTCCGCTAGCTGCTTGGCGATGTGAATGCCTTTACCGGAGTTGAGCCTGCCGAGGAACAGGAGGTAGTCCTTTTTCTGGTTGGAAAATTCAAAATCCCCGAGATTGAAAGCGTTCGGGATCACGGCATCATACCAGAATTCGTTGCTGGCGCTCATCGCCGCCGCGTTGCCTTGATACGCGTGCATGATCGCGTAGCTCTCGTAGATTTTGAATTTCGCAAAGGTGCCATTCGGATATCCGATGCCGCTCTCGACTACGATCATGTCTGGGTGTGCGTCGGCGACCGGCTTATGCCAGTCCCCGAAGGCGCAGAGCAGGAAGTCGCCCGGGTGCTTGCGCTTACCGATCTCCACGATAGCATTCTTGTAAAACTCGACGTAGCAGCGATCGGTCTTCGCGAAGGCAGGGAAACCGCTCTTGCGCCAGTTATGATTTGGATACGACTTGACAAGGTCGAACGCCGTCGTCACGGCGATGCTTTCATCGCACTCGACTTTCGAGTGAACGTTGCCATAGTGATAGACTTCGTGACCCTCCGCCTTCATCATCTTGCAGAGCTTGACGACCTTCTGAGTGAAGGCGCAGGATGAATACTCAGGCGTCGAGATTGTGTGCGGAATTCCCAGAATATGCAGGCGAGCCATGTGTGAGGGCCTTCGGAGTTATGAGGGACAAGGCGTCATCGGTGCTCGACTTCACCGCTTTTGTGATGGCGCGGATGTGCGGCAGAAGCTCCGTCGCAAAATCCGGGTGACAACGCATATGGTGGAAGTGGTCGTGAGGGATCGTGCCCTGAGTGACCAAGAAGTTCTCAGCGCGTTCTTTCAGTTCGCCGAGCCACTCGTCACGCTGCGCCGCCTCGTTGGCCTCCAGCGTCGGAAGGTTCTTGTACTTTCGGTGCGGCTCCAGCTCTGCCATGATCTTGTCGATGGTCGCGAGTTCATTGCGCGCGGCCTTGACGTTGTTATTCCAGATTTCCAGTTCGCCCTTGGCCTCGATGATATTAGCTTCAGCCAACATTCTCTGCCATGGGGGGATATCCTGAGAGAGCGCGAACCGCGCCTCTTCGATTTTGGCATCCCGACGAAGGCGCTGCGCTTCGGCGTTCTTGAGATTGGCGTCGATTGCGATCCGCTGTCCGTACATCAGCATCCACGCACCGTCAGGTGTATGACAGCCGCCAGCCAAGAAGTAGCGAAGCTGAAAGTCGGAATTGGTTCGATGAGGGTGGCTTTCCATGGGGCTCTCCTTAGCCGAGACCGGACGGTCTGTCAATCACATATTGACGCCGGTCGTGCCGTTACTGGCCCCGGCACCCTGCGAACATGCTGTCTGTAGCGCGGTCCCGGTGGCTGTTGTGGCTCCCGAATATGTATAGGAATTGGTAGTCGTGGAGTTCACTCCGATCATGATAATGCCGACAGTTGGATTACCCGCAGAGCCGCCTCTCAGAGCCCCCGTTTGTAGAGCGGTGCTATTGGCGGTGGTGGCCCCGGCATACGTATAGGAGTTGGTGGCGGTGTTGGCAGAGGTGCCGCCTAGGGGAAAGATACCAATAGCTGAATTACCCACGCCACCGTCTGAGGGACCCAGTACTGATTGTAGACTAGTGCCAGCGGCCACTATGTCGCCGGAATAGGTATACGCCCTAGTGGTGGAGGTTCCTTCGCCGACAGCAAAAACGCCTATCGTTGACATGCCCGCAGCCGCACCACGATACTCGGCATTAGTTAGGGTAGTCCCGCTTGCGCACGTATCACCAGAATACGTATACTTGTCGGTCGTGGCGCTGAATTGGCCGCACGCCAAAATCCCGACCGTCGCATTTCCCGCAGCAGCGCCCGAAGAGGTAACGGCATTTGGTAACGCCGCTCCGGCAACACACGTATCCCCGGCAAAAGTATATTTGTCACTCGTGTTAAATCCGGACCCGTGAGCAAAAATGCCCTTTGTCGCAGTACCAGCAGCACACCCCTCAAGAAAATTATTTGATGGGAGAGCCGTGGCAACGGTAGTCGATCCGCCCGCAAACAGATACTTGTTCGTAGTGGTCGTGAAATTGCCAACAGCGAAAATGGCGAGCGTCCCGCTCGTCGTCGTCGCGATTTCCGCAATTAGCAATGGTCCTACGAGCCCGACCATTATGTTAGCCCCACACCAGAGATGACCCATTCGGTCGAAGTCACTTTTTCGGCGGTAGCAACGCCATAGGCCGTGAGCGTGCGCGATCCCGTCGTGGACGCCGCGCCCGCGAGATACATCGTGTCGGAAGTGATCGCAATGGTCAGTACGCCAGCTCCGTGCTGGTTGATGAAGTGCAAGAACGTTCCAACCGCATAGGCGACGTTCGCGTTGCTATCGATAGTGAACGTGCGCGCGGAGCTATCGGCAGTCGGATGCAGAACGCCGTTATTAGCATCGCCGAGTACAGTCGTATAGGCCGCGCTCTTCGAGAGCAGGGTCATCGCGACAGCGGGACCCGTTGCACCGGTAACACCGGTTGCACCGGTTGCTCCGGTGACACCGGTCGCGCCTGTAACGCCAGTCGCACCGACCCCGCCCGCGATATCGAGCGTACAGATGTCGCCGTTCGTGAATGTCCCGACTTCTGCGACAAACGTCAGAGCAATTTCGACCCATGTGTCGGAGCCCTGTTGCGTGACGGCCCCTGTCGTGAAAATCGCATAACCACCGAGCGTCGTGATGTCGCGGAGGATCAACGTCGATCCCACTTTGATGGCATTCAACCACGCTATAGCACTCGGGTTGCCGCTGTCATGAGATGTGCCCATAATCGCGATATTAGCAACGCTCGCCCACGTCGCGTTATCAACCCTAAATGTTCCAGTCCCCGGCGAAGCCATCGTCGTAGTGGATGAATAGGCCCACGTAAGGTTTCCCGTGAGGCCGGTCGCGCCTGTCGCGCCTGCCGCGCCTGTCGCGCCTGTCGCGCCTGTGACGCCGGTTGCGCCCGTGACGCCGGTTGCCCCGACTGCACCGGGCTGACCCGAGAGATTGATACTCCAGTCAGCGTGAGTTCCAGTTCCGCTGTTGTTGCTCATCGAAATCGTCAGAGTAGTCGAGCTATAGCTCGTGCAGATGCCCTCCATCCATTCGTTCGTGCTAGTCGAAGTCGCGCGGACATACGCCCCGGCTTGGTATGCGAGGCCTGCTTGCGTCGTAAAAATTCGTGTACCAAGGCCCACTGTGCTGAGGCTCGTTGTAGAGGTCGCGTAATACCCCGGGCCGGTTGCGCCAGTTGCCCCGGTTGCGCCCGTGACGCCAGTTGCGCCGGTCGCCCCAGTTGCGCCTATTGTTCCGAGCAGGCCTGCGTTCCACGTCTCACCGCTAAACATCAACAGTTGGCCAGCGACGAGGGGGCCGCACCAAAGCACGCGATACGTTCCATTGTCGTCAAGTTTAACAGTGACAGTCTGAGTGACCACGTCGTTATTATAGATCGTGATCTGCTTGACGCGGCGGATCGTACTCGCGGCCGGCGCAGCGATAATCGTCACTGGCGCGGTGCCGTTCGTTGTCGTGTCAGTCGAGCCGTCCGTGTACGCCGAAGAAGTGATGTCCGCGTAAGAGACAGTCACATCGCAATCGGACGTGTTCTTTGCGCCCGCGAGGACGACGGTGATTGATTTGGTAGTTGCATCTAAAATCATGGGTAGCTCCCTGCGACTAGCGCGAAATACAATCCGTCTGTGCCTGCTGGCCCGGTTGCGCCGACGCCGCCCGTGCCACCTGTCGATCCAGTTGCGCCCGTGACGCCGGTCGCTCCCGTGACGCCGGTCGCTCCCGTGACGCCGGTCGCTCCCGTGACGCCAGTTGCTCCCGTGACGCCAGTCGCGCCCGTAACACCGGTTGCGCCGGTCGGACCCGTTGCGCCGGTCGGACCCGTTGCGCCGACGCCGCCCGTGCCACCTGTCGATCCAGTTGCTCCCGTGACGCCGGTCGCTCCAGTCGCGCCGATGCCGCCCGAAATATCCACCGTACAGATGTCACCGTTCGTGAAAGTGCCGGTTTCAGTGACATAGGTGACTGCGATTTCTACCCACGTATCGGAGCCCTGTTGCGTGACTGCGCCGCTCGTAAAAACGGCGTAAGCGCCGGGTGTCGTGAGATCGCGGAGAATGATCGTCGAGCCGACTGGAATGTTATTGAGCCACGCTACGATGCTCGGGTTGCCGCTGTCGTTAGTCGTGCCCATGATCGCGAGATCGGTAACACTCGCCCACGTCGCGTTGTTCGCGCGAAACGTTCCTGTTCCCGGCGATGCCATCGTTGTCGTGGACGAATAGGCATAAGTGAAATTGCCCGTGAGCCCTGTTGCGCCGGTCGCTCCCGTGACGCCAGTCGCGCCGGTTGCGCCGGTCGCTCCCGTGACGCCAGTCGCGCCGGTTGCGCCGGCTGGACCGGTTGCGCCGGTCGGACCTGTTGCGCCGTCGTTACCCGCCGGTCCAGTTGCTCCCGTAACGCCAGTCGCGCCGACAGGACCCGTCGCGCCAGTAACGCCAGTCGCGCCGACAGGACCAGTTGCTCCCGTAACGCCAGTCGCGCCGACAGGACCCGTCGCGCCAGTAACGCCAGTCGCGCCGATCGGTCCAGTTGCTCCGGTGGCACCTTCGATATTTCCAATCAGGACCCAGCCCGGAGAAATCTGCTGTTCGTAAATGTTGCCCGTTGCAGTGTCGAGATAAAGATCGCCGAATAAACCCGCTGGGCTGGCAGGCGGAGCGCCTGTCCCCTCAGTCCACTCAGTGCCTCTGACGCCGGTTGCTCCCGTGACGCCGGTTGCTCCCGTGACGCCAGTCGCGCCGGTTGCGCCGGTCGCTCCCGTGACACCAGTTGCGCCGACAGGACCAGTTGCTCCCGTGACGCCAGTCGCACCTGTCGGCCCCGTTGCGCCGTCAACGCCTGTTGCTCCAGTAAGCCCCGTTGCTCCAGTAAGCCCGGTTGCTCCCGTAACGCCAGTTGCGCCGACAGGACCAGTTGCTCCTGTGACGCCGGTTGCGCCGACAGGACCCGTTGCTCCGGTGATGCCAGTCGCACCGACAGGACCCGTCGCGCCCGTGACACCGGTTGCGCCGTCGTTTCCCGCTGGCCCTGTCGCGCCTGTGACGCCGATTGCGCCCGTTGGTCCAACGCCACCCGTGCCGCCTGTCGATCCGGTCGCGCCCGTGACGCCAGTCGCTCCAGTAAGCCCCGTTGCGCCGTCAACGCCTGTTGCTCCAGTCAGCCCTGTTGCGCCAGTGACGCCGGTCGCGCCAGTCAGCCCCGTTGCGCCAGTGACGCCGGTCGCGCCAGTCAGCCCGGTTGCGCCGACAGGACCCGTTGCGCCGTCGTTGCCTGTCGGTCCCGTTGCGCCAGTTGCGCCGGTCGCGCCCGTCGCGCCCCGAGGCCCTGCGCCCCCGCCTCCCGTGCCCGGCAACGTGCCAAGATTGATACCTTGATACCAAACGTCTCCCGTGTGCATATCGAAATAGAGACCAAGATCACCCGAAGGTGGCTCGCCAACTCCAGCGGAGCCGTTCGGTCCGATGTTGCCAAGTAACTCCCACGCGCCGTCGATATGGAGCCAAAAATCGTTTGTAAGTTCGTTGATATAAAAATCACCATCGACGCTCATGTCGGATCACCATCTCCGGCTGAGCCCATGCCACCGCTGCTCGTACTCGTCGTGGTGCTACCAACGGTTTTACGAAGTATCCATTGACGTTCGATGATGCGCTGAGCGGGATCGACGGCAGGCCGCGTTGCGCCAACAGACGAACCCGCTAGACGCGCGGTACGCTGAGCGACGGAAAGGCCATATGCTTTGATGTACGCACCCTGAGCCGTGAGGCTCCAAAATTCTCGGGTCCACGGGTTGTCTACCATCGTTCAATCCGATCATGAAAAAGCGCGCCCCCATTCTACGAGGGCGCGCTCTCCCGAACAACTGGCAGTTACATCAGGCCGCTGTAGCCTTCGTCGCACCAAGATGCGAACCGACACTCTCGGCCAAGACCTTGGCTTTCTCTTCGCCGTACTCCTTGACGTACTTACCTTGATTGGTGAGGTTCCATGCCTCCTTCGACCAAGGATTGTTCGCGCGACCGGCCGGGCCAGAGCCGCCCTTCGAGCCGCCGCCGACAGAGGCGGGCCACCAATGCGGGGACTTCTCCTGCATGTCCTTGAACCATTCACGCGGGGTCAGGCCCGGGACCGTCCCGAACACGTCCTTGGTGATGATGCGACCATCGTCGGTCGCTTCGAACACGCGGTTGCCCTGCAAAACGGCGTCAGAGACAGCCGTGGGCACGAGCTTGGCTTCGATCGCCGCGTCGCGAATGGCGCGCTCGACGTTGCCGGTGACGATGGATGTCTTGAGGGTGTTGATCTCCCCATCCTTCTCGGCTGCGGCCTTGGTGATCGTATCGAGCTTGCGCTCGATATTGGTCTTGTCGCGCTCCAGCGGAGCGACGGCCTGCTTGACCCGGGCCGCGATGATCGGCTCCAGCTTGGTCTCGTCGATCGTGCCATCCTTCTTGATGGCGTCGAGCTGAGCCTTGGTCTCTTCCAGCTCCGTCGCCTGCAAGTGGATCAGCTCGGCATCGAGGCCTTCGAACGGCTTGAGCAGTTCCTTGACGGCCTTGTGATCGGCTTTCTCCTTGCGGAGCGCTTCCGACACGCGGTCAACGTCGGCTTGGGTCTTGACGCCTTGCACGCCAGTCAATTCCCATTTGCCTCCGCGCTCCGTGTAGAGTTCGGCGTAGCCTTCTGGGATTTCCTCGGCCGTGTCGTAAATAGTCTTCAGAGTAACGGGCATGGTAACTTCTCCTTGGTAGAACCTAGGTGGACATCCACTCAGGCACCGCTCATGCGGGATTTTCGTTTCTGGGGTTTCGATGGAAACGCCCAATTCACTAATCCGGGCTGAAATGATCGCTCAAGATAGAGTGCCCGTAATCGCAATAGTTTAGGACTATCCTTGATGCCCGTACCATTGTTGCACCCATGACAGCACCAACCGCGAAAACGGCCGGTAGCATGGCAATGATCAAAATGTAGAGTTCGAGTTGAGACCTCACCGCAACACTCACAACTTTCCGGTGGCAAACGCCCGGGGATTTCAATAGGCATCATATATTGCGTAGCAATAGTTATCGCTCGCCTTTCAGGCCGCTGGCGATAAGCCCTCTTAGCCGCCTTAGCTTCTGGAGTTCGTTGTCGGGCAAGCGCCGCCGCTAGATATTCCGGCGTTCGGCTACGCTCGCGCTTTCGATCGCGCAGACGGGCACGAGAGCGTCTCGCATCCAATGATTGATCAACAAAATGCGAGGCACGTGTATCACCGGCCATAGTTTTTCCTCTTGTGCAACAGTCCTCGGCCTAGGCGGAAGATGTGCTGTCTCGTGATCTCTGTCGCGCCATTGGAGCCGTTCAATCGACGGCTTCCGATGACGCGGTGAGCGATATCGGTGTTATCCTCGCCGGCTGTCAGGCCGACGCTGAGCGCGGAGTGGATGCGATTGGCATCATCAGCCGCGATACTTCGAGCCCATGCAACGAGCGTGTGCCCATGAATTTTCAGTGTTCGCGGTGCCCGGCGATGCCGGTCCCACGCGATGCCGTCGTGCTCGTGCTCTTCGACATCAGTCATCTTTTCGGCCTTCGTCCTCAACCCACTTCGGGAGCAGGCCCATCTTCTGCGGCGCGTAGACAGTATGCTCGCTGTCCGCAGTCCTGTTCGAAACTCCATGCGGGCCGTAGTTGACCCACGAATTCTGTCCGCGCGTGCCTGCTGTCATCGCCGGACGCGCAAGGTCCGAATACATCGCAGCGTGAGAGCGCCAAGCATTCTCTTCGCCGCCAGCCCGGAAGCCATTTCCTTCTTTCATGTGTCCGTTCATGTCATGCACGATCCGGAAGACATCGTTGGCGACGACTTTACGGCCGCCGATAACTTCGCCCGTTTTCTTGAGGACGGGGCTGTCCTTTTCGTAGGCCCTCGCCTCGGGGCCGGTGCCGAACCCCTGATCGGTGGGAAAGCCCCACCAGTGATTATTCTCACTCACATCCTGCGCTCCGAGACGCGGCGACGCGGCATACGGGTCCTTTTGGCCGGGCTTGATCCAATCGACTTTCAGTCCGGTTGCCTTGATGGCTTCCCACTGCGCTTGCGTCTCCTTGATCATCGCATCGTAACTGGCCTTCGTCGCCGGTTCGGTCGGCGTGTGCTTCATCTCGTCGAACGCGTCCGCGATGCGCTTGGAACGATCGACATCGACCGGCACGTACTTCTTCGGAGGGTCGTATGGCAGACCCGCCGACTTCATGTAGCTCGCCGCTGCGTCCTTGAGCCGACCGATCGGTCCGGGAACATACCACTTGCCGCCCAAGTTGATCGGCTTCTGCGGCAGGCCTTCGAGCGGCTTGTGACCGCCAGCGACCTTGTCCGCCTGCGCCTGCGCAGCGGCCCACTCGCCTTTCTCGTCTCGTGCCTCGTCGGGATTATATGTCACTGGGCAAGTTATCCCGTAGATGGCGGAACGCCGCCTTGATGTGGCGCTCCCGGTGTGCAGCGATCTTCTTCGTCAGCTCGTCGCGCGTGAGCATCGCGTCACTGACCTTGGTTCGATTGATCCCGGCCACATCCATCAGCTCGTTCTCGATCATGTCGCGGATTTGCGGTTCGCTCTGATCGAGGATGTTGATCGCCTCCATGAACGTCTTGATGATGTGCTTGACGTGCGGGTCGCTCGTCTTGTCGCTCACGTCCTGCGCAGCCTGCTTCAGCGCACCAAACGGCCCATCATTCGATTTGTCCACCAGCTCCGGAAACATAGCAGCGGCGTTCTTGGCGAAGTCGGCCGCATTGCCGCTCGGAATGTCTCCCGGACCATCCGGGTCCGTGATCTGCGGTGCGTAGGTATCTTTCACAGCTTCACACCTTTCTCGGTCGCGATCTTTCGCAGCTCGGTGCTGTAGTCAGTGTTGAGACGTTCCGTGTTCCGGCTTCCCAGTTTCGTGTAGAGCCGCTTTTCCGGATACCACCACGTTGCCTGCATATCGGCGATCGTCATATGATGTCCCGCATCCGCGAGCTTCTGTTGGGCCTGATCGAACACGTCTCGAATGTGCTGGCGCTGGCTTCCGTTGCCGGGCTGATCCTTGATGCCCCCGACCGCGAGTTCATACCGCTCGGCCGCGTATGTCAATTCCGATTTGGTCTTCGTTCCGGCGTCGAAGTCCGCGCGGTTGTCCTTAAAATCCTTGATATGGGCCAGACGAATGTCTGCGGCCAGCTTAACCATTCGGGGCTCAGTCGTCGGGATTTTCTGCCCGGCGGCCTTGAGCGCAGCAGTGAAGCGCGCCTTCGGCTTTTCTACGTCTACCGTCCCAGTCAGCGTGCCCGTGAGACGGCCCCAGCCGCGCATGAGCCACATATCGGCGGTGAGAGGTTTGAAGTTTCCATTGAGGTTCTGATAAAATCCCTGTCCGATTTTCGGTCCCAAGATCGCGGAGCCATACATCTTGGCCCCCATGTTTTCGCCGCTCACGGGCATGCCCATCTTGTCGAGATCGCCAACGGTGTATTCCTTGTCCAGAAACGCTTGCGCGCCCGCGACGCCCATGGTCCCAATCAGCTTGTTGAGCTTGTCGAAATTGCCGTTGATGCTGATCCCAGCCTTTCCGGCCTCCATGTCAGTCGGGAATTTCCCGGTCTTCTCAAAAATTCCATATGCCTTGTCGGCGAGGGCGGTGTTGATCTGCACGGTTTGGTTCTGGCTCGTGACCGCCAGCGCGGCGGTGAAAGCGAACTTCGCCGCCGGGTTGTCGGCCATTTCCGGGTGCAGCTTTTCGGCGACGCCCATGGCATCCTTCATGCTGCTCGTGTACCAGTCCTCTGCGTTGCCGCCGCGCTTCAGCTCGTTCTCAATCTCTGAAGCGATGGCGCTCGAAACGATGTTATCCGCTTTCGCGTTCGGCCCCTCTTTCCCTTTCGGCTCTTCGATCACGCCGCCCGGGATGCCGAGCGCCTTGAGAGCGGCCTGCCCGCGCGCATTCAGCTCCTTGGCGATGTCCGGGTTGCTGCGCGAGCCCGGTTTCGCCATGGTAGGATCATTCAGGATCGAGTTGACGGTGAGCTTGTCGTAAGCTCCGCCCGCCGTCCACTCTCCGTGCGCATCGCGCGGCTCGTCAGGATTGAAGGTCACGCGCCGCCCTTCGTCTTGCCCGCTGACGCGCCCTTCTTGCCGACTTTACGCTTCAGAGGAACAGGTGACCCACGCGTGTAGCCCTTCGCACGTGCGGTCGGCACAATCGGCACGTTCTGATTTGGCGGTGTAGCGCCTGCGGGGGCGGCCGGTGGGGCGGTCGGGGCTGGTGGTGTAGTGCCGCCGTCGCTCGGTGGCGGACCCGCGACTGCGCTGAGATCAGTATCCAAGAAAGTATCATCGGTGACAGACTGCCCAAAGGGGCCGACCATGGTCCCGAGCATCGACGCCGCTTCTTCCTCGATCTGATTGTTCTCTTCTTCAAAGTCCATCTCCGTCATGTCGTTCATCTGCATCATGCGATGCATCGAACGGAGTGACAAGGGCAGTCCGAGCTGCTTGGCCTGCATGAACGCGAGCAGCGCGGCACCAGCGACAGTCTGATCGGCGAAGTCCGTGGTCGGCTTGACCGATACTTCATCGGGGTCTTCCCCGACCCACTCCGCGCAATACTTAAGCGCGGTCTCCAGTCCCTTGCCGGCGCACTGGGCGACGGATGAAATCGTGGTCGTGCGAGCCGCGACGCGAATACGGAGGGCTTCGCCGCTCTCACCGCGCGCGTTGCCGACATCCAAGAAGGCCACACCGAGCGAAGCGGCTTCGTCCTGATCGCTCTTGAGCGACTGACGCATCTCGCCAAGACCGGCGGCGGAGACGCCGATGTATTTCGCATCGCCATCGATACGCAGATCGATGACGCCCTTGTTGCCGACGCGGAGTTTATCCGGCGCGGCTTCATCGACGTTGCCACCGATGATGACGAGCGTGTTCTGTCCTTGCAGGTAAAGCGTTTGCCGGTAGTCGGCCTCGCCCCGGTAGATAGCCAGAGCGAGGTTCGACAGGCCAAGAAGTGGGGACACTTCCGGTTCGGGTACGAGATCGTTTGCGCCGATGAAGACGAACGGGATGTCGTCGAGTGCGCGACCGCCGATCGACGGGAAAATAAAATCTTCCATGATGGGCATGGAGCTGTCATTGACTTTCACGGCGACAGCGTAGGGCGATCCCTCCGGCGGGCGCTCCCAGCCGCTCTCAAGGCTCTCGGGACCGCCGCGCGTGAGCACGCGATACTTGCGTTCGGTCTTCCACGTAAAGCCCTCGCGGCGAAAACCGCTCTCGTCCAGCACGACGAGATCGAGCATGTTGCGGCCCTCGTTAAGGCGTCCCGCGTCCCAGTTGATGATCCGCATCGGCTCGTAGAATGACAGGTACGGGGTCGCCTTGTCGATATCGACGCCCTGCGGTGCGTCCGCAAGCAGCCCGCAGCGCCCATACAGGAGTTGCGCGACGTTGATCCGGCGAAGCAACATCTGGAGCCCCTCGCCTTGGATTGTCGCCTTATCCATCATGGTCTGAAGACGCGGAGGCAGCGTGATCACGGCGGGCTTGTTATGCATTATTCCAACCATTGCCTTCACGGCATCCTTGACAACGTCGTGGAAGTAGGCGCGCATCAAGTACGCTTCGTAGTCGCGCCAGCCGGGAGAGCTTGGGGTCGTCATTCCATCCTGCACCATGCCCTCGGTCGCCGGGAGGTAGTCGAGACGCTTCGACTTGACGGCGCGCTCGCCTTGATAGGTGTCCGAGAGCTGGAGCCATTCGCCCAGTCTTTCTACGTACTCGGGATGCTTGTCTGGCAATGCCATGGTGATATCCTTCCGGGGGCTAGGTCCTCTAGCCTATTAACCATATCCTGTCAATCATCTTGACAGGATGATTACGCGCCTGCTCGCCCGGACTTCATGCCCGGGGAGCTGTCAAAGCGCAGCATGTACCGCGTCTCGTCTCCAGCGTGGTCTTCGCTGTCATCGTCTACATCATCGATCTTGACTTCGTCGCGCGGCAGCACCGGCACGCATCGAAGCCATTGCTGGCATTCCGTCGTGACGAACAGGCCGGGGATTTCCCGGAAGCCGTCCGGCGGCCGTTTGGCCGCCTTGAGCCGCTTGCGGATTTGCTCCCAGCCCTGCTCGCGCGAACCGGGGCCTTTGTCGGCCCTCTCCCAGAAAACGCCACGGTATTTCACGCCGTTGATCGTGACCGGCTTCTCGAAGTCGTCCGCGATGGAAACTGTCGATGAGGACTGATCGCCATCGAAAATCGAACTGTCCGCCGGTCCTCGGCTCACCCGGGTCCACGTACCTTGAGGATCACGTAGGCCCCATTTGATTTCGCGTTCAATGATGCCCTTCGCGATATCGGCGACGAGCAGCCGCGAGCCTTCGTTCGGTTGTCCGCGCCAGCCGTACCATTCGTGGATACGGAAGAGATCGCCGCGCACTGTCGCCCGCATTCTACCGGGGACGATCTGCCCCTGTGAGTTCTTCGTGTCGCGCAATTTCAAATCGGTCCCGTCGCTCCGTGCGTACCAGCCGACCGAGAACGGCTTCGACGAGCCATGGTCATAGGCCCGATAAATCTTCCAGCCCGGCGGCACGTCGAACGGCTCGATCACGACCGCGTCCCGGTACTCGTACCAGATGTCGTCGAACATGCCGCCGGCAACGATGTCCCACGAGCCCTCCATCCACGCCGCGAGTTCGGACTTGTTGCGGGCTGACGCTTTAATTTTGTTCTTGTACTCCGGGTCCGAGTGCAACAGCAGCACGTTCTCGTCGAGATAGCCGTGAATGGCGCGGCGCGGCGGCTCCTTGTTACCTGCTTCGTCTACGGTGCCCGTAATGAGTGGGCCGACTGTCGGCTTGCGCCCGTTGATCGTCTCGCCGTTGATCGGCAATCGCCAGCGGGCCTTGACCCAGTTATGGCCGACGCCGTAGGGATTGGTCGTTGCGCGCACCTTGCGCGGCATTCCCCTGATCGTCGAACGCGAGCACGAGAACATGCTCATGTAGCAATCCGGGCTCGGCCAGTTCGTCAACTCTTCCCAACCAATCCACGGATAGGCGTGACCGTGGTAGTTATCGTAATCGCTGCGCACGTTGAAGTGGGCGAAGTACAGGCGCTCGCCTGTCGGCCACTCCCACATCGTCTTGACTTCATTGTAGACCGCGTTAGGCCAGATACGCTTGATCCACTTCTTGGACTTCTCAATGATGTCGCGCAACTGCGGATGCGATTGTCGAAACAAGACGCCTTTCCATTCTGCACCATAGCCTTTGCCGACATCCTGACAAAAGTCCATGATCAGCGCGTCGGTCTTGCCGGGGCCGCGTGTTCCTTCGTAGAGAACTTCCATTGTCGGATCGGCGAGGAAAAACTCCTGTGACCCCGGTTGCGGGCACCATATCGCAGCTTTTAACACCCCTCTATCGTCACGAAAATACGGGACGTAAGCCCCATCCTTGTCCTGCACGAATTTTTCGACACTGGGCCACTGCATTTTAAGCGGCGTCCCCAGTGTCGTCCTCAGTACCCTCAACGCTGTCATCGAACGTGACGGCTGGCCGACCTTCGCGACGATAGGCACTTTCAAGTTCGTTGAGCGCTTCCGACGTGGCCGCGCGCATCCCGACGACAAGCACGCCGCCCGTGACGTTCATATCAACGATCGCCCGCTTGCCATATTCTTTCGGCTTGCGGTTTTCGAGATACCACCTGAGCATGTCGGGGTCTTGTTTGAAAATCGTCTCGGGGACTGGAGCACCGTTCTCGTCGCGAAGCCATAGCCTCGGGTTTCTGTCGTCAATGGGGTCGCCGAGCAGAACGAACAGATCATACTTGTCTGGGTCGATTTTATATTGGACGCGCCCCCTGAAAGATTGTACCTCGAAGAAGCCCGTAGCCAGTGCCCACGAAGCCGTCTCCGCTTTCCCGAGGCCTTCATCCACCGCTGCGTCCCATGCGAGATGAAACCGCTGGGTGTTGTCAGAGTTCTCATTCTCTTCATCGTCGGGAAGAGCTACGTCGAAACCGTCCCCGGGAGCGCCCTCCTTGGATTTCTGTAGCCAGTATTTGAGTTGGGAGAGGCTGATGCCCGCGCGCTGCGCCGCGTCCGACGCATGGGGAATTTCAGCGACGTTCTTGAGCAGACGATTGAGGCGTTCGGGAGTGTTCTTTCGCGGGGCGCGAGGGCCACGGACATCTAGGGGCGAAGGCCCAGACCCGTTTACCGGATAGCTGCGGGATCGCTCTAGGACGCCCCGGCTTGCTGCGCCCATGGGACGAGACTTCGGCGGGGCTTTATCGATTAGCACTTCGGGGCCGACCGGAGCCGGGCCGAGCAAATCGTCGAGACTGGTTTCTTCTCCGCTCATGCGGGTATCCCCTTCAGGCATTGCATCGGCCCAGCCGATGGGAGGCGCGCATGCGCACTCGCGTATATTCGTCTTTGATACGCAAACGCGGATATAGCTCAGCTATACCCGATGTTTTGTATCATTCGCAGCCCTTACAGATGTCCGCCGGTCCCGGCGGGACTGGCGGAAGCGGGGCTACCTGAGACTGTGGCCTAGCACTGATATCCGGGCGTGACCCCACACCCTGTTGTGTGCTGTGCGGACCCAAAAAAGTAGTGAGGGAGGCCACCCCCGACGCCCATCAGTCCAGCGAGCCAGAGCATGACCGCGATCAGGCACAAGAGCGCTACGATGATCTTCCCGACCTTCACCATGTCCGCCGAGGGCGGATATCCGACGAGGGTGAGTAGCCAGAGCATTGTGAAAGCAACGAACACAACGATCGCACAGTAGAGCACGACGTTGGCCAGTCCGATAAGAATTTCCATGGTAGCCTCACTTGCCTAGTTCGGCGCGGATGATACTCGCGCGAGCTTGACTAAGCTTGTCATCGGGAAATTGTTCCAGATGCTTTTGGATACCTTCAAGTTGACGTTCTAGGCGCTTCTGTCTACTCGAAGGCGCGCACGTGTTGACTTTGCCCATCAGATTTTGCCGTCTTCAACGCCGAAGATGACGCCTTTTTCAGATGTTGGGAAAGCGCCGTAGCCGACCATGCATCCGTTTCTGAAGGTGACGAAGACCGACAAGATGCCGCCGTCCTTATCGAAAATTTCGGCGAGATCGACATCCGCATTCGGCGAGGGACTTCTCGCCATCATCCCCTTGAGCACGGCACCTTCGACCTTCCGATCGAATTTGAGCGGGGCTGGGGCGGTCTTGAGAACCACTTCAGGGGTGAGACAGACTTCTGCCGGGGCCTTGTGGGCGATGGATGTGTTCTTAGCGAGGACAGGGGGAGCGAGGGCGAGAAGAGCAGCGAGGGACAGCGATGCGACCTTCAGCATTTGTTGAAACTCCTGTTACCGCTGAAATGAGCGATTGGTGATGGGACCACGGGCGCGCCGGATGTTGGCGGCCGGAATTTTCCCGCCCTCGTCATTGCGCGAGCGCATGGTCGGAGTGGTCGGCACTTTCTGCTCGGCGGAGACGGGGCGCGTTTGCGGGTTGACGCCGACTGGCACAGTAGCCTGCGGCAGGAAGCCGGAAGTCGTGTGCTTGCCGGGAGTGTCGCTCGACGGACCAGCGAAGCCGTTCTGGCCGTAGCCATTGTCCGACTTCATCTTGCTTCCAACTACGTCAATCGCCATGATCGTCTCTTTCGTCAATGTCGCTACCGTGCAGCCCGTCTTCCGCTTCCAGCCTTTCGGCTTCGGCGTCAGCTTCGAGCCACTCGCTCAGAAAGTCGTCCACAGATTAGCGGCCGAGGCGCGCGGCCTCTGCGAGGACGGCCTTGCCGAGATTGCCGTTGACCGACTGGCCGTTGGCGTCCTTCATGCCCCACGAGGACTTGAGTTCGCCCGGCTGCCGACGCAAAACCTTGTCGGTCGGCGACGGATCGAGCGGGTTCGGGCTGGAGGCGTCGGGCGCGTGATCGAAGCCCGGGCTCGTCGGCGACGCGCCGCGAAGCTTCGAGGCATCGGTCTGATCCTTCATGCCTTCCTTGACAGGGAATTTGGTCTGGGTGCGCTTCGCAGCGCCAGAGCGCGGATCGACGGGGCTGTTGGAAATGCGATCCTGCATCGCGGGGTCGATGGTCTTCGCTACAACGCCGCTACCTTTGACTGCCATGTGCGTGATCCTTACGAGTTGGAATTTCTCCGCAAGCATACGCGTAGCGCAGCTTCGGAACAACTGGGAATTAGGACGGGGGCTTGACAGTCCTCAGTGAGAGCAGTATCAAAACCATATGCCCCATTTTCTCTATCGCATCGTTGCTCCAGATGGTCGTGCCTACATAGGTGTTACCAAGAGCCCGAAAAAGCGTTTCAGTGCCCACTGCCATCGCTCTTCGTCGGCGGTCAACGCAGCGATCAGAGAGTTCGGCCGCGCCGCGATGAAATTCGAATTACTCACCTGCGGACCTAACGAGTATATCTACGAGCTTGAAGCGGCAGCCATTACTGCTTTTAATACTCGGCAGCCGAACGGTTTCAATCTGGCGATTGGCGGTCCTGCCGGGCGGTCCAATCGCAACCCGCTTCCGTCTACGCGTACCCGACTGTCAGAGGCGGCTAAGAAAAATATCAAAGCTCAAGTGGCTATGACGCTTGCTGCGACGGCAGCGCGACTTGGGAAACCCCTCCCAGCCACAACACGCGCAAAAATATCTGCGGCAAACAGCGGCACAAAACCCGCCGCACATACGATTGCGGCGTCGGTAGCCGCGCGAAAAGGCAAGCCTGCATGGAATAAAGGAATATCACCGTCTGCCGCGACCCGCACGAAACAGTCGATAGCGAGCAAGAATAACCCGAGGGTGGTAGCGGCACAAATTTTTGCGACGGCGAAAGCGGCAGAGAAGCGACGAATTATGTCGAGCCGAGCGGGCCGCCCGGACCTGAGCCGCCGGTAGTTGGGGGACCATTTGCTCCGGGCGCAGCTCCGCTCCCCGGCGAGCCCGGAAGAACTTGAGCTGGTTCCGGAAAGCTCGGCGGATCACTCTTGGGATGGCCATTTGCCAACACATCAGCGGCTTCATCATCGGTCACGCTCCGGTTGGGTTTGTCCCACTGGATATTGCTTTTAGATGCTCGCAGCATGTTACTTCCCCTTGAGTTTCATATAGACGACATCGGGTCCGCCCGCTGTCCAATTCTTTTCGCGATGATCTTCAACGAACCCGTGCTTCGCGTAAATCTGCGGAAGCCCGACATCGAACGCGTCGAGGGTTTTCCCGCCGGCCGCTTTCGCCGCTTCGATAGCCGCGCCGCCTGCGCCCTTTTCGCCTGAATTGTTGAACACGCTCTGCACGTCACCTTCGGGAGAGACGGCGGAGCCGACCTTGCCGTCGTTGCGAAGGATCAGCGTGTGATGGTCGAGTTCGCTCGGGTCGGCGTGAGGCGTGAACATGCCGACGCGCGAAGACTGATTGCGCGCAGCCAAGAACTCAGCAGGGGCGGCGCGGCGAAAGCCATTGGGCAGGCCGATGTTGTTGATGCCCGTCGCGTGCGCGGGGCCGCCGCGCGGGTTCGATCCGTGTCCGCCTGCATCCTTGGGCATTACGAGTTACTCCATTTGGCATCGCATGCGCACTGGGGCCAGAGATGCCATGCACGCGGTACGGTGTGCCCGACATGGTGATGGCGTAGGCGTGCGTGCGGGACCGGAACGTAAGAGGGCATCACCGCCTGCGGATACGCGAACGCGGCGACCTTGGTCTCGGGGAACGGCGCGGGCTTTCGTTCGATGACCCTATCGACGAACGTTTCGACTTTCGTTTCGACGGTCTTCACGATCACCTTCGGTCGAAAGACCAACCGCTCAACGGTCTTCGTCTGAGCTGGCGCGGCGACAGGCTTATCCTGCTCATGGAAAAAGACGAGGGTCACGACGGCAGCTAGCACAATGATCGATGGGATGGTGATGTTCATCCGAGTGGCCTTTCTGATGGCAGCACAATTCGCTTCTGCGCCCGCGTGCGTCGATCGGCCGATGCCATGTTGCGGATGGCTGCGTTCGGTGCCGAGATGTTCGACGGAGCGCCAAGCTTCGGGATCACGTCCATCCGCGAGGCGTTAATGCTTTTTGGTTGTTCGATCTGATCTGTCATTTTGCTCTCCGCATAGCGTCGATTTGGGCAACAGTTTCTCTGACTGCATGCATCTCGCCATCGACGCGAAGAACCGCTTTCGTGCCCGGAGTGTTCGCACGGTCCTCGTCGAAGGTTTCAGCGCGGGTGTTTTCATTCTTTCATTATCGACTTCGGCTTATCCACGACAAACTCGTCAAGGGCCTTATCGAGCGCGGAGCCGATCGGCAGAAGCGCGTGCGGGCACTCTTGGAGCCTTTCCTTGTCGTCATACCGGCGTTTGCATTTCGGGCAAGTGATGATCATGATCCGTATCCTCGGTCCCATTCCTGTGCGAGTTGCCCCGCGTTAGGGGCGAGCTTATCCGCGTGCGGGTTGTCCGCCGGTCGTCCAAGGCGCTTGGCCTCTCGACCCTTGTGGAACGCGATCTCCAGCGGCGACATCGTAGGCGTCGGCGTGAAGTCCGCATGCGGGACGGCGATCGTCACTCCGACCGAATGCGTAGGTTTCGAAACTCGTTGCATCGGTGCCATTAGCTTGCTGCCTGATATCCGCGCTGTTTCGCCATCGTCTGAATGTTGTCGGCCAGAACCGGCGTGGTATCGTAGCCGCCCACGCTGTCGTGCACTGGGACCGGGTCCGACTTCGGCCCGCTGTAGAGTTCGCTGGCCGCGTCAGTGTTCTGCGTTGACGTGGCGAAACCGCGCACGCCCGGAATAGACCCCGAGGTCCCTCGGACCCCGGGAGCAGTCACGAAGCCGCGTGCGCCCTCGTCCGCGAGATCATTCGTCCCCGATGTGCCACGTTCGTTTTTCATCGCCCACTCAGAAGTCGGTGGATCATCTTCGCTTCGCGCCCGCCGATGCGTCGTCCGCTACGGTTCGAGCTGTTGATCGCGTTCTGCACCGCGCCCGCGTGATAGTTGGGGTTCGATCGCGACCAGCCATTCTTCGCATTGTAACTCGCCTGATCGGTTGCGCTCCAGTGAGAAGGGGCCGGACCCGCGCCCGGGTATGTATCCTGTACCATGCTGTCGTGCACCGGGACTGTGTCCGACTTCGGCGTACCACTGTGAAGCTGATCAGCGGGCGCATCCGACTTGCCGCCCCGGGCGCGATAGCCCATGACGGTTGCCGCGTCCGCGACTTGATCAGCGTATTTGCTGATGCCTCTCTGATCGCCCATCTCCTGCGCGTTGCGCCCGGCCTCGGCGGCGTCCTTCGCGATGAAGCGAAGCTCGTCGTTGGTCTTCGTGTGCATCGGCGAGCCCGAGATCGGCTTCGCATTGCTTCCGTGGCCTTTTGCGTCTTTTGCCATCTGTTTACTCTTCCGTGTTGGGTCGAGACGGGTTCATGCTCTTGAGCATGTTATAAATCCCGCTCTTGATGCCGGCGGCATCGGTCATTCCGGCGTGAACCGGCACTGAGTTCGACTTCGGACCGCCGCTCGAAAGTGTGCTCGCCGCTGCTTGATCAGATGCCCCATAGAACTTGGCACGATCAGCTACGGATAGAAATTGCCGAGCGCGAGCGTATGGTATCTTCAGCGCGCCGCCGTTACCGTTACTGCCGTGTCCTTTGGCGTCTTTCATTTTAGAAAAATCCTCTCAAGAGCGCACAGACCGCGCCGCTGATGATGATGATGGCGAAAACGTCGGCCACCTTAGTAGCTCACGCGGGCGAGAGACGCTGCTCGTCGGGCAGTGTGATCGGGCTGAGCGCCTACGTCACCACTCCAGCCGTGTTTGGCCTGATATGCGTCGGACAGGTTTTTGCCATAGTCTCCCTTGGTCGAGACGCCGTTGCTATCGCGGTCACCCCAATCCTGTCCGTGACCGCCCGCCATGCTGTCGTGCACCGGCACCGGGTCCGATTTCGGGCCGCCGCTTGAGAGCGTGCTCGCCGCTTCTCGATCGCCGCCCGGAGTGTTGCTCCATGCATCCTGTCCGGCGATCGGCGTACCTTGACTGACAACTCGGCTGAGCACGCCCAGCGGATGGTTTGGATTGGTGCGCGCCGCCGCGAGCCGCGCCATCGCGCCGCTGCGCCCGTTGCTACCGTGGCCTTGTGCGTCTTTCATGTGCCTGCTCCAAGTGCTGACCCGATGCCGTAGCCCAGAGTTGAGCCGACTTCGAGTTTGTTCTGCCCGGTGCCGACCATCGCGGGATGGATCGGTGCCTCGTGAGACTTTCCGCCACCGAGCGCGACCGCGACCTTCACGTCCTGATCGGTCACTGCCGGCGCTCGTTTCATTTCTGTCCTCGCCACGCTGCCGAAGCCAGTCTCTCGCCTTGACTTTGTCCGCGCGTTACGACGCCGCTGATCCGATCACCGAGACCTGTGGGCGCTCGCCCCGTGGTCGGGTTCGAAGCCCGACCGGCCATCGCATCGTGCACGGGGGCTTGCGTAGACTTCAGCGTGCTCATGAGCGACTGCGCTGCTTGCGCGTTCGAAGTCGTGTCGCGCAACAGCGTCGGGCGCGGGCCGCCGAACATCCGCGCGTCTTCTCCCATCCGTTGACGGAGAAAAGCACCAGTGCTGCCGCTACCGTGTCCAAGTGCATCTTTCATTAGACTGTTTATCCTTTGATCCGTCCGTTGGGGCCTTCGCTTCGTTCGCTGGGACGAAGGGTCTTATAGCGGAAAGATTTGTCGTTCCCCAAGCCGGGGTTCAAATCAGCCCCGCTAACTTTCGCGGCTCGGCGCTGCACGGCGGGATCGCCGTGATCAGATTTGAACCGATAATCGCCGCCGGTCGCAGCAGCGACGAAGAAGTCACGCCGAAAACCGGGGTTCGTGGTCGCGAGCTTGTCAGCCATTGCGTGGACTTCGTCCGGTTTCGCGCCTCTCGCCTTCAAGTCGGAGGCGATTGCTTCGAAATGCCGACGCTGCAACTGCGGGGTTGCCTTCACGCCTTGCGAGTGGATGCCACTGCCGGCCGAACCGTGTCCAAGTGCGTCTTTCATGGGGGAGCCCCTTCCTCAGTAGTCTTCGCCGGACATGCCGACCTTGTGATACTTGACTTGAACCCGATCGGGGCTCTTCGGGGCCACGCTGTAGCCCCGGCGATTGTCCTGTAGTTCGCGCGCTACGTCGCGCCAATTCTCGCGCTTGGCATACGCTTCATCGACCCGAGACTTTTCGCCAGCGCTCAGGCCTTCCGGCTTTTGACTGCCGGACCAAAGCCCGAGCAAGTCTTGAACGCCGCCCGTAAATCGCTCCGCTGGCATCGTCGCGTGATAGACCGCGTCCGACATGCCGCCAAACACTCCGCCGCCCTTCGCAGGGAGCGCGTTGACAGCGGCAGCATGTGTCGCTACCGGCGCAGCCGCCGGAGCAGCCGCACCGCCGCGATCTTCCGAACCGTGGCCGAGTGCGTCCTTCATGGCAGCCTCACGCGTTGTGGTATTTGCAGTCGTGCTTGCCCAAGACCGCGTCGGCCTTGTGCTTGATCTTCGATGCCTGCACAGGAGAGAGCTTGCCCTTCGAGACCATCTCGCTTTCGCGCGCGAGCGCGTCGCGGGCGTGAGCCGGGTTCTCGACGGGATACTTGCCCGGCTTGCCGTTCTTGCCCGGGAGAGCGAATTTCGACGACGGGATTGCCTTGCGGGTCTTCGCAGTGAGTGCGGCCATGACGGTGCCTCCGGTAGCGGGATTGGGCGTTGAACTTAGCGCGCAATGGTTCCCGAGGCAACTGGGAACTACATCAGGTCCTCAACGCTGTCGCGAATGCTCGCGGCCTCACGATCTGTGATACCAGCAAGGTGCTCGTCGGGCGTCGCCGACTTCGTCTCGACCTTGTCCGCTACAAGATCAATCACAGCCCGGGGCTTCTTCAGCTTCGCCGCCGTGGTGAGGGCGAGCATGACTGCCTTGACCGGGTCCGCATCCTCGGCAAAGCTCACGCCGAAATGACTGCACATCGCGAACGTCGCACGCCATGTCTTGCCGCCCTGCGACGGCACAAGCGAGATATGACTGATCTCGCCTCGTTTGGCTAGATCGCGGATGGTGTCCTCAAGCGTCGGCATCGTCATTGGTCGCTCCGGGTATGCCCTGAATTGGGCGAGTAGTCTTCGGCTCTGCCGGCAGCGGTCGTGCGGCACGGGATTTCTCCCACGCGGCTTTCCGTTCGTCCTGCGGTATCTGCAAAAACTTCGGGATGTCTTCAAGCGCCATAGCCATCTCGCTCCGGATCGTAATTTTGCCAGCCGTCCGCATACGCCTCGCCGACCAGTCTGTCAAATGCCTCGTCGGCGGCGAACGTGGAGTGCACCGTCTCGGATTTCTCCGGCCATGTCTTCGGCGTGTCGCCCTCGTGCGGAGGGTCTAACACTCCCGGCAGAAACGACGCGGCCTTGAAGAACGTGCCGTAGTGCTGGATGCGAACGTCGCCCAGCTCGGTGTCGCGCCCGGTGCCACGCTTTAGCATGAGCATGCGGACAGCGTCGCCGGAATACTTCGGTTCGGTCCAGAGGCTCACGTTCACTCGCCTTCGCCGAACTCGCAGCCCGGATAACGGTAAGACAGATGGATGACGCCCTCGGCATCAGCATACCGGACCGGGTGACAGTGCTCGGTCCAGCGCGCGATGGCGGCATCGCGAGCGCGACGCTCGGCATCGCCAAGCGGCTCCGGGATGTTGATGATATGCGCACTAGCTCCCGGCGAAAACAAGAGCGGCGGAGCGAGCCGGATGGTGATGTCCTCGGCCTCAGCCGACGAAGTAGACAGCGCCGCCACGAAGACGACGACTAGAACCGGGTGTTTCATTTGATCTCCCTAAATGAGCGTATGGCGTTCACGCTCTCCCAGTTGACTGTGTAGAGGCCCGCCCACGCCGCGAACTGCACGCGCTCACACGTACCGAAATACGTCAGCGTGAAACAGTTGCGTGGCATAGCCGACAACGCAGCGGCCTGCACGAAGGCTGCGAAAACCAGCGCGGCGATCTTCATGCCACCCTCACTGCGTTGTTGTGAAGGTCCTGCCGGAGGTTCTGCGCTACGCGCTCGGCAACCGCCGGTCGCGCGTAGCGGCCGACTGTCTCCCAGATACGCCCGACCCGAACGCCGCTCGGCAGTTTGCCGGCGAGGGTCATGCACACTTGGACCTTGAATTTCGGCTTGCGGGTCATTTGCTGTTCCTTGCGGTTTCACTAGCCAGATCACTGGCGATGCGGTCACTAACGTAGCGCAGGAACGTTTTGCGGTCCAGTTCTACGTCGTCAAGACTGACATACGACGCCAGTGATTTCACCAAATCTGACACGGTAAGTTCGTGCTTGCGCAAGTCCCTGTCGTGATCGGCGCGTTCGTCTGGTGTGGCGTTGCGGGTCATGTGTTGTTACCGTTCGTTGACATTCGTGGGTGTAGTCGTTCGCCGACATTCCGTCAATCCAAAACGTCGGCGGTGGTTAACGTCGGGTTAAAAGAACTCGATCCGGGTCTGATCGTGAAACTTCGGCTCATTGTCGGCAGTGAATTCGATCCCGAAGCTTTTGCCCGGATCGACCTTGTCCTTGCTCAGATAGCCGAAGCCCCGGTACTGGCGAGCGTCCATCAGAACGCTTTCGACGAAGCTCTGAATGTGCTTACGGCCGTCCGCGTAGTCGTTCTCACTTGTACGGAACACGGCGTTGGCTTTCGCCTTCAGGGCGGCGAGATGGATCGTTGTGCGCTTGGACATTTGATTTCAATCCTCGTCAATGGGTTCGTCGTGCCAGTAGTTCGGGTCGGTCAGCACGTCGGGGCGATACCCGGCGAGCTTTTGCTTTTCGCACTTGCTACAGGTGTAGCATAAGAAGATGTTGCGCGCGTCGTGCTGCGCCTCCGGGTATTCTCCGGAGCCGCAGGGACATTGCTGAAGTCTACGCGGCATGACACTCCCCACTCGCGATCAGGGTCGCTGCGGTCCGGCCGAAGAAGCCTTGCAGCTTCCAGCACAGGCCGGTGTTGATCAGGTGTTGCCACGCGGAGCGCAGCGCCTCAGCATCGTGGTCCTCGCCGTCGAAGCCTTCGCAGGCGGCGACCGCATCGTAGTCGGTCCAGACGCGTTGCTCTTCCAGCTTGACCCCGGCATCGTGCGCCATCTTCTTGGCGGCGGTCGGATATGGGGCGGGCTTCACGTCGCTCTTCAGTGTCGGTTTGCGTTTGGCAGTCATGGTAGCACCACTATGGTTTGGGATCGGCGCATGACGGCGATCCGGGTTGCCTCCTTGAGCGCGGAGGGATAGGTCTGATCGACTTTCGAGCTGACGAAGTGGTCGCGCTCTGTCACGCGGTCGGTTACCAGCTTGAAGGTCCAGTAGCCGCGACCGCGAGGCTTGCGCCCCATCACTCGCTCGTAAATTTCAGTGCTCACTTTCATGCAGTCAACATACACCCTCCCGGAGCGCATGCAAGCCAAACCACTCGGCATAGTTAACGCTTGGTTAACGCCTGCGGCACAGGGGTCTTTACGATCTGTTAACCACCCTGAGCGGCTTTGCTTGCAGGTTCTACGGGAGAGTGTATGTTGTGGATATCGAGAAACGAACAAGGACATCAGCACATGCTTTACGTTTCAACAGTACGCAGCTCGGTAGACGACAAACTCCTGAGCGCAGTTGCGACCAGCGAATACCATCCCGATTTCGAAACCCGGAACGACTGGAAAACATTCGAAGAGGCGAAGGAAGTCGCCGCCGTTCTTGGTGCCGACTACGTCGCGACCGATGCCGGTCAATGGACTTCGCCCCGGTACGACGTGATCAAGCTGCCGAAAGTCGGCGACAAGATCAGCAAGGCATTCAACGGCGACAGCTATCCGAGCGGTACGATCAAGTCGATCAGCAAGTCGCTCCGGGTGATCATCACCGACGAAGGCGAAAAGTTCTACCGCATCCGGGAGACCGGGAGCTGGCGCAACAACGGCACGTGGTTCTTGACCCCGGGCCACGTCTACACTCAGAACCCCTCATTCTAAGGAACGCACCATGCTGCCGAAAGTCATCAACTTCATCCCTCGTGGCCACTGCGGGTTTCTCCCGCAGCGGTACTTCTACCGCGTCGTCGGGAAGCGCGCGCCCAAGAAGGGCGAGTTCTATCTGTCCGGCGCGATCGTCGAAGCTTACGAGGCCCTGTTCGACATGGCGGACGAATACACCATCGTCGAAAAGGCCCATCGGGCCAAGACGATTACGATTGAGGTTCCAGCATGACCCGGCCGGTCGAAATGTCCGAAGGGTTCGCCGCGTTCTACGTCGGCGCGAACAAGAAGTGGCGCGTCGCACGCGACGCCCGGGGTGAGATAATTCTGTGCGAGACCGAAGCTCTCGCGAACTCTGTCGCCCGCTACCGCAGGCGTCGTCTGAAAATCTGGAGCTGAGAAAATGCCGAAATTTACCGCCCTCTCTATCGAAGACCTTTTCACCGCAGAACGCGACGCCGGTCGCGTCGCCCGCAAGGTCGAGTACATCGTCGCATGCGAAGCGAGCGATGGCACTTGGTGCGAATTCGACGCCGATACCCTTCTGCACGCGAGCCTTCTGGCGGACAATGCAGTCGATAAGCTCGGGGCTCGCGGCTGCTCGGTTTGGCGCGTGCGCCTGATCGATGGTAAGCTCGTGGGCACCAGCGGACAGCTCCCCGGTCGGCTTCCCTTGTATAAACACTTCGCTGCTTGAACCCCAAGCTGTCCCTCGTTCGACGACAGCGCCAACTTCTAACGGAGCAAACCATGAGCAAGATCACGTACCATGCCGAAGATGAAACCGATACCAAGGTTCGCGTCTATTCTGGTGGCCTTCGCGTCGGCACCATCAAGCAGGAGACCGAGGCTGGTAGCGAAGGCTATCGCTACTACCCGAAGGGCAACAAGTACGGCGGCGACTTCTACAAGTCGCTGGCCGCGTGCAAACGATCACTGGAGGGTTGAGCCGTGGCAAAACACTGGAGCGATGTTCTGGTCTGTCAGTGCGGCAAGCGATTTCGATCGATGTCGGCTGAGGCCGTGCACCGGCACAACTTCCCGGCGCTCTGTCGGCGCAAGCCGAAGGCCGCGTGGGAAGTCGTCGCTGGGCTGGAGTGGACGCGCAAGCAGGACGGCTTCGATAACTCGGGTCGTCCGATGTACGAATACGAGGCGCACCATGGGAAAATTCATTTCGACATCGTCAAGAGCACGGACGCCGGGTTCGGCATCAGCGTGCATGACGGCGAGAAGTATCTGACCCATCACTTCGGCATCGAATGGCGGCGCACGCTTGGCAATTGTCAGGCCCGCGCCGTGCAGATCATGAACCTTGTTAGAGCAAAGGAAAAGTCATGCACGGTCTAGGTGAGATCAGGCGGATGAACAATAATCTCTCGCGTAACGGTCGGGGGTCGCCGTGGGAAGTTCGTTGGCCCACACGCTGGCCCGCGTCCGGCGAAAGAATTTTCAGTGTCGTCCGTGTCGCGGACGGCGTGGTCGAAAGTACGCACCCCAAACTCAGATTGGCCCGGCGCGCTGTCGTGACCCTGATCAAAAACGGGGAGCGCACCGATGGTGCTTGACATTCACGACGAGATCATTTTGGAGCTTGCGCGGCTCCAACGGGCGGCCTTTGACGCCGTCCGCAAGCGCTGTGCTGAACAACAGCTCGGCGAGGCTTGGGTCGATTTCGAAACCGCCCATGTCGATGAACATCCGCGCAAGACTGCGTGACCTTTTCGCTGATCTTTTCGCGGCATCGTTTTTCATAATTCGGCCATCAATTGCCCGGGATGCAGTCGGGATCGCATTGATTGAAGATCGTCGGCGGCTCCGGCTTCGGCGGCTCGGCCTTGTAGGCGCTCTTGAGCATATCGGCCGCGATCAGCTCGAAGTTGTCCCAGTTCTTCGAGTTGCTGGCTGTCAGCTCCGCCATGTCCCGCAGCATCTTCGCGGCCCCTGCCACGTCCATAATCTGGGTCACCTTAGCCATTTTGACCCCGCGCGGCGGCGATGACGTTCGCGTTGTCCTTGACGACCACGCTCTTGACCGCCTTGGCGACCTTGGTGAGCCCAGCCATGAGCCCGACCGGCGCAAGCGGGGCAACCCCACCCCGCTTCTTGCCGTGCGTTGGGTAGACCTTGCTACGCGCTACACCAGTGTACTGACGACCGAGGAAGACCGGCCGCGCCTTGCGGTCACCGACCGGCTTGTGCGGGACCTGTGGCCCTTCGGAACGAACGCCCTTGACCGCGACCCTCTCGCCGGCCACGGCGATGAATGTCTTGGCATTGCGGTACGCCTTCTGAGGCGAGCGGTTTCGTTTCGTGCGGCGTGTCTTAGCCATCTGCTAATTTCCTGTCTAGTTTGGCGTTCATTGTCCGGAGGCGATCGAAGAAAACCTTTTCGATGTCCGCCCCGGCGCGAAGCAGCTTCTCGCCGGGGATCATCTCTTGAACTTGAGCGGTGCGACTACCCGCCGAAAAATCAACGATGCGAAAGAAAATCCCCTCGCTGGTTCGTGACAGGCAAAGCTCACGTTTCTCGGGGATGGCCCGGTAAAGCTCATTCAAGTACAGTTCATCTCCTTGCGAATCATGCCTATCCGGTTAAAACCCATAGCCGCCAACCCTTGATGGTGCGGCAGCGTCGCCGAGCCAAGCCCACGGCCCCAGCTTGTACATCGTGACCCAATAAGCTGGCCACGTAGCTGCGATGATCGGGCCAAAAACAATAGTGACACTTGTGCGGGTAAAAGGAGGATAGTCGGGCACACCCTTGAGCCACACGAACTCCCAATGCAGCAAGGTTAGGATGCCGAGCGTGACGTAGAGCGCGAGGGCCTTAGTCGCTAGTCGTCTCACTCCGATTTGCGTCATGATCTAGTCTCCTTGGGTGACAACCGGATAGGCATGTTGCGAATGATGGAGCCAGCCTGCTTTTGCCGCTCGGCCAAAAACGCGGTGACCATTCCGGCTGGCATTGGTCCGAACACCACGGTCCCGGGACGATCGTTCTCGCGCTCGATCACGTAGGAGCCCGCCAGTTCGTGTCGGACGCCCCACGTATATCGAATAAAGTTATCCATCGACAGTGCGGTAGTCGAGACCACCGTCCGTGTTCTTAGCGATGAATTCTTCAAGCCGGTCGATCAGATCGTGGGCCACGTGGTAGTTGAGCCCAATCGCGTTGTGCACTTCAGTCCGCGCGCGAAGCTCGTCAAGAAGCTGGCGCGTCGTAGCGCAGCCGAGCTGAGGCTCGTTGGGTGTCAGCGTGAAGTCCACCGCCGGCTTGGCGATTTCCTCGGCATAGTCCTTGAACCATGGGGCGATGTCCTGCGTGAGCGCCGCGAAGTGCTTCGCCTGCGCGGCAGCTTCATTCGGCGAAAAGCTCGCCCGCATCACAAGGCCCAGCCCCCGCAGGAGCAATTGTTCCGCCGACGTTGCCATGATCTTTCCTTCTCGGTTGAATGGTGCAGTAGATCGAGCCGTTCTCGACGCGCGCGTAGCTGATATGAACTAGCTCACCTTCGACGATCAAGTCAAGCAGGTATTTTCGTTCACATTCATTTAGACAGCGCATCGGGGTCCGGGTTCATCTCGCTAGGGGCATGGTCATCCGTCGAGCCCTTGTAGCTTATCCGATCGCTGAGCGGGTCCGCTATGGTAGCGTAGAGCGTCTTGTCTGGCCCGGTGAAGTGGTAACCGTTCCCAGTGATGGCGGGCTCGACCGCGCGCGTCGGGTCAGACAGGATTGCCTTCGCAGCCGCGACCGTTGTGGCGTCGGGGCTCTTCCATGCGCCGGCTGACCCAGCTCCTAGGAAGTCGCCCCCGTGCCCATTGAACGGTGCCTCCGGAGTGATCGTGAGACCGGTATCGACATAGACGCGTCCTGACGAGTGGTCAGCAAACTTGGTCTCGTACAGGAGCAGGTACGTCAACCAATCGCTGACCGTGGTGGGTTGGTTGGTTCCGGTGCGCCTCGCGACGCGAGCCGCGTGTGCCGCTGCATTGGTAAAGCCCCATCGATTGAGCGGGGTGCGACCTTGAAGCTTGCGCTGGATGTTCACGCGCTCCAGTTGGCGCGGTGTCAGGAAGATCGAGGGCTTACGCTTGCCGAAGACTGGCGGCGCGTTGCGGAGCCAGTAAGCGACGATGCCCCCATCCCGGAAGCGCTCCCGCATCTTCTCGAACCCGGCCGGATCGAGCGGCGTGGGATGGTCGATCCCGGAAGATTTCGAGCGGGGCCAGCAGAAGAACGTGGCAAGTGCGGCCATGGTCATGCTGAGGACAAAAATCTCGAAGGGGGTCATGTGCCATCCAATGTAGTGCGCCACTGAAACGAAGCTCGGTGTGCGTCGTTGAAGTAGACCGGGGCCATGCGATCGCTGAACGAATTGAAATAGTATAGCAGCTTCTTTTCGGCTACCCACCGTATAGACCAGCCGGGCCGCATCAATTCATCGTTGCGAATGAAGCCGCCGTGTTCTGCCGTGTGGGTCGCGCTATTCAGGTCCATGGCCAGATCAATCCGAAGCCTGCGATGTACGAGAAAAATTCCAAGACCACGATGCTTACCAGATACGCCGCGATGATAACCGCGACGGTGACAGCAAGAGCTTTGATCGCCCAAACTCTCATGCGCCGCCCGTGAAGAAGCCTGCGCTGTAGAGCACGAACAGGCCTAGCGCGGTGAAGGCTGTCGTGAGGGCGGCCGTGAAGTATTCACGGTCAATGACGCGAACGCCAACATTTACCATGCTGATGCCAAACCCCACGAGGAAGTACCATTGCTGCCAATGTAGCACGATCGGGGCAGTTGTCATGCGATGAAGCTCCGTATTGCGAGAATGAGCGGCGGTGCGAGGCACACGGCCTCCGGGATCATGCTAAGCACGTCCTGAGTGGCCCGGTCAATAGCCTCGGCCATATTATTTTCGGGAGGGTTAACCGCCGGGCGCTCGTGCGCGTCCCACCCGGCAGTGAACGCGCCCTTGAGTAGCGCGCGGTCGCGAGCCGACGAACATAGTTCCGGCCACGCTTCGGCGACCCATTTCCTGTACGCTGCATCGCGCACGATGTGATGCCGCTTATTTTCGCTCACGGTGACACTCCTGACAAACCCATTGGCCCGCGTCCGGCGTCGCGTTCTCGCATTGCGGCTTCCACCACTCGCACTTTGCGCACATGAAGACGATCATGTCCAGCGCCGCGCAAAAATCCCTGTTGCTGTCGCAGCCTTCGAACTTCTCGTTGCCCTCGCGCGAACAGAACTCGGCAAGGTCAATGGTCGTGTAGTTCAACCGCAGGGCCGCTTCGCCGGCCAGTGCGATGCTGTTGGTCATCACATCTCTCCGAAGCCGATACCGTCAACGCTACAACGCTCAGTACCATCCGGATCACGGGTCCTGCAATGCGGATAGTGACAGGGCGTCGGTCCATCGGTGCGATAGTTCTTGCAGAAGGCCGTGCTAGGCGGCGTCGCATAGGCGCGTCCCTCTGGCCCCCAGCCCTCAGTAACTCCCCTTGCCATTCGCAGCGCCCGCTCGCCTGCGCGGTCCTCCGGGACCCAGCGGCGATAGCGGTAATGGTGCTCGTCGCCGGAGCCCCAGCCCCAGCCTTCGATCAGGACCCGCTCCCAGTGCAGCCATTCCAGCATGACGAGATCGCCTTCGATCGTGCGTCGCGGCCAGACGGCGAAGAAAATTCCGCACTGCTTGCGCGGTTTGCGTTTCAGGAGCATAGCGACGAAACCTCCACACGTGAAATCTCTGCGGTGCGGTCGAGACCGGTGATCACCGAGACGCCGGGGACTTCGACTTCGAAAAAGGTGCCGTCCTTGAACATGAAGCGCAACGCGGTGTGATGGCCAGCCTGCGTAGTCTTCATCGACAGCGCGCGATCCGTGATGATCTGCTCGCCCGCGTAGCGTAGCCGCACGGGGACTGCTTCGCTGAGCGGGACAGGCTCGTCGAGATCGTGCGTGTGTGAAATGCCCCAGAGCCCGGCCATCGCGTGAACCCACACGATGCAGTGCGGATTGGCGCGCTCAGTGATCAGTGCTTTGACTTCGGGAGACAGTGCGATCATAGCGCCCCCAGTGCGGCGCGCATCGCCGCGCGCCCGCGAAAACGGTCGAGCCAAATCTCCGCATCCGTGTAGCTGCGCGCGCCCTCGCAGCGGATGATCTGGTAGGTGATGCTGTCGGAGCCCGGGCCTTCAGGGATCGGAGCTTCCATCCGGTCTTCGCGGATGATCTGATAGTCATGCATGCCGCCGCCGTGACGCATGATGCGCCAGCACGCGGCTTCAGCACAGTACGCGGCATGGGCGCGATCGAGCGTCTCTTCATCGAACTCCATCGCCTTGATGGAAGATGCAAACCGTTTACGGGGGGTGCTCATAGCAGCGGCATTTCGGGATGTGGCACATCAACGAGCACACTGCACATGAGCAGCACGTCGCGCGGTGCGATGTGATGAAACGGAACGGTCAGGACGTACGGGAGGATTTTGCCGTGTCGCATCGCTGCCGTCGTGATTGCGGAACAGATCAGCTCACCCTGCTTGTGCAAATTCAACGAGGGAGCGATGAAGCTGATGAGCGAGCGCCAGTCATACGGCTCATTGTTGACTTTACTTTCGAGGTAGCCGTAGTACGTATCCGCCTGTTTCTGCGTGCATGGAATTTCAACGAAGAACTCCGCCTTCAAGGTCGCGTCGTCATACCCCTTCGGGCGTTTCCGCAAGCCTCCTGAGATATGCTCTCCGTAGTACCACTGACCATCCGGAGAAACACTCTCGACGTGGTTAGGCGTAAAAGGCATTGCGATGCCTGCTTGCACACGAATGAGCCAAGGCATGAAGCCTTTCTGGGCGATGAACCTGATGACTACTTTTGCTTCACTCATGACTTCAACCTAATCGTTGAAACGGGATACCAGCGACGCGGCCGATGAAGTTCGGCTTCGACGAATTCGTCCGGGTCGTCGAATGTAAAGCACAGGCCGTGAGCTTCGTCAAGTCGCAGCCCCTTGACCGTGCCGGCCTCGCCGTTAAACGTCTGCACAGCGGAGCCGACAAGGTCGTCCTCGGCCAGATGAAGCCACTTCAGGATGCTGACGACGGCGCGCTCGTAATCGTGGTGCGTCACAGGTCTTCTCCCAGACGATCTTCCCACGCCTCGTATACGGCCGTCTCAAGCTCGCCAATGTAATCGAGTAGCGTGATCACGTTTTCGGGCGTCACGCACACGTAGTAGTTTGCTTGCTTCGCCTGCTCGCGGAGCTGATGCTGAAGTGTGGCGTGCCTGCCAATGGGTGGGCTCATTGGAATTCCCCTTCATCGTACAGCTCCAGCCCGGAGAAGCGGGCGCGCGCGCCCTCGCGGCTCTCCCGGATTTCGCGGGCCTTCTCTTTCGTAGACTTTGAGCGGCGAAACTGAGCGGGCTCCGGCAGCATCGGTACTCCGGGTGCCCACGGCTCTATCGCGGCCCGCTCGGCGAGCTGGCGCGTCAGCTTTCTCGACAGTGGCGGCGCATCGGTCTCGACCTTTTCGACAGGGGCTCCCGCCCTCTCTGCATTCTCGACGGTCACTGCGCCCATCTCGGCAACGATCTTGATCTCGCCGGCAGACATGCGATCGGTCTCGTCGGTCGTGAAACTGATCAGCCCCTTACGCAACAGGTATTCCCCGAACGCGGCTGCGAGGCTACGCTTGATCGGCTCCTGAAACTTGCGCGCCTGTTCGATGTTGTACTCGCTGACGACCTTGAGCGCGCGGACCTTTTGGTACTGCACCATGGGCACGCACTGCGGGCAATCGAATTCACGATACACGTGGTCCAGCATGGTCATCTCTTCAGCCGGCGTCGGCGCGCACTCAAGCTCATGGTGCCGCATCAATCGTACGCGCTTGGCATCCTGACAAATGTCACACTTCACGGAAGTAGAACTCCCCAAACATGATCGTTGCAACAAAGACCGCGCCGCCCAAAAACGCGCCGGAACCCCAAAGTTCTCCGCTGAAGATTGCGACGATCGGCCGACCTAGGCACTCCAAAATCGAGCCGATCACAATTCCGTCTGCTATATGCTTGATCGTCATCGCAGCGCCGTCACGTACATGATCAAACTGAAGGCGGCAGCAAAGCTAAGCCAGCTAGCGAGCGCAGCCCAGCGAGCGTGACGCTGCGCTCGCTCGCGCATACCCTCGCTACGGAGATGGTCGCGCGCGACAAGACGAAACAGCCTGCCGAGATTGGGGCTGTCGTCGAACAGTTCATCTTTGAAGTCGGGACCCCCGAATTCGGTCACTAGCATATCTCCTGCTTCTGATGACGCTTCCGTCGTCGTCGATTGGCGCGGATACAATGGACAGCGGCGAAGGCCGCGATAGAGACAGTCCCCAGCCCGACGCCAGAGAGCGATGCGGTCGGAGGCGCGAACATCACCATGGCAGTGCTGACGGCAAGCGTGAATGGCGCACCGTAGATGACGGCGCGCTCAGTACGTTCGTGATGTGGATGCGTCACCGCAATTCTCCGATGGCAATTACCAGAGCTACGATTACGCCGGACCATAACACGAGCCCGACCAGTTCGCAACGAGTAATTCGGTCACAGGAAGACATACGCGTAGGCTCCGACGAGAAAGATGCATAGGACCGTAGCCCAGAAGCCAATTTCGTAATTGCGCTCGCTGCTCTCACGCTCGCGCCGACGCCGCGCCGTGATCATGCGATTGCGGTCGCGGATGCGGAGCTGCTTCTTCAGCTCCCACTTCTCGTCGAATGTCAGGCCCGCGAACTCTGGGCCAGTCATGTCGAATGGGTTCTCGTGATGGTTCATGCGAACGCCGCGAACGCAATAGCGAGGATCAAAAGCAACATGCCTATCCGGTTTAGACACACGGCCCTAGATGTTGTGGTCATGTGTCGTCCTCTTCTGCGTAGGCTCCGGGCTTGCAGGTTTCCCATCCGCCGTCATGGTGGTCGGTGTAACAGGTTTCGCACCATGTACGATTGCCTTCACAGACCGGACATTGATGAACATTGCAGCGGTTGCCTTCCCCGAGCGCCGCGATATCCGCGTCGCCCCGTAACAGGCTTTGGCAGGGCTGCTTCCCAATTGTGTAACGGTGTTGCGGTTTCATGGCGTATTCCGATTTAGACGGACTTCATCTTGTAGGGCCTCGCGGGCATAGCGGTGCATATTGTGGATGGTATCGAGCAGCCCCATTTCGCCCGTGCCGCTCTCATTGGCGCACTGCTCGATGCGCTCAAGGGAGCCCCAGATGTGCACGCGAGCCTCCTGCCGGTTCACGACATTGCTCCGAAGACCAGCGCGATGACCGCGAGCACGGCGGCAACGATCCAGAAGATATGCGCCCGCGTCTCCAGCCGGTTCGTATCGCCCAGCTCCTGCATGAGCTGCATGCGGCGCTGATGGCGCGCTTGCGCCCAGATACGATCAGCGTCGTCGCTCGGCCGACGAGCACGCGGCACGCCAGCTTCGTCCAAGACCTGTTCCATCGGCGTCCCGAGCGGAATGATTTCGGGATCAGCGCGTGTGTTCGGCGGCGTCACGCCTGAGCGCGGACCGCCGCCTCGGGGTCCCATCACTGCACTCATGGCACGTTGCTCCCTGTTCCGTATGCGCCGCCCTGATCATGCCGGCTACCGGCGACGATGCACGTGATGATGAAGCCGATGAAGCACACGACGGCGGCAACCGCCACGTGACTAGGGTGCGCGACGAACGGCGAGCTGAGAGCAAACGCGGCGGTGAAGCCGAGCAGCGTGCGGGCTGCGATAGCTTCGTGCTTGCGCTGACGTATGACCTTGCCCTCAGCGATCGTGGGGAAGTGAGGCGAGAGGCGACGACGACTATCTCCCAGCGGCGGCATTGGGTCGGAGCCTGCGGCGGCGGCGGCGATCTGGCGAAGCTCCTGATTGACTGCCGCGTCGGCGCGAAGGGCTTCATGGCATCCGTATGGGGCGCAGAGAGCCGGGTGAAAGCCGACGATGCGATCGTCACCGACCCGGGGATTGCATCGGCGCGGACGAGCAGCCCACGCGTGGGCCAGTCCCGGCTCTTCGTTGAGATGCTGTTGCCAGCTCTGTTCCGATATCTGTCCGCTGAGGTAGCAGTCGATCAGATCGCGATTGCGTTCGCTCGTTGACATCTTGTGTTCGAACTTCATAGGATGTCCTCAATGCTTCGGCGGAAGCGGTCCGCCTCCGATAGCTCAACTCCTAAACCATCATCCTCGGTCGTGTCAAGCGGTTCGATGGGGTCCGGCCCTTCTTGCGCAGTTTGGTTAACGAACTGACCCGGATCGAGCGCGGCGGTGATGTTTTCCGCGCTGTATTCGTCGAGTACGATCGTAATAGAGGCCTGCGTCTCGGTATCTTCCGCACCGGCCTCTAGCGAGGCGATATGGGCCGCCGCCGCTGCCTGCGCCTTGAGAAATTTCCATGCTTCGCGCCGTTCGGTCGCAAGGGTCCGCGCGCAATGGGCGCAGCCGCCGCCGATGTAACGCTCGGTCGTACCGCACGCTGCATGCGGGCTGCCGGTGTAAGTCTTGAAGCCGAGCGCGATTGCGTTCTGGCGATCGAGGTTGGTTGGTCTTCCGCCGCTCATGGTGTGTTCCTTTTGATTACGTCGCGCACGATCTGATCGAAGTGGTAGTCGATCCACAGTCGCAGATACGCAGCCGCGAAGCGTTTGAAGTATTCAATCCCGGGGGTCATACGGTTTCCTCCGGGACATCGGTCGCATGCCGTGCTGTTGCGACACAACGTCGATCAGCATGTCGGCGAGCGCACCATACGAGCGAATGACTTCGCTGCGCTGGTAGTCGTTGCGGCAGAGCTTGAGCGCGGGGCGTTGCGCCTCTTCGACGCGCACTTGGATATCGCGAACCTGTCGCTGGAGCGGGGTGTCCTCGGTCATTTCATCCCCTCCCCCGAAATTTGTCAGTCATCGCTTCAGGCCCTCTCTGGCGATCTTCTGGATATCGTCGTGCGCGTTCACGTGCTCGACGATATGCCGTAGCACCGCTCGCAGGCGTTCCACGTCGCGCCGGAGCTGAGCCGCGTCGTCTTCGGCTGCCATGCGCAGGAACGCATTGTCGCCGCCGTAGCTCTCGTATCGAATTCCCATGTCAGTCATCCTCGCTGCACGCGACGCATTTGCCGGGCAGGCGGACGCGCTAACTTCCGACACGAGACGATCTTGTGTTCGACGATATCGACTTCCACGCGACATACGTCACCGGCTTCGTAGGCCCCCGCGCCCATTGGTTGTGCGCTCCAGAGCGGTGCGCTCCAGAGCGGCCCCGACGTGATGGTGTAGCAGCCAACGCTCTTGCCCTTCGCGTTTTTGATCCACTCGAATTTCGGGCTGGGATTGCCGCGCCGCGTGAGCGAGCCCGGCTCGGGCGCGATCGACGTGGTGTTGCCCAGACAATACCGCCGACTTTCGCAAAGCGGATTGGAGCAGCTAGCGCAGCGCACGAACGGGCGCTCGAATTCATCGCGCGTGTGTTCGATCTTCATTTGGGGTGCACCGCGAATGCCGGCATCACGTCCTGCCGTTATAGATGGCTTTGAGCTTGGCTTGCAACGCGCTAAACGCGGCCATCACTTCGCGATGCTCGGTGATAAGCTCGTCGCTGACTTCGTAATCGCCATCATCATCATGATTGTCGTCGAAGTCGAAATACGGATAAAGCTCGTCGCGGTAGATGTAGCGCTTAGGCATCACACATTGACCTTTCGCTTGACGCGGTTGTCCCACTCGTCACCGCCGGTCGGTTGCTCAAGCCATTGATCGACCGTGGTGCGCATCTCCGTGGTGTAGCGGCGGATCAGGCGGAAGTTACGTGACGGGAACGACGCTTCGGCCCAGCCCTTGCCGCCGGAGAAGCGCACGGTAGGATTGCGCAGACCAACGAGTAAGATATTCGTCTCGCGCCTCTTACAGATCGAGCGCACCGTGTAGCGTTGGCCGACCACGGGCGGAGTGACGCGCCACTGTCGCGCGGCGCGGTGCCACTCGGGCGTGAGGCCCTTGATGCATTCGACTTCGTCGCTGGGTCCCATCACGCACCTTCTTCGTTGTCGTCGGCGTCTTCCTCGCGGCCGGCCTCTGCAAAACTCCAACTGTACCAGAATTGAATACTGTTGCAGGAGATCGGCATCTTCGTGCGCCCGTCCAGCGGTTCGTTGTGCTGCATGAGGCCGGGCAGCGGAAAATGTTCTCCGTCAGACGTGACCCGATCGAAGCCGGCGATCAAGCCATTAGAGCCGAAGCTTGGCTTGATGTCGTCGCCCGTGTGGAAGATGACGGGCTCCGCGAGAACGAAGTGGCGCGGCTGCGTTCGCTGATCGGCGGCCGACGCGTGATCGCCTCGCGGCTCGTACTCCGGGCCGCGACCGACCCAATTGCGGAACAGGTACTCGCCGACGCACAGCGCTTCGAAATTGACACGGGGAAAAGCTCGCATAACGTTTCCGAAAAGTTGCGGTTCGACCCATGGAGCGTCGGGAGTTTCGGACGGCTCGGGGATCACGCGGCGGCCGACGCGTTGAATGTCCGCCGCCGTAGGCAGGGGCTTCATTGGCTCCGGTGCGTGATCGCCGACAGCGACCGCGTCGCGCGGTGTCTGTTCGAGACGGGCGCGGGCTTCGGCGAGTAGTTGACGCGTGATGTCCGCGCCGAGTTCATCGCCAGCGCGGACGCGTTCGAACATCAGGTCGCCGAGAATTCTGACGGCCGCAGTGCGGCGTTCGTAGAGGGTCGTCATGATTTGGCATCCTCGATCTTGCAACTGAGATCATCAAGGTCACACTGTTCGAGTGCGTACTGCACTTCCTCCAACAGCGTCGCCGAGTTCTCGGCAGCAGTGCCCTTGTCGCCGCTCTGCATGTTCTCCGGCATGTTGTCGTAGAACTCGCGCTCTTCCGGCGCGACGGCTTCGATGATGTCCACCAAGGCCTCGAAGTCGGATTTGATTTTCTCGATCAGGTCTTGCGCCTTGGCAAGCTCTTTGCGGCGGGCGGCGTTCATTGGCGATGGCTCTTGTGATCATGCTCGGTCGCGAGGATGCGCGCGCGGGTCAGCTTAATCTGGGTCATCAGGTCGTCGTTGATCGGCGAGGCTGATGTGATCCACAAGGTGCGCATGATCACGAGCTGATTGCTCAGTAGCAGGAGAAGGTCTTCGCGTGACATCGTTCACTCCAGATTTGCCGGACCGGCGGAGCTTTTGCCTAGTTGAAAACCGGAACTGTGTCAAGGGAAGTTTTTCTTAAACCCGAATTTTTAATTTTTCTGAATTCCGACTTGAAAACCGGAAGGTGTGTGCGCACAAGGGCACATAGCACTTTCGGCCGATCGCCGATTTTGGGGTCCTACCCCGTATGTCTGCGCCGCCACGGTAGCACCAACCTTGCCAGCCCCTCAAGCACGCGCAGGTTGTAATTCATCATGTGGTTTATAATTAAGGTTAATGGTTCGATCTGCTAACGTGGTTACTAGTTAAGGTTAATAGGCTCCCTACCCTAGGGCTGGCGTTAACGTTAATAGTTAAGGTTAATGCACGATAGTCTAGCGTAGCGCATGCTGGCGTTAACCTTAATAGTTAAGGTTAACGCCAAGTGGTATAGTAGTAGGGTTGACAGCCCCCTACAGGGGTGGTTAACCTTAATTAGTAACCCTACCTACAGCCGGGGGCTTGTGTAACGCCCTGATACAGGGTATAAGTGCTTGATATTGCTAGCCAAAGGGCGTTGGTAGGGTTAATAGTTAAGATTTACCTAGCTCCGTGTACGTTAAGGTTAATGAGTAAGGTTAACGCGCCCCTGATTAGGGTTAATCTTAACTATGTTGACAGCCGGCGCTTGACATGCATGCGCTACGGTAGCAGATGGCGGATGCCAACTAAGCGGCGGAGCAACCATAGACCCGACAATCAATCGCTCATCATGTTCAGATGGTGTACCGAGCGGCTGAGCGATAATCAAATCAAGCACTTAAGAGCCGATTATACAGGAAACTTGTGATGTTTTGCATGGTGGCCTTTCTGAGTATAGCCGATATACTGACACTTCCGATAGTGTATATCCTGTATTCTGTAGCATGAACTTAGAGAAGACAGTAAGGACCATGTGTAACCGTGAATAAGCGATTGATTTGTCAACTATAAAAGCCTCTCACTCTTCATTGAGTTAATCACAGGCTTCACTGAGTACCTGAGTAGAAGATTGTCCAACAGTTTCAAGGATCGGCACCCGGCCAGCCCGCTCAAAGCGGCAAAACTTGACAGTGTCAGAAACCCGTGATAATGACCCCAAACGACCCCTCAAAAACGACCCCTAAAAAGGCATCAAAATGACGACAATTCGCCGACCACTCGCACGCTCCTATCCCGAGATCGCCGCCGCTCAAGGGCTGACAAACGCCGGCCACGTGAACCGCACAGGCTTGAGCCGAGCCGAGCGAGCGGTGCTCGATGTTGGTCCACGGTCAAGGCGAGAGGCTACGGTAGAAGAGCAAATAGTCCGAAACGAGAAATACGTGATCAGCCTTCTACGCCCGACAGCGGAGATTAACAACAGGGAGATCGAGCGGGACCGCGTCAAGCTTGCGGTGGTCCACAACACGGCCGACCAATTGGAGTTGACTGGTGCGGATCGGGACTACTTCGTTGCCAGTTACGGGACCGACAGCGGCACGATACGGGCTGCGAAAGCGGGAGGCCATCTCTTGACAGCGGTCAACTTGAAAGCCTCTGTAGGCGTTCCTGAGACGCCTTACGAGATGATGGAGCGCCTTGGCCTGACCGAACAGGAGCGCGAACGTCTCGGCGAATTCACCGTCACCATCACATGGGCGAGAGCTTGACAATGGCTTCATCATCTGCGATTGAGAAAAACAAGGTGCTACCACGTCGCTTGCGACGTGCAGTGGCTAAGCTGCAAATTGAGGTTTACTCCAAGATTGCAGTGGGGGCCAGACCGACCGAACAAGAGCGAGCAAACCATGTTAGGCACGATGATGGCCCGGGCGGCCGGCTGGGGCAAAGGTAATCCCGTGAACCGAGACGATCCGCGCCAACGCAAGATCGAGTGCAAGGAAAGCGGAACGCCTTTTCGTGATGAACCCGACTTGCGATCAGTCGCGGTGCTCTACGTGACAAGAGAAGAGGCATCGGCGATTGCCGATCTGGTGCGCGAGTTGCAAGCTGCCCGGGCCAGCGGTGCCGATCAGTTCGTGGTGCGCAAGCCATACACGTGTGCTAACGGTCACAGGTTGAACGATCCGGGCCAGCGATGCGTCAAGTGTGCGGCGGCGGTGAAGTTGTTTCCGCCTACGACCGGCGTCACGGGAGCGATCGGGGTGACCAGCGGCTATCCTAATGGCGTTGGCGCGACCGGATATACTGGCAGCGGTTATAGAGAGCCAACCGGGTATACTGGCGACAGAGAGCTGTCCGGGCTCATAGAGGGTGCGCGGTTTCAGCCCGGCCGAATGCCATCGGGTTGGACGATCGACTTCGATGCAGGTAATGAGCGGTATCTTCTATGCGACGAGACGCGTGCGGTCCGCGCTGAGGTAGACCGCGTGTTAGGTACGGCGGACGACTGGATGATAGTTCGCCTCGTTGATAAACAGCCCCCAAAGCCGATTGGCGCTACTGGCGGTGGCATCGGCTTTCTCATTGAACCGAGCGCGCGGTTTCAGCCCGACCAACTGCCATCGGGTTGGGCGATCGACTTCGATGCAGGTAATGAGCGGTATCTTCTATGCGACGAGACGCGTTCGGTTCGTGCTCAAGTAGCGCGCTTGATAGCAGGCCAATGGATGGTAGTGCGCGCCGTCGAGACAGCAAAACCTACAGAACCCACAACGGCAAAACTAAGCGGCGACGCGGCGAGATTTGCGGGGATCGACTTCAATGACTAAGAAACTTTCGCCTATGGAGTTGGGCACACGCTTGCATCAAGAGATCGAAAGCCTGCGCCAAGAGATCGAAAAGGTGAGTGGCAATCCGCGTCCGCAACGCGCGCTGATTTTCGGCGACATGCATGCAGGAATGTACGAGAGCGTTGCCGAGCACGCGACAGCGATGCGCAAAACGTCCGCTCAACTTCGCGTCTACGCTAGCGCAGTCGCGATGGACGAGGCGATCTACGGCAGAGCCGACGTGCTGGTGATACACGGGGGCGATCTGTTACAACTCGCCGTTAAGGATGTTGACTTTTCGAAGATCGAGCGGCGCGTTCTCGACCACATGGTTGTTGACATGGCCAAGAAGATCGAGCTAGACACCGAGGACGTTGCAATGATCGGCTATGCCGAAGAATGGATGTATCATGGCTAAGTGCATTCGTGTTGTCGGTCAAGGCGTTCCCGTCCGCATGTCGGACGAGGACGCTTTTCAAGTCGTGGTGCGCGACCACGACGGCGAGTATTGCCCGAAGCAATACTACAAGAGTTGGCATGAGCCGGCGGTAGAGGGCAAGGAGCCGACGACGAAGATCGTCAAGCTTCAGCAAGGCAAGCTCGTCGAGACTGGCACGCTGGCGCGCAATCTCCAACACAAACGGGAGAAGAAGCGCCATGCCGTTTAAGCATAAAGCCTACACCCCGCCACTTGGTCTGCTCTGCAAGCTGGGCAGTATCATCGTGCATGCCGAAGAGATGATGCAGCCCGATGGGCACGACTTCGATCGTGTCGCGATGGAGACGTTGCTTGCCGATCGCGATGTTCGGAAATGGATCGACGACATGGGCTCGTTGTTGCCTCTCAAGCGGAGTGCGCGGCGATGATGCAGATCAACGTTAGAAACCCACTTCGTTTGGGTGCAGTCGTTGGCGGTGCCATCGCCTATTACTATTTCGCAGGCGGGCTCACGTGCTTTGCGTTTCTGTTTGGTGCAGTCGTCGGCAGTCTATCAGTTGAGCTGAAGCCTAAGCAGCAACAGCCGACGCGCAAGGCCAACCCGGAGGACATCCCGATATGACCTACCACACAAAGTTGTTCTGGTTGTCATGGTGGGCTATTATGATCGGGCTTGTCGGCTTCGTGACGATTGTCCTGCCACCGCTGCTCAAGCTGGAGATGCGATACCTCGATTGGATCAACGGCGTGTTGGGGTGCCGATGAACAAGACCAAGGAAGCCCAACGCTCCGATCTGATCGATCAGTTATGCGCGCTTCAACGCGAGTATCATACGCGCGCCGAACCAATCATCATGGAGCTTGCCCGCTTGACGACGCCAGCCCCGATTGTTATGCCTGACGGCAGCACGATGAAGTACATCGGTCCGGGGAGCGAAGATGACAGGGATTAAGAGCCTGCCGGCGATGCGTGTTGATATCGCGCAACTGCGGCAGCAGCAATGGCGAGCCGACAAGCTCTACAACGAATTTCGGCGCTTCGCTGTTAGTATCGGCTGCAAGGTCGGTGAAGGCACGTGCTCAGACGAAATCATGGCGACCAACGCGCAAGCGCGAGAGCTGGCCAGATGGTGGCAGGAGAAAACGACATGACATACGATGAGGCGATGGAGCGTGCAAAAGCAAACCCCGGCCTAGGCGTCCGCGAGAAACGGATGCAGGCGAAGTGGAAGATAGTCTGGATGAACCTCAAAGCTGGAGACGGTGACTTCTTCTGTATCAACCCGATCACCGGCAGTGACTATCTATATCATCCGAGCGATGCCGACAGGGTTTCCACGAAATGGGGGATCGCTTGAAGCGCACGCGGGAGATGGTTCGAAGTCAGGGGCACAATGACTGCGGTGTGTGCGCCGTAGCCAATCGCTGCGGTATCACGTGGGCAGCGGCCCGCGTTCGTATCTTCGGCACCAAGCGCAAGCGCGCGTTCAATACCACGACATGGATGCTCAAGGATGCGATGTTCGTCAACGGTTGGCGTCTGATCCGAGCGCGCGACTGGTACGACATTCCCAACAACTCAGTTGTGAAGGTGATACCCTCCGGATGCCGGGGCACGCGCAACTGGCACTGGGTGGTCTGGCGCGGCGGCATGGTGTGGGATAGTGAATTCACCGTCCCGATATCGCCCGTCTACTACACGCACGGCCCTGTCTCTTACATAGGATACCCGAAATGACTTTCATTGCAGAAGGTGGCGCGCGCACGGTGACCAACTGATGCCGACCAACAAATTCATCCCCTGCAAGGACTGCCGATGGTTTTCGTCGTGGGGCGATGACGGCGTGACGTGCACCAACGTTCTGTATCGGAAGTTCGATCCGGTCGATGGTTGGCAGCCGCAACAGGCGAGGCATGTGCGCACAACCGAAGAGCTATGCGGCGAGGCCGGCAAGGGCTGGGAGCCGCGCCGCCCCGCGCCCCCGAGATGGATGGATCATGTCGGAATGGGTGTGCTTGTCGTGCTGATCCTAGCATGGTTGTGGGTTACGGTGTCGCGATGAGTGACTACATCACTCTGCTCGGAGCCGAAGATGTTCGCAGCGCGGGCCACACGATGACGCGTGCGGCCGAAACAATGAGCAACGCTGCCAGCACAATCGACGGCGCGATGGAGCGCCAGCGTCATTTCCTTGAAGACTGGCTGGCCCGGTTCGAGATCGCCGTCGAGAAGATGCCGCGCCCCGAAGTTCGCGCGGGCTCTACCGACGACGACTACCTGCCGTCAATGGCGAAAGGCTGACAATGGCCGACCACCCGATGAAAACATTCGTTACGCAAGACGGTCGCCACTTCCTGATCCCGGGCAATCCGGCGTGCGGCTATCAACGCGCCGAGGCCGCGACTAGGGAGGACGGCTATCAGTGCGACTGTCACCAGATGATGGGCAACGATTTTTATTTCCTGCCTGTCGGTCAGTGTATCCGCAAGGATAAGACGTGCAATCGGGTGGACGCATGAAACTCCCGTGGCGATACCATGCGAGGATGATCGGCGAGATCGTGGTCGAGATCGACCAGCGCGGCTGCATGGCCGAGGACCATGTGATCAAGCGGGTAGGCGAGATCGTCGGTATCGATGATCAGCGCGTGTTCCTGAATAACCCCGGCGCGCAAAGCATCATCGTCGCGCGTTGTCGCACGCTTTCTAGTCAAGAACTGATCGAACCCGAATTCTTTCTAGTGCCGATTGCAGACGGCGGTTTCCAGCCGTCCGAGAACGCGACCCTGTATTGGTGGAGGCACTGATGGGCGTTCAAGATGACTACAATGAAGCGTGGGAGGCTGGCGCGAAAGACGCGGCCGAACGTTGCGCGCTGCTGGCCGAAGGGCTGGCGGCTATCCACGAAGCGAGCGCGGCCCGCATACGTCGAGAGGGCACGTTCACCTATGGTTGGTTCGGTCGCAAGAAGCGTGTTGCTCCAGCGTGGGAGCGTGCGGCCAAGGATATGGAGGCAGCCGCTCACGGCCTGCGCACCATAGCGCGCGGCTGTCGTGCCGGCTGGGACCCGCGCAAGTGTGAGCCGGACCCGAACGAGAAGATCGAAGTAAACCCGGCCGCTGTTTGGAAACCGTGTTCGCGTTGCTCCATGCCAATGGATTGTGCTTCGTGGTGCTCATGCGAACGGGGCCTGTTGTGAAGTCCCTAGCACAGAAGCTTCTTGACGTGACGCCCGCGTTCGCCGACCGTCAAGTCGCGAACATGATCGCCAGCCGGGCAATCGAGTTTGGTGCTCCCTACCGCTTCGCTATCAATCACGACATCCGGCCGCCCGGCATGAAGGCCTGCCCGTTGTCTCATTACGATTGGGCGCTGAAAGACGCGGTCGGTATCGATACGCCGGTCACCCCGATCGCTTTTAGGTGGTTGACATCGGCATTGCTCCGGGGCTATACGATCTCCCGCGTAGACCACAATCACCGTGATCTGGTTCCCGGCTTTTCTTCTAGCATCGCCATCGTGCGACGCCGCGCCGAGAACCATCAGCGGCCGAAGGTAGACAATGACGATGATATCCCGTTCTGACCTCAATGAGTGCCCGTTTAATTCAAACTCTGGAGAGAATATCATGGTAGCCGATGACGAGCCCATAGCTGACGAGGCCGCACCGACGTTCGATCACGTGATGATCGATATCGAGACTATGTCGCTGCATCCGCACAATGCGCTGATCCTGTCGATCGGCATGGTCGAGTTCGATCCATCTCCGATCGAGGGGCTAGTGATCGGCGAGCGCAAACTATTCTTGCCTGATCTCGAAGCTCAGCTAGGTCTCGGTCGCGAAGTCAGTGCCAGCACACAGAAATGGTGGATGGATCAGTCACCTGAAGCACGTAAGCACTGGGCCGCTACAGGAAATACGCGTGAGCATCTGTCTAGCGTGCTGTATCGCATCCGGTCGTTTTGCGCCGACAAGAAATGCATCTGGGCCAACGGCACCCAATTCGATCTTTCCAATCTTGTTGGCCTCAATGCTCAGGTCAGCGGCGAGCCGCTGTGGCATTATCAAGCGCCGAACGATATGCGGACGTTTGTCAGGCGAACGCCCGCGACGCGGCTGGTGCCGATCGGCGATGCACTGGCTATTCCCGGCGTGCCTCACGACCCGATCTACGATAGCACTTCGCAAGCGTGGCAAGTATGGAGCCATTGGGCATGCTGACAACACAAGAACAACAGCGACGCGCTAAGACCATCAAGCGCATGGTGACGTTTTGGTACTGGGTCATTGCGACCATTGTCGCTGCCGGCTTTGCCGCCGCCATCATGGGCGTGTACTCAGGCGAGTGGCGATGGTTGCTGATCTCAGTGCCCGGTTATCTCCTTCTTCGCGCTGCGATGAAGCACCCATGACCCCGCGTCTGCGCAAGAAGCTGACAGCGACGGAACGTGCGCAGTTCTTCCGGCTGTCGGCTGCTTGCGCCGATCGCGATCAACTGAAGCGGTTGACAGCGCGGCTGAAGCTGAATAGGTTCGTGATCCTGCACAGCAAGGAAGCCTGTCAAGCGGCATGGGATGCGAGAAAGAAAAAGCGATGAGTGTCTCCCCTAGAATGTTGGATTGGGCGCTTAATGGCGTGCCGGTCTACATCCGAAAGCGTCCGATCGACGGCGCGGTCTACGCTACGACGTTTGACTTCTCTAAGTTCATTCGTGAAGCGGCGCTCGAAACGATGCGCGTGCACGTGCCGAAAAACGCGCTGAGAAACTGGGATGCTGCACAGGACCCGCGCGTAAAGAAAAAGATAGCGGAGTGGGAGCGCGCCAGCGCATGACCGATAAATTCACGATGCAATACGTTGAAGAGGAACGCGACCGTTGCGCGAAGCTCGTCGAGATGCTAATAGGCGAGCCGGACTTCCTGATGCATTGCATCGCGTACTGGATCAGGCCTGACGAAGTCGAGACGCGACGTGCTCGCTTCGAAGAGATGGACAACGTCATCGCCGTAGACAACTTTGAGGATTTGATGTGAGTAACCGAGCGCTCGATAGCGCCGAAGTCAAGGGCGCGAAAGCGGCTGAAGAGGGCAAGCCCTTGACGGCCAACCCTTACGGTGATACTCGCACCTATAGAGGCTCTGTGACGTTCGCGCGCGCCTTCTGGCGCGCATGGCGTCGCGGGCATACCGAGTACGTCTTGAAAAGGAAAGTGTGATGCGTGGACGCGGCGGAGTGATAGCACCTAGCAGCGTGCGCCGACAGGCGGCGTGGGATGAGCCCATCTCGGACAAGATGAACAAGCACGTCCGGTTCCAGTGGGTGAAGCGGGGCGGCGTCGGCCGACAGTCCGGTTCCGGTCCGAGCGGCTGTAAGGCGACGCCCAGAGCCCTCCTGAGCCGTGCGCTACGCGAACGTGCTGGAGTGGCTGAGTTCGTAACCAAGCGACAGGCGGCTGTTGTAGTCCGCAAGGCAAGCCCTCCCAAGGTGATCTATGGCCCCTCGGTTTAACCTGAAAGTCCAAGTCAAGCGACTGGGCGACAGCCTCTTGCCGCCGGCCGAGCCAGCGCGCAAGGCACCGCACGGCATGGTGCTTTCGCCCAACGGGCTGAATGCGTCACCAATCCGCCGTAAGCGCAGGACACGGTCAACGTTCTGTTCTGACTTCGCGTGCGAGAGTGAAGAATTCAACGGCCCGAAATGCAAACGTCAATGTCGGAGCTGCAAGCCCAAGAAGCAGGCAACGCATCCGAGTGTCCAATGGGAGGACTACCGCGTAGACATCGGCTCCGATGGAAAGTACGGCATCTATACGCGAAATTATAACTGCCGACTGGCCACATTCAACGTGGGCACGCTGGCGCTACAGACCCGACTTAGACTTCTGTTCGACAAGGCCCATCAACGGCGTCACGATATCGGTGGGATGACTAATGATATCGAGGGCGCACTCTTGCGTGCCGGGGAAACGCGGCGCAAATGAGGATCAACAGTGTGCATCGGGCGATCCTTGACAATCAGCGGGCCATCATGCTCGCCCTGTTGCAGAACGCGACGGCCGTCTCGACCCGCTCGCTACGGGACAGGCTAGAAATTACGTCGGCTCTGACAGCCGTGCCCAAGGTGAAGCCGAAACGCAGAGCGCCGCGCGTGATCGACGTAATCGGAGGCGGGGCGTTCATGAGCGACGTGGGCGATCAGGGCTATCCCAAGGTGAAGCGATGATCCATCGTCTCGTCATGCATGAGGACTTCTCGACGCACACTCGCTGCGGCATTCGGCTCAGCGACAATGATACGCGGCTGACGTATGCTGGCGTAGAGATCGACACGACGCACTTCGACGCCCGGATCACGTGCCCCGATTGTCGCGACCATTTCGTGCGCGTTACGAAGCCCAAACTCAGCATGGTGCGGTGATGTTTGGCCAGCTTACCATCGAGGAAGAGACGCGGCTCGGCACACAGATGGCCGCTGTTTACAAGATCATGCGCGACGGTCAGTGGCACACCCCGCCGGAGATCATGGCGCGCGTTGTTGGCGGGACCGCTGCGATCACGGCACGCATCCGTGATCTTCGAAAGGAAAAGTTTGGCGGGTTCACGATCGAGCGTGACTACATCGAACGCGGGCTGTATCGCTATCGCATGATCGATCCCGTAGAGGATTTGATGTGATGATGAAAGTAAGCAAGAAGCAGCGCAAGGCACTGCGGTCTGTGTGGCGTCTCGGCAAGCCGCGCAAGCAGATGGAGCACTCACGCCGGATCAACAACGCGATGGAGCGAGCCCAATGGCGACGGAACAGAACTTCCTGATCACAGTGCAGCGCATGTGCACGTCCGACGAATGCGATCTAGTCAGCAGTTGGTCGGCCGTCGTCGCCGAGAAAGATATCGGAAATTTCGGTGCGCTCGAAGACGTGATCAAGTTGACCGGCATATCGCTTGAAGGTGCGCCGGTCACGAACATCCGACCGATGACGGAAGCCGAGATCAAGGCGTGGAGAGATGCGGATGCTTAAGCGCATCGCGTGCATAGGTCGCGAGGCGCGCTACACGCGCGCCATCATCGATCTTGACTTTCCCACAGAGAAGGCCCAACGTGCGATCATCATCATTGAGCGCGATAAAGACGTGGGACTTCTGGGCGGTTATCAGCCGGACGAGCTTTGCTATATTCCGATGGCCCCAACGAAATACCAGCTCGACTTTCTCGCGTCTCGACACTTCAGCAGCATCACGATCGAAGCGGCCCGAGAATGGCTCAAGCAGCATGCCTGAGTACAGCATGCCTGAGTATCGCATCTGGCTAGATGTTGACGCCGGTATCTACGCTACAGTCTCGCTCGAAGATCATGCGTGGGCTCTCCAATGGAAATGGCAGATCACGTGGGATCGGCACAAGCGCAAGGCCTATGCGACGCGTTCGACGCGCACGAAAGAGAGCGGCGGCCGGCGGCACAAGCTCTACCTTCACAAGGAAATCTTGAAACGCTCCGGCAAGCCCCCGCCGTGCGATCGGCACACGATGGGCGATCACGGTGACGGCAACAGCCTGCACTGCGAGCGGGATAATCTTGACTGGGCCACTCCAGCGCAGAACCGCAAAACGGCCCGGCCGCCCGCGCCGAAGCCCGTTAGTGATATTCCGTTTTAGTGCTTGACTTCGCAAAGCCGTCGCCCCACGTTGCGCCGATCGAAACCAATTGGAGATGGCTATGAGAGGGATTTTGGCTGGGCTCGCAGCGCTGGTTTGCGTGTGCGCGCTCATCTTCGGGTTGAACCTGTTCGGGTTCGCCCAGTTTCAGTTCTTCGCGCCGAAGATGGAAAGTGTCCGTCGCGACGTGATGATCCAGTCTCGCGCTTACGGCGAGGCGAATACTCGCGAGCTTTACCGGCTGAGGCTGCAATACGCGCAGGCTCAGTCCGATGAAGAGCGGGCAACCATCAAGGCATTTGCACTTCATGAGGGAGACGCGATGGATAAGACGCGCCTGCCGCAGGATTTGCAGGCGTTCTTGATCTTCCTCGGAGGCTAACTTGAAGAAACTCTTTCTTGCTTTTGCTGCGCTGTCGGCTTGCGTGATGCTAGCCGGTTGCGATGAAGACACTTCGGCCGGGGCACGTGATACTCGCGCGCGACCATGGTGGCGACCGAACAAGGTGCTGTCGCGGTTGGCTTTCCGGCGATCATCAACTGGGCCGAGAAGCGGCTTCTCAAGATGATCTATGAGCTACGGGACAATCCCAAGCTGGTGACGTACACATACGTCACGGATTTGGCCGGCAAGCTGCATTCGGTCTGCATCGGGACCAACTCAGTGGGCTATCCACTGCCCTACGCGACCCAGTACACGGCCCCGAAGTCGCCGGTCATACGGCGTGCCCAATACCCGACGAGCTATCAGGGCAGCTCCCAAGGCGAATGGCGCACCTATGAAGCGGACCAGCCCGAACCGAACGGGCTGTATATGCCGTCGTCGGCGGAAGGCACGTGGGTTGCGTGTTTGAACCCGGAGACCAAACAGGTAGCGCCGGTCTATGTCGAAGATCGTGTGCGGACTTACCCTTACAAGATCGCGACCGCTGTCGATTGATTGTCGATCGCGCGAAAATCGAAAAGCCCGGCATTGCTGCCGGGCTTTTCTTTGACCGTTCTGTTGCTAGGTGGTCGGCCCCAACCGCGTTACGCCGCGAGGCGCATTTCGGTCATGGGAACGTTGTCGTTCACATTTAGAGTTTGACCCGAGCCCACGCCGCTTCGCGGCATAGGGGACGGCGGTATCATGCCGAGTTCACTTCGAGACTTCTTCGCGTCCATCGATCCTGTTTCGCCCCCATCAAAGTCGGCGCGTGCATCCCCGCAGGGTGTGTGCTCGCTCTTAGCGAATGGCATCCATGCCACTTCGCGCCGACCATGGTGGAGGCGCGGGGCATTGCATCCCCGGTCTGACCGCAGTCCGTCTCAACATTCAGAACCATCGTCCGCCGCTGGTCAACCACTCGCTACCCATCCCCCGTTGCGTTCCTTGAAACGTGGGGGCCAAAGCCTTGTCCGTTGTGCGGCGAACGTCGTTAACCTACCTCCGCATTCCGTGCCTGTCAAGAGGAACGTTTCGGCGCGCTCTGAATTGATATGCCCAGAGGGGCAACCCGAAAATAAGGAAAGAGAGACTGACATGAAAAAGGTTTTGATCATCGCCGCTGCGATCACCGCGCTCGCATGCGCGCCTGCCCTAGCGCGTGGCAATGGAGGCGGACACGGCGGCGGTGGCGGCTTCCATGGCGGCGCTGGTGCTGGCGTTCACGTCGGCGGCTTCCATGGGGGCGGCCACATTGGCGGTCGTGGCGTAGGCATCGGGCTCGGTCTCGGTGCAGCCGGCATCGGTCTGGGCCTCGGCTGCCCGGCGCACGTCGTAGGCTACGACGCTTACGGCAACCCGGTCTATCGCCGCACGTGCGGCGACTACGACTACTGAGTAATACCCGGCGCGCTCCCGCGCGTCGGTCACCCCACAGAAGAAGGATACTAATCGGAGCCGGTCGAAAAATGACCGAGTGACCAAACAACGCTGGGGTCTCCGCCTCGGCGCGTTTCTTTTATTGCCCTCGGGCGCTTGACTGATGTTGTGGTTAATGCTACGAACCACTCTGCGAGGGTATTGTAAGTAGCATGTCGAGATACACCAATCTTGAAAGTGCCGGTTCGTATCCGGCCCCCCGCTCCAATCCTGAACTCTATCTGGAAGTGTGTTCTGCGGGCGACCCCCGCTACAAGGACATTCTCAAACACCACTACATCTGGGCCGGTGAGACAATCAAAGGTATACAGGGTCAACAAGTTCATTTTCTTATTTGGTACAAGGAAAAGATCGTTGGGGTGATCAGCGGCGCGAGCGCCGTCTATCTCACCGCTCCCCGAGATAAATTCTTTGGGCTGCATGGCAAACGCGCGACCAAAGGCAAGCCCGCAATCGGCAATCGAGAAAAGTGTCTGAATGGCATCGTCGATAATGTTGTGTTTAGGCTCGAAGATCATGAGAAAAATCTAGCTAGTCGGGTTCTCTCCCTCTGGGAGAAAAGCGTTGTTTGGGTCTGGGAAGCGCTTTACGGGACCAAGGTTTATGGTTTTGAAACCTTCGTTCTCGGCAACGGATCAATGAAACAGGAAGAGGTTCCCGGAGCCGCGCCAGATAGTCGCGGGCGGCCAATCTTGCATGTTGTACGCGTCGATGACCCCGAAGGTATCGTGCGTAAAGGCTTTATCTATCGTGCAACCGGCTGGTCGTTGGCTGGGACAACTTTCGGGAGTGCTAAAGGGCACGACGGGGTCGGACTAACCGGCGGCAAAAATTACCGCGAGCGCGTCTCGCCGCAGCTACACAAAGACCTAATCGAGTTGGGGGTTCTGGAAGAGGGTGATGACAATCGCATCAACGACCCATTCCGAAGAAGGAACGTGCCAACGAAAGATGTTTATTGCAAGTGGGTTCCCGGATACTCGTCTCCGATAGAAAGCAATTACATCTCGTCGTGGAAGGCGGGCACTGCGAATGGGACGCCGGAAGAGAAAGCGTTGGCTAAGTGGCGGACTGATTTTCGGCGCAAACTGCTCGGCACGAGATTTTCTCGGGACGGAAAGGCGCTTGTATATGAAAACCTCGAACAGACAATTTGCGGGCGGGTCGAGTGGAATGCACCCGGAGCGCCGGGTGACACTAGACGCCGTAAAATGCGACAATCTATCCGTGCACCCTCTGAGCGTGAAAATTTACGGTCGCCCAAAACCGACTAAAGAATTCCTGCGTAGTATTGAGACGCACGGGCTCTTGCAACCCATCATCATAAACGACCAAGGTCACCATGTGATCCTGTCTGGGAGTACACGGGCGGAAGCGTGGCGAATGCTATGGGAGCAGAAGCGCCTCAAGTCAAGCTGGATACCCTGTCGCATTCTTCATCTTTCGCCGCTGGAGGCTGAGCGCCTCGTTATAGAGAGCAACCGTCAGCGGGTAAAGACAGCGGGGCAGAAGGCGCGAGAGAGCAACGAGCTTGTGAGGATTTTCTCGGCCGATCAAGATGTCAGGAGCGCGATTGCCCGGATCGCCCGTGAAACCAAACAGGGCGTCCGAACGGTCAACAAGCAGATCATGATCGTGACGGAGGCAGGCGCGCGGAACGTAGTTGCACAAAACGCTCTCGCCGAACTGGATAAAAACCAAACGAGCGTGAGCGCCGCCTACCGTGCGATCAGTCCGCAAAAACGGACCTTGCGCAATTCTCCGTTAGGGGGTAGGGTTGCGGCACTTGAGACGCTCGCCCGGAAGCTCCCTAATGATCTCAAGGACCCGACGAACAAAGAGTTTCTAGCCGAGGCCGTGGCGAGAATAGGCGCAGCGGTCCGCCTACTGCACCGGAGTTAAAATGTCAAAGAATTTTCCGTCTGCGCCCGGCTCTACGGATAACAATCATGAGCGGTCTGGCCGCCGGGATTTGACAGTCTCCGGCTTTTTGCGTACTTTGTACGACATACGCGTGCTCGATAGCGACGGGTACGGCTACTGCAAGAAGTGTCATGAAGTACTGTGGTTTGTAGAGGCTACTGGGCGACCCAACAAAGTTTGGACAATGACGCAGCAGCTTGCGCGCGACAGCAGCAAAGCGCGGGAGGGCTGTTGTTCGGCCTTTTTGATTGTTCATGCGCCCGGCGGAGAAGACGGAGAGCATGAGCACCCGATAGATTTTCACCACGTTAGGTATGTCAATGGCCAAACAGCGAGCCTTAGCAAAGACGACGAGCTTGTGAGCGACACGGTCGAAGTTGAACGTAGCGCCCCTTGGCGACGCCTGCGCGCTGTTATGGACGGTTTGCGGCTGTCCCATGAGTGCAAGAGAAAATTAACCCTAAAATCAGGTCGCGTCTTGACGCCCTCGCGGTTCTCGACTAAGTAGGGGGCTCGCTCAGCGCCGCAACGGCAACGAGCATCAACCGGGCAACGATCCGCGTGATCAGCGCCCCGACCCTGAAAAGGAGCCGTCATGGCTCGCACTTCTATTGTTAAGTTGCCCCTCGCCAAGCTTTTTGTCGATGGGGTGGAAGAGAAAATTTTCGTGGGCGAAGTACGCCATGCTCACGGAGAAGAAGGCGCTGGCTATCAGCGCGATCCCTATCGCCGCAGAAAGTGGATCAAGCTCCACGCGGCGAAGTTCAATAGCGCGCTGATGCGCGTCATTGAAGTCTCGGCGCGCGGTGACGGCACTTTCGCCATCATCGACGGCGGAGGGCGCTGGGCCATGGCCCAGATCGCCAAGAAGACGGACCTTCTTTGTCGCGTACATCATGGACTGACGCGCGAGGAAGAGGCGACGCTCTTCAAGGACTTCGACAAGGAAATCTATCGTCTGCGAGGGATTGATACCTTCCTCGCCATGATAGGCGCGAAAGACGAAACCGCTCTCGCTATTCAGAGCGCGGTCCTCCCTTACGGGATTGCGGTCGCTGGCAAGGGCACGCTCAAGTGCGTTGGTCAGTTTCTTTCGGTCAAGAAGGGTTCGCCGCACGGCTTGCGGCTGCTGTCATCGGTCGCGAACATTCTCGCGACTGCATACGGCAACTATGATCCCAAGACCGGCGAGTTCGGCAAGGGCTGTGGTGTGATCGATGGCTATATCGTCATCGCATACGCCACGATCCTCGACAGCGTCCTCGAAGCTATCGAGGACGGTGGTGTTCCTGAGGGACAGTATGCGGCATGGGAGAAGCGTCTCGCTTTCATCGCCTCGCGGACTGCTCCCGCCAAGATCGCGGAACACCTGAGCAAGGGCGGGTTTCTCCCCAAGAGCATCCCGGCTGCTCCACTTGCCGCTCACTACCTCGTCAACCGCCCGGTAACGTCCGGGGTGGGCAAGGACCCGGCCCCGGTCAAGTTCAAGCCCACGAAATACGATCTCGGAGCCAACCGGGTCAACACCTGCTACTCGACCGGGAAGACCTTCTCGTCCCGCATATCTGAAACTACCGCGCTGAATGAGGACGATCCCGCCGACGCGGCATAAAGCACCACACCACGCGACGAAAGCCGGGCAGCAATGCCCGGCTTTATTCTTGCGGGTCGCCGAACTCGTTGGTAGCGTTATCGTCGTCATCGTCGATCGGCTTGCCCTTGCCAGCCTTCTGCTTGTCGGCCTCGTAGATCGCGCCCAGAGGCTTCGGCGTGAGGTTCTTCAAGATGCCGCCCTTGCCGTTGATCGCATACAGGCGCGGCCGTGCGCCGTTGGCGAGAATGGCCTGCCCCATCTCTTCAGCATCGAACTTCCGCAACAGGATGCTTCTGATATTGGCGCTCAAGCGCGGTGCCCGATGCTCGATCCGCTTCGGCACCAGAATGGCAATATCGTCGAGAGCGACCAGTCGGCCGTTGAACGGGAATATGTCGCGCTGGTCTTCCATCCAGCGCGCAAGCTCGTCTTGGCCGGCAGCGATCATAGAAGTCTTGGCCGCCGTGAGGGGCGCGGCTGAAGCGCCGCTGTATGTGCCGTAGTCCCAGTTTCCGAGCTGGTATGCGACGGCCGCGATAGCAGCCGGGTCGTTGAGCTTGGTGACGTAGAGGTTGGTATAGTACGCGATCGACGCCGGAGAGTTCTTCCCGTAGCGCGGCGTTGCCTTCGTGTTGATAACGAGATAGCGCCGATCGGTGTCGTCGAGATTGAGAGCCGCCTCATGGTTTGACATCGCGAAGATGCCGAAACAGTTTTCGACATTGCGCTGGGGCAGGTTCTTTTCGTTGACGCTGATCATGTCCTGCGTGATCAGCGGATGCAGCTTGTTGGCGACTTCGGTTTTGTCGATCGCGCGCAACTCTTCGATAACGAGAAGCTTCGATCGGATGGCCCAACCATTGAAGTCGCCGTGGAGATCGGACTGATTGATGTTGGCGACGTTCCGCAGGTTGAGAATGCGGCCGAGCATTTCGACGATGTAGCTTTTGCCGGTGCCCTGAGCGTCACCTTGGATCAGCAACGCGTGCTTCGGTTTCTCAGTGAGGTTCTGGAGCAGCCACGCCATCCAGTTCATAACCATCATGCGGTCCTCTTCGAGCGGGAAGAGGTATTCGAGATGGTCGTTCCACCACGACACGTCGCCCTCTGCGGGCGTGATGTTCGGGGGCACGTACATATTGAAGACATCGCCGCTGATACGCTGATCGAGGCCCGGCTTGTAGGCGACGCTCTTGAACCGGGCGATCGTGCCCTTCTTCCGGCGTAGCAGAACGTCCGCGATGTTCTTGGTGCTCTTCGACCCGAGGATGTTGTTGTACTGGCCGTTGAAGGCCTCCTTGTCCCACACGTTGGTCGTGTCGCCCTTTTCGATAAATCGCTTGAGCCCGCCGACCCAGACCCACTCCTTGATCAGCTCGTTCTCCTTGAGAAACCGCTCTCGCTTTTCAGGCGACTGAGCGGCGACCTCCTGACGCGCGGCTGCCCGGGCTTCGGCTGCCGTGTCGGGGTCGGCGCTGTTCGTGAATTCGTAGGTTTTAGTTTCTCGGTTGTAGGTGCCCATCCGCGTGGGGTTAATCTCGGGCTCGTCGTCGGCGAAGTCGGCCTCTGCCGTTTTGCCGCCAGTCTTCGAGAGGCTGGCGTAGTTGAAGGCGTTCTCGACCTTCCGCTCCATGTCGTCGCGGTCCCATTCGGGAACGCAACGAGGATTGTAATACTCACAGAGAATATCAAGCGAGACCGCAGGACTGATCCCGATATCCTTGAGGTACATCGCGGTCTTCAGTGTGTTGAAGTCGCCGCCCGAACCCTCGATAGCCGGGACTGCATCCTGCAACAGGAAGTCAATCGCCAGTTCGATGTTCGCTGGCTGATCCAGCTCAACCACGACTTCACCCGCGTTGGCGATGCGTGACTTGGCTTTGGAGTTTTTGATCGTGTCGTAAATCCACTGCGGACAGTTGACCGCATCGGCATCATTCGTGGTGTAGCTCGTGCCGTCCGCGAATACGCATCCGGGGATCAGCGTGTAGTTCGGACTGTCGATATCTTTGCCGATGCCGTTCAATCCCAACGCCATGACGTGCGCAGGGTGGTTCTCGTCGGCCCAACCTTGATAGACCATATGCCAGCCGCCGGACGGCGTCTCAGTGCGCTCGGTCGCGTCCCATCCGTAGATCAAGTCGAGAACGGCGAAGGTCTCGTCGCCGACCTTGCCTTTGGTTTTGTTAGTGTCAACGTCGGCGACAAGGAGCTTTGATTTCGCATGCGCGACGCCCCAGTTGCAGCCGGGAAACTTTTTCGCCCACGCGATGATTTGCTTCGGATCGTTCGAACAGTTACCGTCGAGATTGTCTCGAACACAGGGCGGGAACTTTTTCAAAGCCTTGATCGGGAAAATGTAGCGCGTATACATATGCCGATCGAGATAGGCGAGCGCGAGCGCGAGGCTTTCAAAAATCATGGGGCGGGTTCTCACGGGGCCGGGGACGATCAAACCCTTACACCTTCTCGTTAACTATGTCCAGCCCCCGCATGTTGACAATGCTCTCGGCCTGTGTACGCTGCATCTAGCGTCAAGAGATTTAGTTCGGAAAAACCCCTGCCTGTTGACAGAGGCCCGGAAAAGGAGTAGCGGAAAACAATGCCACACGATCCGTGCATCAAAGCTCTTGCCCGTGCTCTCGATCTTGAGTGTTGGGAGAGCTACTCCGGCCAGCCTGTCGCGATCAAGCGCGCGCTCGACAAGAGACGCACCGCCGCGCTCCGCACCGCGCAGGAAACCGTTGACGAAATCTTCGCTGAAAATTCCCCCAAGCCCGAGAGAAGTCCCATGCATGCTAAACACTCAACCGGATTTGAATTCGTCCTAGAAGACGAGCCGCCGCGATACCATTCGTCGGTGATGAAGATCGAGATGATGCTGCACTTCGCGACGATCGCCGGGCCATTCGTTCCCGAGGCTCAGCGCACGTCGCCGGCCTACACGAAGTTCGTCAAGCAGTTGCTCGCCGACGATCTGATCGAGCGGCCGACGCATGCACAACGCAGCATGCACCCGGGCTGGGCGTACATCGCGACCGAGCGCGGACGCGCCTACGTCGAAGCCCTCAAGGATATGCAGTTGCCCGTCGCGTTGAAGACGACCACCACGTGGCGCATCCCCGAGTGATGATGACCCGAGACCAGCGGAGCGCCCTGAGAGATCAGGGCGCTTTTGCGATCAAGACGCTCAAGAAGCTTCAGCGCGCGTGCACGAACGGTGCCGACGTGAACGACTTGTGGCGCACCATCAACTTCGCCGTGTTCGATCTCAAACTGGCGAAGGCTCGCCGGGACCAGATAATCGCGCGCAAAAAGAAACGGAAACTTCCCCTGTGCCTTTGACATGCCTTTGCGGAAAGATATTCGAGCCCAAGCGCAATTCCAAAACGTGTTCGCCAGAGTGCAGCAAAGTGCGCACCGCGCGCCGGGACCGCGCATATAGGAATACGCACCCGCACAAGAAGTACGCCCGGAAACCCCGGAGAGGATGGGAGCCCCGCGCAAGCGTCCATCGTAAGATCAACCGCGCCGTGCGACTGCTGTTCGCACTAACAGGAGAGAACCATCATGAGAACCGAACTCCGCGCCAAGGTTTATGACGCCGTTGATACCGAACGTGATCATCAGGGCCGCAAGTGGGGAGAAAAGTCGCAGAGCGCGGCGGCTTTCATCCTGTTCATGGAGCATCATCTGACAAAGGCGCGGGCTCTCGCCACAACAATGGCTGGTGAGACCGCAGCACTCGACGAGATCAGGAAGGTCACTGCGCTCGGCGTGGCCTGCATGGAGCAACACGGGGCTCCGCGCTGCCAAAAATAAATCGGTGGACCCGGCTTGACTAGCCGGGTCTTTCGGTCTAAGAGCCATTATCGTTAACGAATTCTTAACCCGGAGTTGTCCCCCATGTCCGATGCCCTGCTTACCGAAATCTCGAAAAAGCTTAGCGACATTCACGCTACGCTGAAGACCGGGGGCACTCCTGCCGCTGGTGCCAACAAGCCCGCCGCCGCCGCCGTCGCTGGCGCTGCCGTCCCGGATGCTGCCGCTAAGGCCGCCGCCGCTGCCAAGGTGAAGGCTGCCGCCGAAGCGAAGGCCAAGGCCGAAGCCGAAGCGAAGGCGAAGGCCGCTGCCGCTGCGAAGCCCGCTGCCGGTCCCGCGTCTGGCACCAAGGCTCCGGGTGGGAAGTACACGGTCGATCAGGTCCGTGAGAAAATCCGCGAAGTCGCGACCAACCCTGCGCTTGGCAAATCGTCCGCATCCGATATTCTGGATCAGGACGGGGCCGGCGTGAAGTCGGTGAAGGACCTGAAGCCAGAGAACTATGACAAGGTCTATGAAGCGTGTCAGGTCGCGCTTCAGAGCGAAGGCTCGGCCGCTGCCGCTGCGCCCGCGCCCGAAGATGATTTGATGTAAGGTGGTTCGTCCTCTTACGGGGGCGGTGCATGTGCACCGCCCGACTACCTCTTCGGAAGTTTTGCGCCATGACCGATCTGACTTTTCTCAAGCCGCTTGTCTCCAGCATCTTGCGGGACGAGCACCGTGAATGGACCGTGCAGGGCTTCGGCTTCTTGCGGACCTATTTCGGTCCCGCCGACGCGCCCAAGAAATTCCGTCTCAATCTCTGGGATAGTCACTTCACGGTCCCGAACGTCTCGACCATTCACGATCACCCATGGGACTTCAAGTCCGTGATCGTCGCCGGTCACTTCATCAATCAGCGATACACGATGACGATGAAGCTGCCCCTTGAAGAAGAGGCGGGTGATAAACTCATATCGGCGGCCCTTCGCGCACGCGGACCGACGCATACATACGGGCTCATCACGACCGGCGTCGGTAGTGATTGTACGCCGGTCAACGTCGAGCACTGTCGGCTCGTGCCGCGCGAGAAAGAAGTCTACATTCCCGGCGACTGGTATCGCCAGCGAGCCGACGAAATTCACGAGACCCTGTTCGTAGACGGCGCGGTTACGCTCAATGAGCGGGTCGGCGACACCGAACATGCGCGCGTGTTCTGGCCCTACGGGACGGAATGGGTCGATGCCATGCCGCGCCCGGCCACGCCCTACGAGGTAGCGTCGGCAGTTGATTACAGCTTGAGGGAGTGGTTCTGATGCCGCTTCAGGAAAGACAAGCGTCCATAATGGGTTCCAGCTTCTACCCGGGAGCTAATGTCCATATCCCGAGGCTCCGACCCGGTCAGCAATTGCGAGTTGAACGCGAGCCCAATAACAAATACGATGCCAATGCAGTCTCGCTCTACATCTTCAATCAGAAGCTAGGTCATCTCCCGCGCGGTCTCGCTGCTGAGATCGCGCCGCTGATCGATGCGGGCGTGATCGTCACTGTGCACAAGTCGCGAGACCCGAGGTTCGGAACCTCCGGCGTCGTCGTCGTTCGATGGGAGCTACCCGATGAGCCGCCGATTGTCGCAGGAGAGGATCAATGAGATCGTCAAGCGCCACCGGCCGCGAGGCTGGCGAGTTCGTCAAAGTAAATATCGATGGGAGTGGGAGAGCGCAGAGGCCGACGACAAACGGCGCATCCTCTCGGTCCCGACGCTCAAAGACGATGATAGCCTTTTTCTCTATCTGCACGAAGTTGGCCATGTCAAGCAGGACCATTTTAAGCTCCGGCTTCCAAAGCATCGTGAAGAGTTTGAGGCCGAGCGCTACGCTCTCCACGTTTTCCGCAACGAGGGCATCCCGGTTACGAAAGCGATCATGAAGGCTGTTCGCGCGCGCCTGCGCGGATGGATTGACTACGACATCAAGCGCGGTGTAAAGGTACAACATCACATCGCACGTTGGGCTCTACACAATGGATGCAGTTGAAAAAGGAAAGATCGTCAATGCCTGCCCCGAGGGGTGGCGCGTTTTGGCTGTCGCCGTTCCTACTACCGCCCTCCGCATCATCACAGACGATCCCCATCTCATTTTCCGTGTCGAACAACTTGACCGCCTGCCCGATCGCAGCTACACGTGGCGCGTCGTTTCCACGCATGCTGGTGACGATGCCTTCGAGAGTTACCCTTCGGCGATCAAGGATATGTTGACGAAGCAGGCCCGGCTCAAGGAGATGATTAAGCTGGCGCAGCACAATGCCCGCATGGCCCAGATCAAAGCGGAGAAGCCCCGTGGCGGATAACATCCCCGAGATTGCCAGTGTTCGCCACGTCACCAAGAACCATGTTGTCATTGTGTGCTCGGTTGGCTACAAGGTCGCGGTGTTCAATATCTCCGAGAGCCGCCAAGCCGAGGCGATCATCACCGCTGACGATGGCTCCGAAACTATCCGCCTGCATTTGGAAGGCCCGACCGACACTCAGGGCATTCAGATCGACGGCGACGACCAAGTCATGCATATAACCTACGTGGAGAAACCCAGTGCGTAGGTTCAATCCGAAGAAGGGCGATCTCGTCTACTTCAAATGGGAAGACCACTGCTCGTACCACGGCTGCGAGTGGATTTCGTTCAGCAAGATCGGCGAGCGCCTGACGGGCTCGTTCTGCGAGACGGTCGGCTTCGTCGTGGACATCACGTCGCAGCACATCACGACGGTCGCGCATATCACAGATAACGACGACGGCGAACCCGATGGCAGCCAAGTCGCTACACGTCTCCGAAGGGCCATCATCAAAGGTACGATCCTCAAGAGGTTCAAATGAGTGAGCTTGTTAAATTTGCTAAGGCCGAGCTTCGTGCGGCCGGCCTGTTCGACGCCGACGCCGACTATGATGGCGCGGTCGCGGCCAATGTCGTCGCCCTGATGGAGACGTACACGGCCTACGGCCACTCGGGCGAGAGTGCCGCAGTCGTGCTCGCGCTCTTCAACAGGCTCGCGGCTCACAAGCCGATTACGCCGCTGACCGGCGAAGACGACGAGTGGGGCGAGCTGGGCGAAGCCGACCTGATGCAGAACGTGCGCTGCCCGACCGTGTTCAAGAAAGAGAACGTCGCATGGGACACCGCTATCGGTCACAAGCCGATCACGTTTCCCTACACAGTGGTATAATAAAATGCATTCGATATACGTGATCACGGCCCCGGATGGGAGGGCCTATGTTGGCCGCACGAGTGGGTTTCCTAGCGCCCGCTTCGAGAAGCACGCTAGAGACAGCTCGCCAATTGGCGTAGCCATCCGCAAATTTGGCCGAGACGCAATGAAACTGGAAGTTCTCAAGAGCGATGTTCCAGCCAATGAAATTATCGCTCTGGAAGAGCACACAATTAGCGATCTTCGAACGGTTGTTCCTCATGGATTTAACCGATCTGAGAGCGGCGGCAAGCGCGCCGTTCATGAGGGAAAAAGCATTACCTTAAACCTTAGAACAACAGCCGCAGTCAAGCAGATGGTTGATGCGCTTGCGAAAGAAGATGAGCGGTCTATTGCTCAGATAGTTGAGCGGCTGATAAAAGCGGCCTACCGTGAGAGCGGTCTTGACGTAGAGGATTTGATGTGATGCAGCGTCCCCGTGTTGAAGCACGTCGAACCGGAAAGCCAAAGTACGTCGGCCGTGTTTGCGCGTGCGGCAGTGCCGAACGATATACATCTACCGGCGGGTGCGTCGTTTGCACGCTTACCGAAAGCAAAGCCCGTATTCGATCCCCGCAGTTTAGGATGACGCATCGTGACGCGCAACGTGCCAGAAACGCTGTGCTTCGAGGGCATGCCTGTCCGCCGCGAGAGCGCGACTGCCCGCCGCGTCCGGGCCAGTGCGAGAGTTGCGGAGAGCCGGGGCTTGACCTTCGGCTAGATCACGACCATACCACGGGTGCGTTTCGCGGATGGTGCTGCGACGGTTGCAATACCGGGCTCAAGCTCGCCGACAATCCGCGTCTGTGTCGGTTGCGAGCACTGTATTTAGAGCGCGCTCTTCAACGATCCGAGGCAGCATAATGGGTGTGCACGCAAAACTTTCCCCGAGTTCATCGCATAGGTGGATGCACTGTCCGGGCTCCATCGCCTTGATCGGCGATCCGAGTTCGACAACGGGCCAAGCGGCGATGCTCGGCACGGCCGCGCACAAGCTGATCGAAATCATGATTATTGCCGGGGCCGAAGATGCCAGCGACTACGCGGGCTCTACCTTCCTTGTGAAGGCAGCCGGCGACGAAGAGACGGAATACTATCCGCCCGGCGCTCCCGCGCTCGATCCCGAACACGCGCGGCCGGGTTGGTTCATGTTCGTTGCCGACGAGAAGATGATCGAAGGCGTGCAGCAGACGATCGACGAAGTCGGCCGCATCAAGGAAGAGCGCTACAAGCCGGACATTTATTCCGAAGTCTATATCGATGGTTCATGGCTCGACAGCCGCTTCGGCGGTTCGATCGACGTGCGCGTCGCCGAACCTTACGGCATGCTCGATATCGTCGATCACAAGAACGGCTACATCATCGTCGAAGCCAAAGACAACGATCAGCTCAAGCAGTACGCGGTTCTCGCCGCGCATGAGCATCCCGACTGCGAAGGCGTCCGGGTCACGATTTCTCAGCCGCATGCGCCCCACAAGGAAGGAACGATCCGCTCCGATACATTCTCGATCGACGAGCTGAAGCTCTACGAGATCAGGATGAAGGAGGCGGCCGAAGCGACCGATAAGCCGAATGCCCCGCGCCGCGCTGGCGATTGGTGCCTCTGGTGCCCGGCCAAGGGACGCTGCCCCGAGTTCGACGAGATGCTGCTCGAAGAGGCTGGTGCCGAATTCCGCGATGACGAACCGCCGGCCCAACTCGCGCTGCCCAAGAGCACGGAAGAGTTGGCCCACAAGGCGCAATGGCTCTCGGTGATCGAGGCATGGTGCAACAACATCAAGGGTGACATTCAGCGCGAGCTTGAGAACGGCAACGCCGTGGGCGATTGGAAACTGGTGCGCGGGAAATCGAAGCGCCGCTTGATTGACCCGATCGAGACGGTGCGCCGCCTGACCACGACCGAGCCGGACTTGATCGATGGCACTCCCGCGATCGGGCTTGCGGAGGCAGACCTGTACGTCGAACCCAAGCTGAAGACACCCGCTCAGTTGGAGAAGCTCGGTGTCGGTAAGGAACAACGCAAGCTCGTCAAGCAGGCCATCGGTGAATTGGCGTTCATGCCGAACGGCAAGCTGACGATCGCGCCCGGCTACGATCCGCGCGAAGCGACCAGCGCCCTTGACGACGCGGTCAATGAGTTTGCTGACGAAGAGGAAGAGGACGACTTCGGATGATCGTCGTCAGCGTCCAGCTCGTATCCGCGATCCACCCGAGCCGCAGCAAGGAGCTGGCCCGGATGGAAATCTGCAACGTCGGCGGCGACGACGAGACCGGCGACTACGACGTGCGGACCCTTCGCGGTCGCGATAAGGAACAACTTGACAGGCGCAGCATAACGAGGCAAGGAAAGGTCACCGGGTATCCCCGCCTCGCCATTCACGTGTGGCATCTCGTTTCTGAGGCCCTGAAGGCAGTTGGCTACGATCGGAGACCTAATCTAAAATGACCCACGGAGAATGGAAGCCATGAAACCGACAAACACTCGCGCTGCTACGCATCTCTTCGCGAAGCCCGCGAACTGGAACAGCGAGAAGGACGGCGAGTGCGGTGATCTGATCGTGCGTGCCGAGACCTACGGCAAGAGCGAGATCGTTCAGCTCGTGAGCACATGGAAGCCGAGCGAGGCCGAACTTGTGATGCTTCAGAACGGCGGCGTGATCGAAGTCTCGCTCTGCACTCCGTCTCAGCCCGCGATGGCAGTGGCCGTCGTCGAGCCCTTCATCCTCGATCGAGAGCCCGTGTCGAGCAGCTTGACCGACACCGATCAAGTTACACTTGACAAGGTAGTCACGATCAACGAGGAAGCCCACGGTCATGGTGGGGCATGATGAGCACGGCCCGGCGTATCCGGAGCCTGACGATGATTACATCGACCACAAGAGCACGCGATGCGACAGCCGCACCGTGTGGGACAAAATTCTGTCAGCCGCGTTCGCCGCGCTGATATTGGGCACCCTGTTCTGGCTCTTCACGCCCCACCCCGCTCCGGCGTTCGATCACGGCTTCGATCCGCTTGCGCCGACCACAATTTGGATGGGGAGCCTTATCCAGCCGGCCAACCCGCCCGGACCATGCTGCGGGAAAGCCGACGCCTATCAGGCCGACACGTATCGCCGCAACAGAGACGGATCGTACACAGTCACGATCACGGACGGGTCTGCGGTAGAGTTTCCGGATGGCGGCCATCGCACGCCGCTCGCGGACGGCACTGTGATCGAAGTCCCGGCGAACCATGTCAATCCGCCGACCGAACAGGCGGGCAACCCGACTGGGCACGCTTGGATTTTCCTATCGGTCTACGGCATCGTCGGCGAGGATGGCGTCGAGAGCCAGACGACGCCGGGCACGATCTATTGTTTTGTGCCGCTGCCCGAAGGCTTCTGACAATGGCTTGCGAAGCGTGCGAGCGCCGTCGCAAGGAGATGGCGCTTCTGATGGAGGCGGCCAAGGAGTGGGCGGACGGCCCACTAGGACCGACCATCCGAGAGATTTATTCGCGACTTCGCAGTGAGGCGGTAGCGCGTGGGGAATTAGATGGAACTGTTCGACCGAATTCTTGAACTCTTCATCACGGTCGTTCTGATCGTCGGGGGGTATCAATTTTACTTCTGGGCTCAGCGGCAGACGTTCTTCGACGCGCGCTACTTCGAGATGGCATGGGATCGGCGCATCAACTTCAACCCACGCTGGGTTTGGATTTACTCCGGTCTGTACTATCCGATGATCCTGCTCGCCGCGCTCAGCGTGCCGTCGTGGCAGGCCTACGCCTACGCTGTAGGCTGCTTCCTGAGCTTGCTGGCGATACAGGTGACGTTCTTCGTACTGTGGCCAGTAGCCATCCCTGCGGCTTGGCGAGCCCATGAGCACATCGTGGCGGCGCGCGGGACGCATCCCCACTCCATGCGGATGCTAGACTTTGTCTGGAGCTACGACAAGCTCCGCAACAGCCTGCCGAGCATGCACGTCAGCGTCGCGATGATGGTCGATCTCACGATCTGGGCCAACTGGCCGGCGGCCGGATATGTCGGCGGTCTCTTTCCGCTGCTGATCGCAACGTCGGCTCTCAAGACAAAGCAACACTATTGCGTCGATGTAATTCCGGGTGCTATATTGGGGTCTATCGTCTTCTTTGGCTGGCACTACTTCATCCCATGATCTCCCAAGTGTATCTGAAATCGATCCTGCGCTACGACCCGCTGACTGGCGAGTGGACGTGGCGCACTCACGTCTATCGGTCCAAGATGTATGCAGGCGACCGTGCGGGCTACTTCGATGGCCGCTACAATCTCATCACGATAGATCATCAGGCGTACTCTGCGGCGTCGTTGGCGTTCTTATACATGACTGGCGAATGGCCAGATCAGGAAGTCGATCATCGAGATCACGACGGCGGCAATGATCGCTGGCGCAATCTTCGTCCCGCCAACGAGAGCCAAAACAAAATGAACCGCCGCCGCATGAAGAACAACACAACTGGCTTCAAATGGGTTAGCTGGCACGTTGGGCGCAAGATGTTCATTGCGTCCGTGTCCCGCGACAAAAAGCGGAAACATCTGGGCTACTACTTGACAGCACGTGAGGCATATGAAATAGCTCAGACGTATGCTGAAGGTGCGCACGGGCGCTTCTTTACGGGAGTTTGAGATGGCCAATGAAATTACAACGCGCGGCTTTGCCGGAACTGAGCCTGTTAAACTCGGTAGTCTCAAACCCGGAACGCTTATCTGCGGCCCCGGAGACAATGCGCATGTCGCGTACATAAAACTTGATCACAACCGATGCGCTGATCTGGGCACTGGGAAAATCGTGCCGCTTAACGGGGGCGCGGACGTTGTCCCCCTAAACTTTGTCGAACTTATAGGAGGAAAGTGATGGCGAAGCTCAACAAGAAATTCGTTGCTCCGAAACAGCCCGGGCCGGTGGTAGAGGCCGACACGTCCAATGTCTATACGATGGAATTGGACCGTCTGCTCTCGGACGCGAAATACGACGAGAAAGATTTCGCGATCCTGATCAGTCAGAAGCTCCCCAAGCTCTCCCTTGAGCAGTCGTTGATCCTCCGAGCCCTCGCGGTCTCGTTCTGCCGACACGGCGCTGGGAAGGCCCCGAAGCCAGAGCCAGTCGTGAAGTCAAAATCAAATGCCGCTGAGAAGATACAGGCGCGCATGGCACGGGATGCGCGAGCCCTCGCCGCGCTCGCCGAAGCGAAGGAAGAAGTCAAGAGCCGGTTCCTCATGACAATCACCCCTGATATGACGATGGATCAGCTATGGACCATCTGCGGCAAAGGCCAGAAGCTCGGCAAGAAGGGCGACAAGTCTTTGGTGGTCGATAATTACACCAAGGGTCAACTCGCGAAGGCCGGGCTCGGGCTGATCGAGTGACCTCGCTTGCCGAAAGAGCACGGGAGCACGGGTTGCGCCCGGACCTTGTCGTAGATCGGAAGCGACGCGGTTGGCCCGAAGAACAGTGGTTCATTCCGCCCGGCCCAAGACAGCCGCGTCCCGATAACGGGAGGCTCGCCGAAAGGGCACGTGAGCGCGGGCTCCTTCCGCAAATTGTATATAATCGGAAGCGGGCGGGCTGGCCCGAAGAGCTATGGTTCGTGCCGCCTATACCACAGTCTGAGACCGCAAAGCGAGTGAACGCCGTTCGGTGGTCAAATGGCTCGCTATCCGAGAGGGCGCGGGAGCATGGGCTCTCTCGGGGAATTGTATATAATCGGAAGCGGTCGGGCTGGCCCGAAGAGCTATGGTTCGTGCCGCCTATACCACAGTCTGAGACCGCAAAGCGGGGGAACGCCGCCAAAAATGATTTGCCTATTCGAAAAGTCAATCGCTTGATTGCTGGGCTCGCGATTGAGAGCGGCATTGATCCTCAACTGGCGATAGTGCGTGTACGACGTGGGGAGAGTATTCATATTGCATGTTCAACTCCACCCGAAAGGCGCGCGAATGCTAAATCCGGTCAAACGGGTTCGCTCTCCGAAAGGGCACGGGAGCACGGATTGCGCCCAGACCTCCCCCTATCCCGGAGAGCCGCAGGCTGGCCCGAAGAGCTATGGTTCGTGCCGCCCTTATCATCTTCTGAGACTGTAGAACGGATGCGCGCTGCAAGTCGAACAGACGCGGGCAACCCGGTTCGCGGGTCACTATCTGAAAGGGCGCGTGAGCACGGGCTCTCTCGGGGAATTGTCCATAAGCGGAAAGTCGCGGGCTGGCCCGAAGAGTTATGGTTCGTGCCGCCGTTATCCGCGCTCGAAGCTACTAAGCGCGCCCACAATGTCCAATCGGAAAACTCCCTCTCTAAAAGAGCACGGGAGCACGGATTGCGCCCAGACCTCCCCTTATCCCGGAGAGCCGCAGGCTGGCCCGAAGAGCTATGGTTCGTGCCGCCCCTATCCCGCTCTGAGGTCCTAAAGCGCGCCTGCAAAGCCCATGAAAATAGCTGTTGACAACATGGTTAATCTACGTTAACCACACCGTTGCCAAGTCCACCATCAATCATATCACATCACATCGAAAGGACATTGACATGGCAACCAACGACACCACTGCGCCCAAAAAGGGCTCCCGCCTGCTCACCCCGAAATTCCGCGTGAGCTTTCCCCAAGTCTTCGAAAAATCTTCGTACAACAACGGGACGCTGCGCTATTCGCTCGTCGGCCTGTTCTATCCGAAGGCGTTCACCGAAGCGGACAAGCTGAAGTGGCAGGCCATTCGGTCGAAGCTCGGCGAAGTCTGTCAGGAGTTCTTCAAGAAGGACATCAAGACGATGAAGGAGGATCGCTCCTTCAAAATCCCGTTCCACAAGGGAAGCGAGAAGACCTATCAGGGCTACGGCGATCCGGACATGGTGTTCTTTTCCATGGCCAACTCGAAGCGCCGGCCGCAAATTCTTGACGTGAAGGGCAACCCGATCACGTCGGAAAATTCGGAAGAGTTCTATGCTGGATGCTGGGCTCGCGCCTCCGTCAACCCCTACGCCTTTGACAACATCGGCAAGGGTCTGGCGATCGGTCTGGGCAACATCCAGAAGCTCGGCGATGACGAAAGCTTCGAAGGCTTCACGTCGGCCGAGGATGACTTCGGCGACGATCCGGCCGAGGGCTTCACTGACGGAACCGACGACGACGACTTCGGCGGCGTCGGCGACGATCCGACCGCGTAAACCGGAACCGCTGGCAACGGGAAATCAGCCACTCAGCCGCCAGCGCACGGGGCGCGATGTCGCAAAACGATGTCGCGCCCCAACCATTTGACAACGCTGCCCGGAGTGCTATCGAACGTGCTCCGCCAATGGAGTGTCCCACCTTATGTCTCATCCTGCCGTCGAAACAAAAATCGAACTCGTCACAGAGGCCGTCGAGGCTCTGACGCTAGCGACTGTTGTCGCCACTCTCCCGTCTCGTAATCCAGAAGAGCAAAGGGCCAATCACCAGAACGTTGTTGACGCGCGCACTACACTATCCAGCGCGCTTCGGGCGTTGCTGGCTCCGACACTCCGCCTCGTTGCATGATCACGATCGACTTCGAAACGCGTAGCGTTGCCGACCTTATACGTTGGGGTCAGCGGCGCTATGCGCTCGATGTCAGCACGCAAGCTCTCTGCCTCGCATGGGCGTTCGATCAGGAAGAGAAAGTCTATCTCTGGCATCGCTGGCACTATGATCCTGTCACCGATACGGCGTGGACAGAGGCCGGCGGCGACGATCCGGATGAATTGATCCGGCGCATTCGCGACGGCGAGCCAATCGAAGCGCACAATGCGGGCTTCGAGTACAACATCTGGAATGAATGCCTCACGAAAGAATTCCCCGAATTCGATGTCAAGATCGAGCTAGAGCAACTGCATTGTTCGGCTGCGAAGGCATCGTGCTTCTCTCTGCCGCGATCGTTGGAGGGGGCGATCGATGCTCTCGGCCTGCCCGATAAGAAGATCGCGGACGGCAAGCGGCTGATCAACAAGCTCTCGAAGCCGATGGCCCGGCGCAAGGTCAATGGTGTGCTGCCTCCGATCAGGTTTAGTGAAGAGGAAATCGAGCACCGTCGTAACTGGGAATACTGCAAACAGGACGTGCGAGCCGAGCGTGGCCTGTCCAACTTCTGTCCAGAGATGACGCCGCGCGAGCGCGAATACTGGATGATGGACTTCCGCATGAACCTGCGCGGCATCGCGCTTGACATCCCGGCGGCTAGGGAGGGGTTTGACTACGCGGCCGAAGAGGCCATCCGCCTCAACAGCAAACTGAAAGACATTACGGCTGGCAAGGTTGAGAAAGGCTCGCAGCGGGCCGTGCTTTTGAAGTGGGCAAACGGCAAGCTGGCGGAGTTCGGGGCCGAACCGCTGGCGAATACCAAAGCTGACACGCTGAGCTTTGCTCTTGACGGCGTCCCGACGAAGGCCGGTGACGAAGCGCGCGAGGCTGCCTATGATGCCAGTCGCGAGAAGTGGGACGCGTTCGGGCCAGAAGGCGAGCACGTCGAGAACGCGCTACGCATCTGCATGGAAGTCAACCGATCGTCGGTCGCCAAGTACAAACGCATGCTCCAGAGCGTGTGCCCTGACGACCGTCTGCACGACATCATGCTCTACAACGGGGCCGATCGCACTGGCCGCTGGTCCGGTAAGGGCGTGCAGCCGCACAACTTCGTGCGTGGCTACGGTCCCGCCTATCCCCACGACGCCCCCGAAGACGAAATGTGCGATGCGTGGAATGACATCATGGGGCTCGACCACGACCTGATCACCGTGATGTGGGGCGAGCCGATGGTGATGCTCGCCAAGGCCTGCCGTGGGGCGCTAGTGGCGTCGCCGGGCAAGGAGCTGTATGCGGCCGACTTCAATGCGATCGAAGCCCGCAAGCTCGCATGGCTCTCCGGCTGCGCTGCCATGCTGGCGAAGTTCGTCCCGGGTCAGGACATCTACTGCGACATGGCGACGGGCATCTACGGACGCCTGATCACAAAGGCCAACAAGATCGAGCGCGGGCTGGGCAAGAAGGCCGTCTTGGGTCTCGGCTACGCGATGGGTTGGGAGAAATTCCAAGCGACGGTCTGGAATGAAGAGGGCATATGGCTTGACGATGAGTTCTGTCAGATGGTCGTCAGGGTTTACCGCAAGGATAAGTACCCTGAAGTCCCAACACTCTGGCGCGACAGTGAGAGGGCGGCGATCTCGGCCGTGCTCGATCCCGGCGGCGTGTATCCCTGCGGCGGCGACGCGTTTGGTATCGGGTCCGTCAGCTACTTCATGTCGGACGACAAAAACTTCCTGCATTGCCGTCTGCCGAGCGGCCGGCTGCTGGCCTATCTCTATCCCCAAGTGCGTCAACGCGTCACGTACCGCTTCGCCGCTCTCAATGAGCGCGGGCGACCGACCACGGTCAATTTCCCCGCGAAGAAGAGCGTTCCTCAGCATCGCGTGCGCTGGCATGCGGAGAAGCTGGCGGAGAAGCAACGCAAGACGCTGCTGCCGGACCCGCCGGAGAGTTTCATCTCCCCGCACCTGTCATTCATGGGCCGCGATACATACACTAAGCAGTGGAAGCGGTGCGGCACGCACGGCGGTTCCCTCGTTGAAAACTACGATCAGGCATCGTCCCGAGACCTTCTCGCGGAGGCGATGCTTCGCGTCGATGAACTGCCCGAGTTCGATTTGTTACTTTCCATCCATGACGAAGTCATTGCGGAGGCCGAAATTGGCACTTGCATGGTTAACGAGTTTGAGGCTATCATGTCGGTGGTGCCAAACTGGGCACCGGGTATGCCGATCACGGCGGAGGGCTGGATCGGGCCGCGTCTAAGAAAGTAAAGGGGCAGCGCCATGGCAGAAGTTCTTGGAGCCGACGAATTGCAGATCGAGTTGTTCGAGGATACGGAAGCAACCGAGTACAGCATCGAAACCAATATCGACGACGGCGCTTTCCGTCTTCAATTCCACAACGAGGAAGGCGTCTTGAGCAGCTTCACGTCGGACAGTGCCGGGGCATACGAACTTGCGCATCGCATTCTGCGGGCGTTTGACAAACTCGAAGGGCTATGAAAAATGACAAAGGAACACGTACGCGCCTCAGTGAACGCCCGGATCAAAACTCATTATCAGCAGGATCAGGAACTTGCTGACAGGATTGGCCTCGGCAAAGTAGACCCCAACTCTGGGCTCAACAAGATACCGCTTCGGGTCAAAAGCGAAACTGTGTCGCCGAACGAGCGACGCGAGACAATCATTAAAAACTAGGAGCTACCTTATGTCCCCCAAAGCCATCGGCGAAGGCATGTCCCCCGTGGACGTGTCGTACAAGGATTTCAATCCGAGCAATATCACTCAGGCAGACGACGCGGTGATCCTGAAGACTGACACAGTTTATCGGGCCGCAACGTTCATTGAGACGTACACCGGCCGTGCGTTCTGGCCCCTGCACCCGACAATGGATGCGCTGTCCGTCATCGACATCGCGCATGCGCTGAGTAATCAATGCCGCTACTCCGGGCACGTGCAGTTTTTCTATTCGGTCGCTCAGCATTGCTGCCTGCTGGCATCGTGGCTCGCCAATCACGGAGGCTCTCCGCTCGAATGCCTTCAGATTTTGATGCATGACGCACCCGAAGCCTATCTCGTGGATATCCCGCGTCCGGTCAAGCAATACATGCCTCAGTACCGCGTCTGGGATCACGCGATCAATGACGTGATCCGCGAGTGGATGGGCTGGAAGGATTTGCCCATCCTGCCCATCCAAGACGAACTCGACAGCCGCATCATTGTTGACGAGCGGGCCGCGCTCATGTCGCGGAGCGGTCTCGACTGGGGCCACCATCTGGAGCCGGTCGGCATCGATATCGTACCGTGGACGCCGGCCGAAGCCGAGAAGCAATTTCTGATGATGTACGCCGCCTACTCGCAAGAGGTTTATGGCTCGTATCAGTACATCAACTACACGTGGAACCTGCCGGTCACGATCCTGCACGAGGCGAACAGCGACGTGCTGCAATCGCTTGACGTGATGGAAGTGGACGTGAAAGGCCGCGTAGGTCGCGTTCGTCTCCGTGACGACGAGGGCATCTTAGTGCGCGATACCACGGGCGGCGTCTTTCCGCGCCCTCAGTGGAAATGGGTTCACGGCGACTTCAAGATCACGGAACGGGGATGACCGTCCTAGAAGAGCTGCCAGCTCCAGAGACATTGCTGACCTACGCCAGCATCCTCGAAAAGCCGCAGTACGTCGTCCATAAAGGCAAGCGGCACCAGCTCGCGACGGGCGAGATAGTTGAAGCGGCGTGCGCGGCGCTTCGTATTTGCGCGCGGATTAAGATGGGGCAGTAAAAATGAGCTTCGAAAGGCCATCTAGGGGGCTACTGACTTTTCAGTGCGACGTGTGTTTTGAGACACATGAGTTCTCGAAAGCCGAGGGCGACGATATCAACAACTTCCACACGTGCTGGCGAGAGCTGCACGATGATGGGTGGACAATGAGCGGCACCGACCATCTTTGCCCGGACTGCTCGAAGACAGCGAAGGCGGACCGTGACAACCCTTTCCGCCGATGAGCTGCTGGAGCTTCTAGGACCGGAGCCAGAGACGCCGCGCGTGGCGTGGGCGCATCAGGCTAAGGAATTCGACGAGCACAAGGACGACCGCTGTCGGGCGCTCCTGTGGTCCATGCGCACCGGCAAATCCAAATCCGTCATCGACAAGGCAGAGTACCAGTTCGGCGAGGGCGCGATCGAGGGTGTCATCGTGCTGGCCCCGAATGGCATTCATCTCAACTGGGTGCTCAACGAAATTCCGCGCTGGTCGTGGCCCGAAAACGGTCAGCATATGGCTTTCGGATGGGAAGCACCTAAGCGAGCTGACTGGGACAAGGTCGCTGCGCTCAACGCGCTATGCGAGCATACGGGCGGCCTGAAGTGGTTCACGATTAACATGGAGGCCTTCGGCAGCAACGACGAAGCCACTCGCGCCGTGATCGCGGCGATCAAGCGGTTCAAGGTGTCCTGCAATAAGAAGTTCATGCTGGTGATTTCCGAGGCTCATCACTTCGGGCATGCAGGGGCGAAGCGCACGCGGCTGGCTCGCAATCTCGGTAAGGTTGCTCAATTCATCACACTGGAGACGGGCACCGCGATCCTGAATTCCCCGCTGCGCTGGTACTCCATGGCGAAGATCATGGACGACAACGCGCTCGGTCCGGAATTTCAGGGCGATTGCTATGAACAGTTCGTTCGCACCTTCGCGGAGTATGAGATCGACCCGAACGCGTCCCCGTTTCGTGCCAAGCGCCGCGCGTATAAAAAGCTCAAGGGCTACAAGAACCTCGATCGCATCCAGAGCATGATGGCCAATTACTCTTCGGTCGTGCTCCGCGAAGACATCGGAGACATGCCTGAGCTTCTCAACACCGAGCGCCTCGTAATCATGAGTGAGAAGCAGCGTCGGGCGTATCTGGAGATGGTCTCCCGACATCTCGTCGAGATCGAGACCGGCGAACAGATTACAGCGATCGACGCGGGCGCGCGGATGATGAAGCTCCAGCAAATCTTGAATGGGTACATCAAAAATGAAGACACTATCACCGAGATCGATCCCGACGCTCCGATCTATGACGCGCTTAGCGAAGAGGTTGGCGGCACGCTTCCCGGTAAGTCCATTGTCTGGTGCCGGTATCGAGAAGACATACGACGGGTATGCAAGCGGCTTAAGAGGGATGGTTACCAAGTCCTCGAATTCCACGGCGGCATCCCCACAGGCAAGCGTGAGGGTGTTCGGCTTGCTTTCCAGACCGACCCGCGCTATACCGTCCTTGTCGGACAACCGGCGGCTGGCGGCGAGGGCAGAGATTTTAGTGCAGCGGATGCTATCATCTTCTTTTCAAGCACGCCCAACGCCATCCACTATGAGCAGGCCAAGGAGCGCGGAACGCTCGTCGCCGGCCATTCGGTTGGTATCGTCCGCATAAGAACGCCGGGCACGGTCGATGACCGCAACTGGCAGATCGTCGATGGGAAGGTTACGATGGCCGACACTGTCTCAGGGAGGGGTCTACGCGATCTCTTGATGCAAACCAATGTCTAAGCACGTTGAGAAGTATCCGGGTCTGTACGCGGGCGCGAAGGCTGTCGGGATGCAGTACGTCACGGCTCTCAATCGCGCCCGGAAGGGCATGAGTGTCGCCGACGCGCTGGCGATGCCGGTTCGTCGATACGGGCACATCCGTCCGATCCCGTTGACAGTCACGCAGCGTCAGATCGCGCATACCGCGCGCTTTATGGACAAGATACATCGACAAGTCGCGGAAGCCCTCAGTCCGTCGCGAATGATCCGTAAACGTTACATTGTGCGCTCGAATGATACGTCTCCGGCTCATATCCGCCACCTGCGCGCTGCCTACTGCGCTCACTTCATCAAATTCGGCACGCTCGACGAGGGCATGTCAAAACAACTCAGGGACTACGCCCATGAATGTCGAACAGCTCAAAAGCATTCTCGACGAGTACCCGATGAGTATGCGGCTCACCGTGACGGTCCGGCAACAGGAGCTATTAGCGACAACGGTCGTCGAGTTGTTAAGCAAATTGATGACGCAACTGCCCGGAGCGTCGCTGACTTTCTTCGGGCGTAACGATTGCATCATCCGCGAACGCGTCGATCCGCACAACAACGCGCACGGCACACTGATCGTCAAGAGATGGCTTGAATTGGATTTGAGGTAGAGCACATGGCAAAGCATCTTCCCCTGATCACGCGGCTGACGCGCCAGATCGGCACGGCCGAGTATCCCAATGCGCGCGACGAAGCGGTCCGCATCCTGCGCGAGCGTGGTCATATAAAGCAAAATTCCGAAGAACTTACCGTAGAAGGTAAAAGGCGCGAAGCCATGGGGCCTGCCGGTCGCGCAATCGATCGAGCGGCGAAGCAGTCCGGGCGGCCGAAGAGTGACTACAAGTATGTCGGCGGAAGTCGGGCGGTGCTGAAGTGAGTGACGACTGGCGCAACCCTCCGCCTAGGACGAAGTACCGCATGATGTGGAAAGGCGAGTGGCGTCCGGTTCTCAACATGATTGACGCGAGCAACACGCCGACAACGTTGCCCGTGCGAGCGGCGAAGGCCGTGCTCTATGTCGCGCACCGACACGTGGTCGCGATCCCGGTTGGGCCGGCCGACATTTTGGAGAATGCCGACTATCGAACTTCCGCGTGGGAGACCATTGGCCCTGATCCCAGCGATGACGACGCCGATACGGACCATTAACCAACCGCCAACATCCCTCTTGACCTGGTTATGGATCACGCCTAGTTTCGTACCTGCAACGCAAACAGGAGTAACCCATGCGTGGACTTTCTGAAATACGTTCTACCAATGAAGACCCGTCTGCATCCTTTCGCTCGCGAGAACCGCAGCACGGCCACGTCGAGAGCGGTGACAAGAACATCTCTTTCGAAAGCAACATGGCGGAGAAGCGCCGCCGGGAAGAAACGGACGAGATCGAAAACTTGCTTCGCGATCTCGGTCACGCGACCGGCCATCGCACTCTCGCTGCCCGGACTAAGGAGCAGAATGCTCGCAAGGCCCTTCAGCAACTCGACGAGCTTTTCTTCACCGCCCTGCTGCTCGATCTCTTCGCCGCCAAGACGACGCGCGTCGAGCCCGAACATCAAGAGCGGGTCGAGAGCGCAATCGATGCGGAGCCTCCGTTCCTCGCGTTCTGGCGGAAGCTCAACGAGGGTCTGACTGCTGCCGGCAAATCGGAAGCGGCTTATGGCGATGCCAAGAGAGCGTTCCTTGGCGGACCGACGCCGGTCGGTGCCATGACGTTCGTTGGTAAGGAGTGGAATGGCATTCGCGCCATTCCCTCTGCGCCGGTCAACTCTCTCGGCGGGGTCCGTCCCGCCTATCACGGCGAGTATTGCCGCGTGACCGATCACGGCACCATCTGGGACAAGGTCACGAACAAGCACGATCTCCCCATCGCCTATGCGCTCCCCGAAGCCGCACTCATTGCCGCGAAAGATCGCCGCACTGAAATCGTGGCGACGGCTCGCGAGGCGACGGACAACAGTTAGCCCGGCGAGGGCGTTTGCGATCGGCTTCGTCGGTCGGTGACGAAAGATATCCTGCGGGCCTCGCTAGCGGCTAAACGTCTTGCACCGTTCAAGGGTATTGAAGACGCGGCGGTAGGTCCCGTCGAGAGGCAACCGGCCCGGCAGCGCCCAACGCGCGCCGGGCCGTTTGTTATACTCAATCCGCGAAAGTAGTATAACTCATGCGGCAGCAGTGGATTTTTGGGCTCGTTTTGACCGTGTTCATTCTGGCGATGACGGTCGCGATTGTCATGATCCCCGGGCGCGACCATCAAACGCGCGATTACGAGTGGCGGACCCAGCACGAGAAATACCCCGCTGGCGACCGGGATTAACCGCCTGTTAACCATTATCGCATTGGGTGCTTGCTCTTCTCCGGGAGAACATCTAGGTTCTGATCCATCGATCAACCCTACAGCACTAGGAAATGCAAATGACCGCGACCAAGACCATCTCGAAAGGCCAGACTGCGGCTGCCGACGTTGCTTCACTTTTGCGCGCCCGCAACTCGTTGCTCTGGATCGTCACCCGTGAAGAGCATCGCGTCGAAGGCTTTCTGTTTGAAGCCGCTGCCGCTGCTGGCTACAAGACCATGTTCTGGGACGTAGCGCAGGGCGTCACCACGATCAACGGTGAGCCTGCCAAGAACGGCAACCAGCCCATCGGTGGTGAGGACGTTGAAACGACGCTCGCCGCGATCCGTACTGCTTCCGATGTCAAGCCCAAGGCTGACGACAAAGGCAACCGCACGGTGTGGGTCATGCGCGATCTCCCCCGCTGGCTCGGCGACGGCATTGCCGGCGCGAAGCCGATGCGCCAGCTCCGCAATCTCTCGAAGCATCTCCCGCGCGTTGACCGCAAGTCGGCGCAAGCGATCATCATCCTGACCACGGAGAGCAACATCCCGGCCGATCTCGCCGGCCATGCGACGGTCATCGAATGGCCGCTCCCGGATCGTTCGGAAATCGAAAAGGTGCTGACCGACGCAATCAACTCGTTGCCGGAGTACGAGACGGACAAGGAAACGGGCGAACCAATCTTGACGAAGCCCATCCGCTCGCTTGCTGCGACCCCGGAGACGCGTGAGACCGCGATTGACGCGGCGGTCGGTCTGACTTCGGACGAGGCTGCCTCATGCTTCGCCAAGTCGCTCGTGCAAACACGTGCGATCGACCCGGTCCTCGTGTCGAATGAAAAGAAACGAGTGATCGCCCGCGAGCGCGTGCTCGAATGGATTGATCCCCTCAAGGAGGGGCTCGATGCAGTCGGCGGTCTCGATAACGTCAAGGCGTTTCTCAACGAGCGCAAGGACGCGTATACTCCGGCCGCACGCGAGTACGGCCTGCCCGCTCCGAAGGGCATCGTGCTGACCGGCATGTCCGGCTGCGGAAAGACGCTTACCGCCAAGGCCCTCGCCACGGGCTGGAGCGTGCCTCTTCTGAGGCTCGATCTGGGCGCGCTCAAGGACAAGTTCGTCGGCGGGAGCGAAGGCAACCTCCGCAAGGCGCTAAAGGTGATCGAAGCCATTGGCCGTTGCGTGGTCCTGATCGACGAGATCGAGAAGGCGATGCAGGGTGCGACTTCTGGCTCCGCTGACGGCGGCGTCTCCGCCGATGCTCTCGGTACGATCCTGTCATGGATGCAGGATCATCCGGCCGGCGCTTTCATCATCGCGACTGCGAACGATGTCAGCTCGCTTCCGCCGGAGCTGCTGCGCAAGGGCCGTTTCGACGAAGTGTTCTTTGTCGATTTGCCGAACGCAATCGAGCGCAAGGGCGTGCTCAAGGCCGCGCTCAAGGCCAACGGCCGCGACAAGGTCAAGATCAACTTCGGTGAAGTCGCTGACGCGACCGAGGACTTCACGGGCTCGGAAGTTGCCGAGCTGGTATCGACCGCCCTGTATGCGGGCTTCGCTGACAGTGTCCGCGAAATCACAACCGAGGACTTGATCCTCGCCGCGTCCAAGGTCGTGCCGCTGGCGAAGACCAAGGCCGACAAGATGACTGAGCTGCGCAAGTGGGGTAAGGCCAACGCTCGCCCGGCCACCAGTGCGACGAAGCTGGAAGTTGTTTCTGGCGGAAGTCGTCAGATCGATCTCGGCTAAAAAGCAACTACTCCCGGGGAATGGTCCCCGGGAGACTACCTACCGGAGAAAACAAGGTGAAAAACTTTATCGCAGACGGCCAAAACCGTTACTTCATCCTCAATGGCGGCGGGCGCATGGCTATCAAACCTCTGGGACAACGACGCCCGGTTCTTCATGCCAGCAAGCTCTCTTTCAAACACGACGCGGCTCGCCAGCGGCAGTACATGCGAAACCAACACCACGGCGCTTCACGCGGGCGGGCTTAACCCTTCATTAACTATCCCCTGAGCTTGTACGTGACAAGCTCAAGGTTCTCAGCTAGAACTTAACCCAAGCCCGGCACCCCGCCGAGCGCCTTTTCTACAGCACATAGGAACAGCAAATGTCACTCTCTTCGAAAATTCTCCGCCCCGGACTGCTCGTTGGTATGAGCACTTCCATCAAGGGCAATATCGACTACACCAAAACCGTGCTCGAAGAAGAGCACATTGACGAGGCCGGCCAGTTGGTCGGCTCATGGCAGACTGACAAGGTCGTCTACGACGCTGCCGAGCAGGAGGCCGCCGTCAAGGTGCGCTCGAAAGCTCGCGGCTTCATCACCAGCGTTTGCGCGAAGTCCGACTTCGGCTACCTCTGTCCGGAAAGCCGCGAGGCTGATCTGGAGGCCGCGATCAAGAAGGCCATCGACGTGTGCGCCGACTTCAATTTCGGTGCTCGTATCACTGAGGTAAACTTCTTCGCCATCACCGGCCGCATCTCGACCGACGACGTACAGGCGGTCCGCGCGATCAAGGGCGAGCTGAATGGCTTGCTTGAGACCATGGAGACCAGCATCAAGGCCCTTGACGTGGAGGGCGTTCGCGCCGCCGCTAACAAGGCTAAGAAGCTCGGCACCATGCTGTCCGAGGACGGACAGAAGAGCCTTGAAGGCGCGATCGACGTGGCTCGCGCTGTTGCCCGCAAGATCGCGAAGGCGGTCACCGCAGGCGAGCAAGCCGCGCTCGTGATCGACGAAAACACTCTCGCCGAACTGGCATCGTCCCGGACCGCGTTCCTCGATCTCGACGGCGCGACCGAGCTGAAGGCTCCGGAGGCTAATACGGCCCGCGTGCTCGATCTGGCTCCGCAGGCTGATGACCTGAGCGCTCTTCTAGGGGAAGAACTGCCTCCGATATTGGAGCGCGGCTACGATCTCGAACTGGAAGAGATGCTTGCTTAACCAAGACCGGCGGCGGGGCTTGCGCTCCGCCTCCGGGCTCGCTACAACCCGATGACCCTACAGCACATAGGAACATCCCATGCCGTGCGACACGAGGCTTAAACGCAACTACAGGAATTTGAACCGGCTCCAGACGATCTCCGAGCGCGCGGCCGAAGTCCGCCAAGTCGCGATCGACGTGAACAGTTTGATCGCCGCCGGCAAAGTCAAGCCGGTCGTTGACAAGCGGACCGGAGCCATTGCCTTTCAGGGGCTCGACGACAACATCCGCGACGGCGCGACCGACGCGTGCATCTACAGGAGGATCATGGTGACAGACTCGTCG